TTTCCCGACTTACGAACTGCTGCACCATCGCAAATACGCCATGTGCTAGGAACAGTATTAAAAGATCCTGCCCATGGAATAATCGATCCAACAGGAGTGAACAGGGACGCAGTTGTTGGTGCCTGTGGTAGAGAATTGATAACAAAACCACTCTTAGCAGCCGTTGCAACAAGGACACCCTGAATATATGACGATCCATCATATGGTCGATTCGGGCTTAGATTTCCTAAATTTGTTGGCGATAGGTAATAGACCGTACCTGCGGTGAGTGATGTGGCAGTATCATCTATTGGAAGGGCACCGACAAAATCAATCTCTCCTTGATAGATGACTGTTGCTGTTGTATTTGTAACAGATTCAACAATACCAACTGTCTGTGCAGTATCTAAGTCATCTGCAATTGCGAGTTGAAATCCTGTTGCACCACCTGTGTAAATGACCACAGATCCTGCCACAAACGGATGTCCCACGGGAACATTCCATGTGTTGAGGATTCTGCGACCATCGCCGCCACCACCGCCGCCGACAAGAGGGATTGCACTATATGCCATTAATGGAGTTCCTACCTTTAGTAGTTATGCTTCCACTATTTAGCGTAGATCAATTGCCCTCAACGAGTGCATCTGTGGCAAACTTCAAATTCGCTTCGATACGCTCTTTTTGATCGGCAGGATATTTCCCGTCCTTCAGCAACTGCATGCTTGCAATACGGGATTCTCGGTAGTGTTCCGTCCAAAAGGATGCAATTGAAAACTCATCGAGCATTGCCCACTCATAGATTCCTTGTCCTACGAACAGTGCACCTTCGGGATAACGAATCTTTAGCCCTTGCTTGGCGAAGCGGTAGCCCTGATCGAAGCGGGAGAATGCACGGCAGAGACGAGCAGCAGCCCAAAGGCTCTCGGCTCTCCACGGAGCCGCCTGATATGCTCTAAAGTACAACTGTAGAATGTTGTCAACAGGCTTCTCCATGATCTCCATGATTCTACCTGCCTGATACAGGCTATAGAACACTTCCTCGTTCCATCCACCCAAGTCTGCTCTCTTCAAATACAATTCAAGAGCCTTCTCCCATTGCTGCGAGTCACGATATGACTGTGCAAGGTAGAAATGGTATCGATTGAAATCTTTTTCTTCTACGGTTCCTGATGCGATAGCCTCTTCGAATCGAACAGCATCCTTTTGATACTTTTCAGGATCACTTGATCGTGCCCCATCCTGAATTGGAGTGTTCATGAATCCACGGGCAAAATCACGAGTTGCAATTGGCTCATGGCAATCGACATACTCATGAAGAATTCCACGGTAGTAGAATGGCTTCTTATTGCTTGTCATCTGCGGACGGTGATAACGAGTCTGTCCGAATTGAGCAAAAATATTGTATAGTTCTGCATTGAGGGATTCCTTAAACTTTACAGGATCAAATCCTGGCTCAAACACAAGAATCTCATCTGCATCGATCATGAATGCATAATCGGTATCTGTCTTCTGTGCAAGTTGAAGTGCTTCGGAACGGTTATGTCCGAAGTTCTGCCATGTGCTCTGATGCAGTTCACCCTCGATACCATTGCGATCAAAGAAATCTTTGATCTTCTGCTGTGTACCATCCGTAGAACCTGTGTCTACAATGAGCCATCTGTCGATAAGAGGCAGAACAGAAGAAAGACAACGCTCAATAACACGAGCCTCATCCTTTACGATCATGCAGAGCGTAATTGTTTTTACTTTGTTTTGATTGCTCGGGGCAATTGCTGTTTGTGGAATTGCAACGGGAGCGGTAGCAGTATCGATTGTCATTGTTTCACTCATATCAATCTCCATAATAAACGGGGTGTGTGATGTATTTAGGTGAATGATATCCACTCACCTTTGGATGTCAAGGAATTTTTGTGATTTCTGGATAAACCGTAATCATTCCCTGAACCAATCTTTGGACATTTACACTGCCATTTGAATGCAATTCCAAATCATAGAAATAAACTCCTGCTTTTACAGCAGCCGATGCAGTTGCACCCAAAGAAACATTTATATTTCCTGTAGATCCTGTGATCGATGTAGTTAGGGTTATTGCAGATGAAGAAGTATAAAATTTTCTCATCTGTGCATATGCAGTATGTCCCGAAGAAATATCAGTTGCAGTACCCCCATCTCCTTTCACCATATGGGAGAAAGAGAAGTTTGTACCCTGATCCATGTCTCTGTTGATTGTTTGTGCCATTAGTGGTATTTATTCGTTAGGGTTCCTCAAACACCATTACTCCCCCAGCGGAGTGATTACATGAATCGCAATCGTTGCCACGCTTTACCGAGACGATTTGGTTGAATGAATTCGGTATCGTTTGATACTCGTTCGAAAACCGATGAGCATCGAGTTTCCCGCTGCAACTAACACCATCATTTGGCACACTAGGAGTGAGCAAAAAAGTACATATCCAGTTCGATGCCTGACCCTGTCGAAGATTCGTAATCGTAAAGTCTGGAATGGACTCCCATGTCCAAACACTTGTATCTCTGTTCACATAACGGGTCTCTGGTCTTCTCGCAAGTATCGTTCCAATTCCGTCAAATGTATTTGGTTTCTGTCCAAGGAAGATACCATCACATGTATCATCATAGATGCCCTTCCAACGACAATAGACCATTTTCCACCCACTAGGAACATACCAATCATTCGGAATGTTCATCTGCCCGATTGATGTTTCTGCGCCCTGATTGAATGTTCGATAACTAAAAGAAAGACGAACTTGCTTCTTGTAAGTGCTTTCTGTCAACTTTGGCCCAGTAGAAACCCAAGATCCATTTTGCATGACCTTCATGGAATCTACTTTTCTCCATGTGCCCCCATTCTGCACATATGCAGCCTGTGGGGACTGCCAGTTTCCCGAATTGATAACATCCAATCCTGAGTAATTCCGAACGACTGATCGCTGAGTTACGAGAACACCAAGGAATGATGGGTTGTCAGATGTATCTTCAGGAACTGATGTTCCTACTGGAATGTTGGCAATTGAAGTTGACATGATTACATTATACCAATAGCAGTCCAACTAATTCTTCCTTCAGCAGGCCATCCTGCTGAAGTGTTTGCATTATTTGCAATTACCTTTGCGCCCGTATTTGTGAGATTCGTATACTGACCCATGAAATCTTTGCCCTGCCAAGATGCATAATTGCCATCCCAACGAACCGTAACGGACATGTTGTATACTTGTGCAAATGCTCTTCGGAAAGTGATGTTTGAATAGATGTTGCCGCTGGTGCTGGAATCTTCTCCTATGTCGGTTGTTCCCCATTGCATCAAAATGCCACCAGGTAACTCTACCCAACCATCTTCCGCTGCCAAGACATTTCCTTGGACTGTTGGAGTGCCCGTCTCATACCAAACAAATCCTTCAGGATATCCCACAGCGGTGCTTGGCCCTGTCGTGCTGACATTAAACATCGGTCGGCATGAAACCTCGCCAGTCGAGTAATCAACGACAACATTACGGCTATCAGCATCTTTCTGATTCTGATCATATAACTTAGTTGCGCCCGTGAGACCGTAGTTGAGGGCAGGATACATCCGTACACTCGATGTGCTGCTGCCTGTTATCATCAGCGAGTTGCTGCTTGGAAGACTGATACGAGCAGACTCATTAATAAACAGGCGGTTTCCGACATAGAAATCAGCACTCACACCACCCGCAACGATTGCATCAACGCTGTCTGCACCGCCCAATCCTTGGATGTTGATTGTGCCTGTAACAGTCAATGCCCCATGGAATGTATCATCAGCATCGTTGCGGAGAACCTTTGCATTTGTTCGGAACTGTGCGCGGTCGGCATCCGTCAGGGTACGAGCAGCACCACTTGCAGTCGTATGATTGATGTTATAGCGAATATAAAAGTTGTCGTGATTGTGACCCGTCAGAATCGTGGCTTGGAAACCATTCTTGGCACGGATGATCCAATGCATTCCAACATTCGGTGGAATGATGTCGAATGGTGTTGTTCCAGCCCCTGTTCCCAGCAAGCCACCAGTTTCAGTCGTTGAACTTCCACGCGAATTGCTAAACGAGTCAGTCTGAACAGCCGAATTTAGGGTATGTGTATGTGGTGGGATATTGTTCTCTAGTAGCGTTACTTCAGATTCACCACCAATTGTTCCCAATCCGATTGGGGGAGTAATTATTCCACTTCCTGCCAATCCCGTGGCGTTCGAAACGCCGAAGACAGTCCGTCTACGAAGATCGGGCAGGAAGAAAATTGAACGACCAACAGCAGTCGCAACAACTCTGCCATACACCTTAAGAGAAACTCCTGCATCTAGTTCTGTGAATGTATTTGTTGTAACAGTAATAGTGCGTGTAGTTGTATTGACGGAAGATACAATTCCATCTGCGCTTCCCACAGCCCAAACGAACGAAAGTGCATCACCAACAAGAATTCCTCGGGTGTCTCCTTCAATTAAGAAAGTTGTAGCATTTACAACTTCTGCAATTGCATAATGTGTATTGCTAATAGTTCCGAAAAGGTCATTCCAAAATTCTTTTGCCTTTACCGAACCATCACAAAGTAGCCATCCATCAGGGATTCCTGCGGTGATACCTGCAAATGGTTGTACGGCACCAATCGGAGCGGTTGAACGAAGATATACAAGATCAGTAGGAGTATCGCCAACAACGATACCTGTATAGTTGCAGACATATCCCTTGTTGATACCCGTGGCGATCAACAGTGCTTTGCGAATTTCTCCAGGTTGAATTTCATATGCACCCGAATCGGGATTATCGATGAAACTGCCACCAATTTCAGGATGTAGGAAATATGCATTTCCTGTTACGAGCGGATATAGACTTGCAAATCCACCTGTTGCAGTCAGTCCCGAAATGAATCCCTTGGTGACAAGACTGAAGCAATTTCCCGTAACACTTTCTACAATTCCAAGTGCCTCTGCATTTGATACCGTATTTGCCTTTGCAAAAGTGAGTGATCCATCGGTATCAAAGCGAAGAGCATGTCCAACTGCAAATCCGTGATTTGTTTGGCAGAAAGTTTTACGAATTGCATCTGCTCTTAACCAATCCTCATGAATTCTACCATCACCCAAAGAAACGGGAATAGACCATGGAGTTGCTGTGGTGAGTGAATGAGCACCATCCAACTGATCTGCATTTAGAAACTTGATCCAATTCGAAACAGGCACCCCTGGGTAAACCGCAGGGCCTGTACTACCCGCAAATACAACACCAAAGGTAGCACCCGCAGCACCTGTGGGGCTGTGTCGCATCGTCAATTGATTGGCAACATCATATCGAGAAAATGACCCATTTGATCCGTAGTAAGTATAGGAATTGTTTACAGATGCATCGGGATAGCCAATCGATGCAAACTTAGAAGAAAGAATATAATTATCCGAACCAGTAACACCAAGATTCGTATTTGCAACAAATGCATTCCATGACTGCATATCAGGAGATCTGAGATTCCACAAGAATGTCTTGTCACCTGAAGCACCCTTGATATCAATACCTGCGGGAGTTAATATTTCATCACCGAAGAAAGAAGTACCAATCGTGGGTGTTCCTGTAGTAAGAACTGATGTAATTGCTGAACCCGTAATGACCAACTTTCCACCCAAAATAACATCATCAACACCACCATCGGTGAATAGATGAAGTTGAATTGTTCCTGTTGTTCCTGCACCTGCGGTTCGTCCTCCCCAACTACGAACTACACCAATTGTGGTTGCAGTGGCTGGATCAGGAGTAAGAGTATCGTGATAGAATGCAGTCATACCTGAGGTCTGACCGCCATTAAACGAACCTTCTGTTAATCCCACACCTGTGACCATAAATTCAACATATCGATTGTATGCCAATTCAATAATCTTGTCTTCAATACGAAGATCATTCGAATCGATATATGAGGTCTGTGCAGACACATTCAGATTACCAACAATATTGACATCGCCTTGAATTGTGAAAGATCCATTTCCCGAGCCACCAAAAGTAACAACAGGAGGAAGCATTCGGTGAGCAGGAGTACGCTTAGGCGTTCCTGCCAAACCCTGACGAGTATCACTCACATCACTAAAAATTACATAATCGCCCATTTGGGGATTTGCAGATGCCCCCGTGCCCAAGTCTTCAAGACGAACAGCATCAATAATTATTTTATTGAAGTTATCCGTGAATCCCGCAACACCAATTCCAATACCTGCACCAGGATTTGCAGAAAGAGTTACTACGCCATTGTAGTAACCACCCGAACAGCCTGTTTCCTTAATCAATCCACCCGATGTTGCTCCAACATCAACATCAAAGACATTGATGGCACTTGCTGCCTCAATCATCTCATTTGTTCTATCGAACCATGTATTAAAGGTGTCGGAAAGAACGAGCGGCTGAATATTGATTAAATCTGATGCGGTACAGGACATGTGTGATTATCGTTTCTCTATGAGTTTCGAAACAAGGGATTTTAGGTCAAACAATTCTTGCTCTAACTTATTTATCCGTTCCTTTTGTGCTAAATGTTCGTGCTTTCTTCTCTCATATGCATGTATAGAATCATGGTCTGTCGAGAGAATTGCACCTGTTTTGGTGTCTCTCACTAGTCGTTCATTCTTTACCTTGATTCGGTTAGGCATCATGTTGCAATCATCCTTAGATTCTTAATACGAGGAACTGCTGCTCCCGTTGAACTTCCAAACATAACTACCTTAATCGAGAATGACTTAAACTTAGTTAGGGTTGTATATCCAATATTTGTAAAAGATATTTCACGGAAATCAGTATCGGATGAGGATATGCCCCCATCGGTTGTGGTCAATTCCACATAATCAATATAGTCATAGTCAACCTCACCAACAGGAATTGGACGAACAAATACTTTCACAGAAGAAGGAACTGCACTGTTTTTCTTGGGATTGCAGAGCGACATCGATACTGTGATGTTTGATGCCTCTATACCCTCTTCAAGAGTTACCTTCTTACTAATATATCTTGCACTTGCTTTAAATGCTGATGCAACATTACTCGGTTCGAGTTCTCCGTTATACTGTCCATCGCCCTGTGTTGTGTTTGTATTGTTATTGATAGTATTTGATATTGTAACGATGCTCGACTTTTCCCTATCAAATACAGGAGAAACATATCCATCACTACTTGCACTCATTGTGACATCTACTGATGCAAGTCCTGCCTGTGAAGTTCCTGTCGTGATTGGATGATGTCCATCGGAAGGAGTAATGTTCTTGTTCTTAGATATTTGACTGTATGTGTCGGGTTGAACATTTACTACAATTGATGAATATGAAATTACAGATCCTTCGGGAACAGTATCAGCAGCATTTAATCTAAATTCATTAATGTTGAATGTACCACTTCCACTAATTGCCTGATTTACAAATCGAATACTTCCACTGCTATCAAATTTGCACAGTTGTAAGCGGAAAGCCAAGGTTTCATTATCGCTCTTGACCATCTTGCCCGTATTCTGTGCCTTGAAGATCGATCTCATCATGGGCTGCTTTGTAATATTATACTTCGAGTCCTCTTCACTTGCGATCAAGACAGTGCTACCAACTGCTCCTGTAAATACCGAATACTCAGAAGAGTTTGTAAGAATACTAATTGCATACTCTTGACCAGGAAGCAGATATACAGGATTACTGAATGGAAAATTTGTTTGATTTGCATTACCTGCCGTGATTAGATCAGCCGTATTGATACTGTCCGAATACAGGGTCGAAGATGCAAAAGGAAGAACCTTTGATGGATGTGGATAACCCGATATCGTAGGACGAACCTGCACTGTGATTGGAATAGTTGTAAGTGTTTCCTTGCCACTAAAGTACAGATCAATAGACTTTAAGAAAATTCCCTTTGGATACTTGGTAGGATCAACATAGAAAGTCTGTGCAAGTGGTTCGGTATATCCACGAATTTCACCCGAACTTGTAAGAACTTCAGACAGATTTGAAATAACTCTTGAAGATTTTACTGACTTTCTTCTAGTTTCCGAAAGTCGAGTAGACATATGCCCATCTTCTGCGATAGAATTATAGTTTCCTTCAATGGCATATACGGCCTCAGCAGACATTGTCCAATTACTTAGATTCTCGATATCGGTACTGTCAATAATTCGAATGACATGGCGACCTACCGAGAAATTCTGTTCGAATACGCCCGTGGATGCATTTGGGTAGTTGAACAGATAATTGGTCGATGCCTCACCCTTGCTTGTTGTAACCTGACTACCTCCTGTGCAATAGGGGGTTACATTCATGTCATCACAGAACACATGGAAAGTGGTGTTTGGCTTCAGTCCATTGGCATTGATTGAGATTGTCTTCTGACGAGCAATAGGAAGTACATCCTTTGCAATCGTCTTATTGTTGATGATCTTCTTCAGGCTTTCAGGAGCAATTGAAGCACTTAGATTATTCAACGAAGTTCCCTCAACCTTGGCAGTAAGCAACTTATTGGGATTCAACAAATTGGGACGAGTGTTCTTCGAAGTCTGATTTTCTTTACCAAACCAAATAGATTCCCAATCATTAAACCGCGTACCAAATCCATAACTTGAGTTCTGTTCCCAGTTATCATTCTCGCCATCAACATTCACCAATACCTTAGGCTGCTTTTCAGAATCGTACCAATTGTCGGTCGATGGGCTGATAGAAAGTGTGCCGAGATAATTGATAACATTAAATGGATTTACTGTAACTGAACCACTTGCAAGAAGATTTGAAATTTCAGGAGAGAGTGCATAAGTCAAGGTGTATATGCCTGTTGAAGTATTCCCAACAACATTTGATACATTTATTTCACCCGTTAATCCATAAGAGCGAGACACAAAAGATGGACGCAATTCATTGTTTTCATAATCAACACTTGCGGCAAACATCGGATCGGTATTGTCTGCAACTGCATGACCCTTAAACTGATCAACAAGAATACCACGCTTAGGCATTTCAACATCATCGGTGTCCCGAATGCTCTTTGCTTTTGCCTCTTGCTCAAGAAGATTCAGTGTAGTGTAGTATTCAACGGCTTCAATTCGTTTTTCCAATGCACCAATATCTCGCATGGTATAACGCTTATTTTCAACATAACGAACAGAAGCATCATTGCTGTCAACTGTATAAGGATTTACACGAATACTATACAAGGACATTGCATTCGGATCATCCGCAGGAACATCGGCATCCAATGAAGGAATTCCCGAAATGACGGTGAATCTACGATCACGAGTCAATGCAATCTTATCTGTTCTTGGCAAGAAGTGTGTGTATGTCCAATCGGTCGAATTCGCCGAGGTGTTTGCAGGAACCCATGTTATTGGAATAATATCTCCCGTCAAACTACGATCAGGACGGAAATCGATACAGTCGCGAAGATTGTATTGAAGTGCATTTGTTCTGCTTGTATAGGTTGGGATATTTTCATAATCAGGATATGACTGTGCGGTATACGGCCCAAGCCCAAACTCACCTGTACTGTGTGTATAGTGTTTAAATGTTGCCGAATATGGGCCTGTAACTCCTACTGTACCAGGAATCAAGGTAACTCTAGCCCAATCATAATGAGCATCGCGCTGACCCGTATCAAAATCAAAATAGGGTAATAGATTAATTCCTGAACTTGCTCCCATTGACCCCGTAAGCGACAGCAACTGATCGACATCAGTATATCCATTGAGATACAAGGTATCTGCTGTGCTGCCTCTACCATCGCCTGTGAGGTCTCTGCCAAATGCTCCCGTAAGAGACTGGCTTATGGTAGAGAGCGTCTTTGTTCTTCGGAAGTCGGTCATGGAGGTACTATTATTTGCAAACTTCTGTGTTGCAATTACATTCAACTTTGCACCACTGACCGTTCCCGTTACCGTAACTGATAGTTGATTTTCGGAAGCACCCCGTGCAGCAGTTCCTCCCAAGACTTTCCCATTCTGATCAAAAACAAGAATATCAGCATTTGGCAAAGTAACAATATTGTTTTCAAGAAGGGGAAATTCCATTTTATTAATATCATACGAATCAATAGTAAATGGATAGGTAGATGCATTTGCAGTTGTCTTTGCATATGAAACGATTGCATAATCACCAACATTGAATGCAGTCACTCCCGATCCTTCGGGAATTGGATATAAAAGAGATCCTTGACTCTGTGCATCGAGAGTAGCACTACCGCCTGTGATTGCAAACAAATGGCTTGTAGTCGATACCTTGCCATTCATAAACACGCGAGTAACATCTGAAAATGCTCCACCTGTTAAACTGATATCATATATCGATAGATTGTAAACGGTTCCACCATATGGCTCAACTCCACGAATTCTTGCTGTGCCAATTGCAGCACATGCGGCACCACTTGCACCCGAAGACAATGTCACTAGAGGATGTGTTGCAAGATCTGCGGTAGTTCCAAATGAATCTGGAATTCCTGAAAATACTACCTTTGTATATGGGCCAATAGATCTGTTAAAATCTCTAGTAATAGTTCTTTCATGAGATGCTCCACGGGCACATGGAATATTGAGTTTGGTCTTTCCCTGTGTTTCAAATTCATAGCCAAATACATATGCCTTACCAGGAGACAACTCTGCTTTCAATACACTAGTTCCACCCACTGCGGTTGGGCCTTTAAGAACCAATTCAAACGGAGTTACTGTATAGTTTCCCGATTCGTCATATGTTCGCCGCGCAAGAGTATCTTCAAGCATTGCATAGTCGGGATACTTCTCAACTTTAACAATGTCGCCGTCAACCACACGCATAAATTCAATAAATCCGACTCTAGAGAAATTGTCCACTGCCGTTGTATCAGTTGCTGTGAACCCCTTCTGTGATGCAAGAAGTTCAATCATGAACCGATCTGAACCAGGAGCGGCATAATTGTAGAATCCGAATGCAGGATCGTTCAGTGATGTATCGTCAGTAGAGGTGACAAATGACTTATCAACATCAAACCCAATTCTTGTGGTAGGGTTGTTATAGTTGCGAATTTTATTTCCAACAGATCCTGTGAGGGTATATGCACCAATTGATTGGGCATCATTGAGAACAAAATATCCCTCGACAAATCGAACGCCACGATCAACCGATGCAACAAGTGCATCACCAATAACATATCCATTTGGCCCTGTTACGGAAGCAGTTATTCCTGTACCGTTTGCGGCGGTCGCAGAAAGAATATTATTGATTGCAAATGTTGCACCGCCTTCAGTATATTCAAAGAAAAGAACACTTGTATTTGATTCACTACTATTTGGATATACTCCTTCGGCATGAACAACACGGGCACTAGCCTTACCCGATGATCCAATGACCGTTCCAATGAAATCCGAATATCCCACCGAAGATCCAAGATTTACTTTCACATATTTTACACGATTTTCACTGATCTGCCCGTCAAGAACAATGCTGCCTTCTTCAAATATATGAGAACCAAGACGCTCGACTTGATTCTGTAGAAGTGTCTGTATCTGTGTCAGTTCTCGTGCCTGAACACCATATCCAGGACGGAACATGAGACGAAGAAACTTCTTGTCCTCGCTAAAATCGTCATAGTAAGGATCAACATTAAACAAACTTGGGTCGTATGATGGCATTTATTTCTACCTTAATAGTCAATGACTATTTTGATTTCTTCCTTTTGTTCAAAACCGCGCTGAATCGGCTTCATATTCTGTATGTATAGGATATCTCCCGATCTATATTTAAGTTCACCTGTGTGAAGAACTGTTGTCACACTTGCAACCCCTTCACTATAGTTCGATGTCATTCCCGCAACAATATTTCCCTGCGTTCCTGAAACTCGGAGTGTTCCTGTTGTGCCCGAAGCACCCACACTCCAATCCATAACATAACCATTTGCTGAGTTTGTTGTTCCTGTTCCACCAAATACCTGATAGTTATCCTCAAAGAATGAAGCAGAATCAAATTGATTCGAACCATCCCATGCCATAAGAAGCGAGGTGGTTTGATCATATGCATCAACTCCATCCTGAACAAGGCTGTCTATTGCTACAATTTCACCAATTCCACTCAATCCTCTTTCTGAGAATCCCGAATACATTTGATCTGTTTGGTTGATTCGCTCGCCGTACTTGAACTCGCCTTGAACATTTTCCAAATAAAGATATCCCGACAGATTAGAACCTAATTGAGGTTTCCAATCATATATGTCTGCGGTTGCTCTTGATGGGGGAGTCGAAGTTGCATAATTACCAATCCCGTGAGCAATATATCCCTCAACGAAATCGTTTCCCCCACCCGTAAATATAGTATCGGTTGGAGCAAGTTTAAGTTTAAGAAGTCTTCTAGATTCAGATCCTGCAAGGGTTCGTTCATCGACAGTCATAATATTCAATCCACTGACTGTGCCGTTATATTCAAATTGACCATTCTTAATATTGGTCAATACTAACTGATTGGTTCCTTCATGTCCCGAAATTCCCACAACCCATGAAACAACTTTGCCATATGCACCATCAAATCCTGCGGTTGCTTCTTGAGCAGCAGTAGATCCGACACTAAAGGTTCCCGTAAGACCTGGCTGATAGAACCGAAGGCGAACTTGTTTTTCTGCAAGAAGTGGATTGAGAAGAAGTGCAAATTGCCGATATTCATTTTCGGTGCTTACAGCCCCGCCTTCGTTTCTTGAATACTCTTTGGAGATCATAATGGAAGATGCACCAAGTTCCTTAACAGGATTTGATCCATGTCCACCAGGTGGAGACATGATAGGCGTTGCCAAGTCTTCAAGATTTACCTTGTTGGTAGGAACAAAAAGCCCTTCAACAAAATTAAGAGAGGCAAAAGTATAGTTTTTTCCACCATCAACCAACTCAATCGAATCAATCATTTTTGTTATTTCAAAAAATTCAGTGCATGATGTAACTCCACTCGTTGCTGTCGCTCCAAATCGAATTGAAACTTCAGCCGATGTGGAATATGGATTTCCACTATTGAGATATGAGGTGCCATCACCAACTACTTGAATATTCGGAACAATTGAAAATTCACTTGCATTGGCTCCACCCGAAATACTACTAGAGAAAGGATAATTGACATTCACAAATGCAGAATTTCCACCACCACTTGGAACAAAATTAGTAATGACTCTTCTCTGACCCAATCCCTGCCCACTATCAATAGACAGAACCATGTCATTATAATAATCTGCCTGTAAGAACAGGTAAGGCGATGAAAGAGTAATTCCTGTAGCACTCAATCCAACATCAGCAACAACCGTATTGTCTATATTTGGAAAAACACATTTCTTCGAAACAACAAATGGCTGAACATCAGGATTAATCTTGATATATGAGATCTCGCCATCAACAGCAGATTCCTGAGTAGTCCATTGTAGGATTCGCTCATCACTTGTTCTCAGATATTCAATATACTCAACGGGCATATATCCAATGCTATCGCCTTTGGTTTTTGTCAAGAACTTACGCTTTGATTCTGGAATCTGATACAAGAACTTCCAACGATAGTTATCTCCAAGTTTTCTGATACGAGTATCTGTATGGGTTGGGGCAACCATGGATGGAGCACCATTATTATTATCGATGCACTTATAGACTCTTTCCTCATCTACCAAGGCATAGAATGGTGCGGGATCAAAGTCATCAAAGAGATCCAAATCGTCTCGATATGAAGTATAGACTACTCCTGCCGACCAATCGTATCGTCTCACAACAAGCGATACATCGGCACTGTCAATTCTTTTATGTGCAAATGCAGATTTCCAAAAATCCGTATCATCCTTGACACTATCCACACTTCGAGGAGGATTTGTATCATCCGTCCATGATTGTATTTTTCCAATGGATAAGAAAAGATTGTTTTCATCAACATCTCCGTAGATCCCAAGAAGGGCATCTGCGGCTATGCGTTTGTGGTTTTGTCGAAATGGGTCACAGGATCCTGGCATTGCTTTGTATTTAGACTACTTCCGTGAGTGGATTGACTATGAATGTATATGCAAAAAGTACAATCGCCTGTGTTCCAGGTATGAGCCTGTCCTGCTCGTCATACATTTCGAGTTTCAGTGTATGCCTCCCATCAGTAATTCTGCCAAGAGAAACTCTTCTCGTATTGATTCCTGTTGTAATCTTGAGGCGATTGTCTAAGAAAATCTTAATGGTTTTTGCATTAAATATAGACAAATTTGCTTCATTTAAAATACCAAACGACACAGTTAGAGTTTGGAAGAATGGCAAATTCTCGGTATTTGTTCCGACAGGAACTGTTGGATTGTTTGCAATTGAACCCGATATTGGACTAATAACATTAAAAGTTGGTGGTGCGGGGTTTACAATCGTTTCGCTTCGGCAGTCAAATTCCTGCCCCTGTGGCATATTAAAGAATGCCCGTGTGGTGATTTTACGGAATTCACTCTTTTCATCATATTCGAGAAGCGCATATTTAAAATCATATGGTTCGGTGTATAGAGGAGCCGTGGGGGTAATGGTAGATTGGAGATCTGCAATCCATATTGCAATGTCTTCTTCTCTATTTTCTTTTCGATATGACCATTCTTGCCACCCACCGTTAGCATTTGCAAAGTCCTCAAGTTGAGTATTCCATATTTTGGCAATATGATATCCACGAGAAACCGTCTTGTTTGCATTGGGATACACAATCCAAAATGGATCTGCATTTGGGAAATCATTTTCATATAAAATTCCCGAAGTGGCTTCAACAAATGGTATGTTATTGCTAATCGGATTGCCCATAACTGCCAATCCATCTCCCTGTCCCCGAATATAAATGTCATGATTATCGGGGGAATATCCTGCTGCTGCCCCCCCCGTGAGGAACCACATCGAGAGATCATCAAAGGTCTGAAAGGTATATGGAACATAGTGACCGATGAGTGGTACACGAAACGACATTAATGTCGATGCATTCTGCAAGTCTGCTTCAACACATCGCTTAATTAATACAGATCCAAACATGGCAATTCCAACAGGATGGACAAGCCTTCGAATTATTTCTCGATAATTTTCAATCACAACTTCACTTTTCAACACATATGACCAATTTTGATAAAAGTGATTATCCTGAAGTACTTTATTTGTACTGAGGCGACCATCATTATTTGTGTAATATCCCGCAGACTGACACAATGCTCCTATGGAGACAGATCCTGAAAATCCTGATCCTCGAACTGATTGAACTTGCATTGTTGGAGGAACAATATAGTTAATTCCAAAGTCATCAATATTGATTTTTCGAATTCCACCAACACTATCAATTTCTACAACCGTTCCTGTTCCTTGCTGTCCACTTGGGTCATTTGCAACAAACAAAATTCGATCACCTATTTCATAATCGCTTCCACCATTCGTAATCTCAAGTGAAGAAACCACACTATAAACCTTTACCTCATGAAACTCTTCACCACCATCAGTGAAATCAACACCAAGACTTCCTGTTGTAAATGTCCCATTTCTCCCCGAAAGCAATAGTTCTGCAACAGGAAAGTTTCCTATTTGATATACAGAGACATCAACAACTCTTGCTGTTGCAGTTATCTTTCCTGCATTGTTCTTTTGAACGATGTTGTTTCCTGCAACGCGGTATATCTGATCGCCCAATACATTTGAAATTCTCAGATAATTGTTCTGTGTCCATCGACCCGACGATAGTCGCAAAATATCTTGTTTTGGATAGTAAAATTCAACCGCTGCATCATAAAGAATTCGGAAAAGGAACTCATAAGACTTTTCCGTTCCTTTTGCCAAGTAGAATTGCTTTATGTTTTTGAGAAGTCTTCTTGGATCAACGGGATCATTTGTTGTCTTGTTAATCGCTAGATTCTCAGGAAAATTCAACAAATACTCTTGCTTGAAATGATCGATGAATTGGTCAAGTGTGCTATCAATATCAGGAATGTCATGCATATCCATCGGGGAAAGAATTTTACCCGAATTTCGCTTTAATCCAAGCCACTCGTAATATGCCGATAGAAACGAAACAAGTGTAGGATGATCGACCCTGACAAACTCGGGAAGTCTATCGGGTACAAAATTTGAAAGTTGGCGTTCTAAGTCAATACTCATTCGAATTATCTTGTGAAGGAGGCATCACTTGCGTTTCGGTCAATATTTGTTTTTTCTGGGATTGCAGTTGCCACAATAGACAACTCATCAATTTGAATAATTTGATTTCTTCTTGCAAAGATATCGCTCTTTTCGGGAACTACCGTGACATAAAGAGAGGTTTCTCCCGTACCTAAAGTCTCGGGCTTAAAGTTTCTCAGAGATAGCAACCCTGTTGTATAGTCGATACTTCCGATATTCTTATTAACTATGATCTTGGTGGTACCCGATTCTTTATAGATTCGAATGTTGCCATATCCATCATCATCTAAAAAACAATCCACAATAGGTTTAAGAACCGCAGATGAAGTTGCATCGCGATAACCAAAAACAGCACTAGATAGAATCGGAGTATATCCATCAATCGGATGAAATAGTGGGTTATCAAACTTAATACTATATGGTGCAACTCTTCCTAAACTTGGCTCAAATCTCTTAGATATAGTAATTTCAACTGAGTTGGACAACACAGCACCCGATGATCCGTCAATTGCGGATGAGAACTTAGACAGTCTGAAATTGCGCTGAAATAGTTCTAAGTAAGATGTGCTAAATGCCTTAATAAGATCAACGAGTCGAGCCTCAATTCCCGATTTATTCAGAGTGGTTTTTGCTTCGTCATAGTAAAGAGTAACATTCGGATTGATGTATAATATATCGGGATCTACTACCTCAGGCATAATTGTAACTAGATTTCGCTCGCCCAAGATGGTTCGTTCGATTGCCTGTTTTTCGGCACTTGACAATCGAGTACCTACCTTTGGCTTAATGCTAACATATACCTTTCCATATTGTGGAGGATCGTTTTCTTCACCTCCCCAAATAAAGAACGAATCTGCTCTATTTGCATATTCTCGACCAAGAAGTGCTTTATAGTCATCTGCTGTGACAGCCCTGTCCTGTGCCTGATAGTTTCTTGGGGCATAATATTTGATAGATGCAATGTTTTCACTGTCCTCGCCTCCGAATGAAAACAGCACCTTTCCATCCGCATCAGTATTGATTCTTACTTGATTTACGCGGGGATCGTTGCAGGTAATGGCTCTTCTTGCATTTGTTTCCTCATAGCCAATTCCATTTCCAAGAGAACCATTTGTGACAAGATAACGAAGATTGATAACATTGCCATTTTCAATTGCTTTGCCAAGGATCCCATCACCAAAATAAATTTCCCAAAATCCATCTCTGCCTTCTTGAATGAAAAACACATTTGAAGTTGAGTCAAGTTTATTAATGTCGGTTGCTTTTTTCCATAACTGAGATGATCCCGTAGTATCGCTTTGTGATCGCTGAACAAATACTCGAATCGTGTCAATATCTATATTGAGATCGGGAATAGTAAATTTTGCCTCTGTCCCGCCTTGTGTGTTTGCCACATATGCAACCTGTTTTGTATATCCCTGATAGAGGGTAACATCCTGTACAATATTCTCACCCGATCTACGAACTGCTTTATAGGTATCCAAGGTGACAAAATTGACTGCTTTGCCATCAACATCTTTACCACGAAAGACGGTTCCTGTATCAAGAAATTCTTTGCCCTGAATGACTCTCTGTGTGAAGATATCAACTGTATTGCCGCTTGGTGTCATTACAACATCGACTATGAGTTGTGCTGCCTTTTTTGATCTTGGCGTATAGTTTAAGTGCTTTGCAAGAGAAACAACCGATGGTCGCATAATTGCAGAATCAATGAATGACTCATTTGCTGCCATGTTTGCATAAAACGCTTGATAGTGTGTGTTGTATGCAAGAAGATCGAGAAGGATTGATAGTGCCGAACCTTCAAAGTTGTAGTCCTTGAACTGCTCTTGACCGCTCAAGTACTCTTTTAAGTTTGCCTTAATCTCATCAAACTCAAGCGATTCGATTGGTGTATTTGATATGTTACTCATCTTAGCCTCTGTAGAGCGATTGTGGTTGAGAATACTCTTTGAACATTACGAATAGTGAAGTGAATTGTGATGCGAATCTCATTCCTATCTAGCACATCTACAATATCTACAATTGCATTACTGACTCTTTTCTCATAATTTCGAATGACCTCTGAAATTCGTTTTTTCAGTTCAATCACCATTATGGGTTCGATCAATTCGAATAGCATATCTTGCACCCCTGAACTGATTTCGGGATGAAATGGCTTCTCTCCTCTACGATAGAGAATTAGATTTCGCAAAGATCGTTTAATTGCCTCTTCGTCTCGGCGCAATGCAACATCTCCCGACAATGGATTGCGGTCAAAGTTAATATCAAGATCGATAGATGTGTTCTGACTTTTAAGCATTATTGTAGTGCCAATTCAAGTTCGATATAGTCCCGTGCTTGCTCAAACTGTTGTCTAATTCTTTTTTCTTCTTCTACCGTTGGAACTTCAGTTTCATGAAACCACTCCAATTGCACAAATCCAATATACAAATCTTGTTTCATGATTGGCAAAATACTGTATCGAACAATTCCATTTGACTTGTTGTATGACCGAAAATAGCCGTCAGGCATTCCTTCTGTTATGTAAGATCCTGGACTATCATCTCGCATATTCTCGATGAGATTCCAAAACATTGTGACTAAAATGCCCTGTAGATTCCCACCGTCATATACCACTCCCCGTTCACATGATTCGTGGGTGATACTGAATTTTTTCATGGGAGTTCCATCAAGAAATTTTCCACCATTATGGAAGTATCCAATTTTTGCTTTTTCTGCGCCTGTCTGAATTCTTAACCCCGTCAGAGTTTCATGGATGTTTGTGTGCTTTAATTGAAAATTTGAACCCCTAGAATTTATAGAAGCCTCTTCAATATAAAGTTTGTCTTCTTGTTTTTTCTTTGATCTTGCATATGCAATGCCTGTGAGAACGCCACCGATAACTCCTGAAACGGCGATTCCAAGTTCAAACCAAATTTGAATTAATGGGGAACTCATATTGTATTAACCTCCACAATATACATTTGTACTGCCTCTAGCACAGGCAGATCCACAATGAACAGGATCTGCTACCCGTGCTGCGGGAAGGCTATTGATATAAACAGAAGACGATCCAATTGCTGTTTTGCTTACATGGCAGTTATCGCCACAGCAATGAGTTGCCCATTTATCGCCCTTTCGATGCCATCCAAGACTGTTAACGAATACATTCTTTGATCCTTCAAGATTTGGTCTTGGGGGAAAACACCGATGTCCTGTGCATATGTCCGTGTGTCTATGTGCGGCTGGCATAAAACTCCTTTAGCAACTTCGAAAATAACCACGATCTTTCATGGTGGTAAGATATTCTTTATTTGTCACGGGGAATCCATCAATGAACATCTGATTTCTGATATTTAGGATGAATTCATCTCTGTCCGATGACCAATTGTTGTCTGTGTCGATTATGAACCTTCCGTCAATGTAACTGCTCGGCAATAAAGAATCAAATGCCCTTGCTACAAACCGAATTCCCTTGGCAATTGGAAACCCTGCTCGATACAAAGAAGCAGATCCTCGCTTGGCATAGTTGTCTTCTGTAAACTTCCTAGGAGTTTGTTCACCATAATCAAATGCAAAGGTGTCTGCTGCAACAATATCCCGATCCTCTTGTGGAATTCCTGCGGGATTAGTAAGTCCAAATTCTAAGGGAAAGATATCATCCAAGTCATCAATTTTGCCATACAGATGTCCCGTATCGATGTCGAGAGTCAAACTCGGGGGGAATACACCTTCTATAATTGCATATTTAATCGGCCCACCTGTTGGAGGGGGAGCACCAACATAATTGTAATAGACTGCCACAAGTTTTAAGCCAATGCTACAATCAACACCCTGTTCTTGGGGGCGAAGAACCCTTTGCTGTTCAAATATTGGTCTAGAGGGAGAGGTTTCATTGTATGACTGATTCATCAATGCAGGACTCATCCAAAGAATATCCTCTATTATCGTGTCTGTCAGGGATTCGTCTTGTTCAACGATGTTCAATTCACCGAACCCATCGGGATAATAAAACTCTATCGGAAGAATTCCTGTCATATTTGCTACCATCAGAACTCTCCTGCATCAATTAGATCGTTTAGACTCTTGACTGTAACATCAGGAGATTCAAGAATAATATTGGGATTTGTACCATATGGAACAGGCTCTGCGATAAATGGATCAATTGGCGATGCTGTATCGAATTTCAAGGCATCTCCCATTTGAGGAATTGGTGGAACATCAACCGTTCCTTGAGGCTTACCACATGAGATTGTTGGGATGCTCCCTTGGATCGCTGCTGAAATATCATTCACAGCACTGTTCAGTTTTCCAATAACTCCTAGAATTGCATCAGAAGCAAATTCAAGAGAAGGAAGAGTTATGCCATTGATACCTGCCATGATTTCATTTAGTGATGGAAGATCGCCCAATTTTAGGTTTGGAAGATCAAGATCAAACGAGGAAGTATCTCCCATGAATGCACATATATCAATATTGGGAATACTTGCGAGATCGCCACGCTGTGCCGTTAATTCGTTAATACTCTTCTTTGATTCTGAAAAATCGGTAGCAACAGGCACATTCACCATTCCCTTAATACTAACCTCTTCGCCCGTTGATGCTACGGATTTGTCTGCTGCTCCCAATGCGGCATAACTTTTTGTCTGATTGTCTTGCTCATTGGTATATGTTTCAATGTCCTGTGTTGTGTATACAGAACCTTGAGCACTTCTTGATGGAGTTGCTGTTGTAACGGGAACTGATCGATTGGGAATATTAAAACACATAGGTTATTCTCGATTCTTTATCTGTAAATCTGTTGGGCTTAGTCGATCAATCAATCCATTAACAAGACCTCTTGCTTTGCTCAAGAGTGTCTGTACTGTTGATGAATTTTCTCCTTCAGGATTCAAGTCTATGCGCGGTGCTACAATAACCATATTTCCTTCACTTGATAGTGTGTATGTTCCTTTGACTTTATGCAAACAATTTCCACCAACATCAGTGGTCATATTGCCCTTTACATACATCTTTACATCACCACCAACTTCAATTTCAAGATCTTTCCCCATCATTATCTTCAATGTTTTGTTTGCATTGAAAGAGCAATTGCCCTTAACGAGGATCATCTTATCGTTTGTAGTAATGTCCCATGCATTACCAACAACCTTGTGAACTTCACTTCCTCTCGGATGAATTTCAGTAAATGTGCCCGAGCAATGATACCAATGAATTCGTTCTGCCCCTGGCGTATCATCATATTCAATAACATGCCCTGCCTGAGATTCATATACATTGTTGAATGGATATTGGGCTGCATATGGAGTTTGTGGTTCTGACCAAAATCCATACAGAGCGGTTGCACAAATTTCTAAGTCATTTTTCTTTTTATGTACGATAGTATTTTCAATTTGCTCATTTCTTGCAAGGCGATTTGTATCTGCCTCACCCATTCTAGAGATCAGTGGATAGAGACCATCGGGATCAGCAAATCCCATTGTCGGATCAATTGTTGGATTCTTAGGAAGTTGGTATGGTTTAATTCCAACATCATTTTTTGCAGCATCTAATGATGCAAGAATTTCAGTCTTTTTACTTTCAACTTCAGCAGCAAACATTTTTTTAACACTTTCAGGATCTGCAAACGGAATATTTGGTATCTCTGAAAGTTCCCAAGGAATAGGAATATTTACAGTGTTAATGCCGCCAATTGATCCCATAACCACAGGCTCTTGTGAATTTGTACCATCTCGAAAGAATCCAATAACCCATGCTCCCTGAACAAGCCCTGTAGGAGACCATCCTTTGCCCGATACCGATGTGCTATTTACAGGCATAAGCACATGCGCCCATGGAAGATCTTGTGTTGGTATTTGTGTCTTGTCGTTTGAGTGCCATCCAAGAATGCGAACACGAACGCGACCTAACTTTAACGGATCGTAAATGTCTTCGACAACTCCTTGCCACCAAATAAAGCCATTCTTCCCCATGTATTCTGCTTTTATCGGTTCCTGATTCATGATGTCTCCAATGCAAGTTCTGCTTTTTTGTAATCTGCAACTGGTTCTGCAAACGAATCTCTTGATACGGTCATTGTCATCAGATGTTCTCTATCCGTAACAACATGCTTAATGGCAGTAACCAAGTATCTTCCTTTGAGATAATCGTCTTCAAAGTTGTCTTTATTTTTAGTTGATTCTTTTGTGATTGTTCTGAAATCTATTACTTGCCCTACCACAACATTGGTATCCCCATAGCAATTCAGTATAAGATTAATAGAATTAATTTGGTTGAGTAATGACTGTCGAATTAAGATAGTTTCATCAGGATCCGATACTTGTGCCAATCCCGACATTGAATATGTTGAGTTGGGATAAAATCGAATATGAGACTCTACTGCATCGGTATAATCAATCTTTCCTCTTGGGACTAAAGGATTTTTCTCTAAATGAGATCCATCATTCATAAAGGACTTGTCATATTTAAATTGCGTTGAAGCCCATGTTTTTGTAGTCATATCATGAGTCAATATTGCTGATGCAAGCATCCCCAAACTTTGTTGTTTGATTTTGTCTGTCATATCCTCAATAACATATGACTGTATATTTCTAAGTTCAGACTCTATCATTCTTATCCCATCATCGCTTCGAAATCCATCGGGATAATTTGTGTATGTGAATATAGGTGCTGCTTTTTTCAAAGCGGAAATCGGAACAAAATGATGTCCTCGTGAATTCTGAAACAACACATAATCACACATCGAAGTGTTATTTTTTGCTCTTGCTCGATGTGCCAACCAATTGATGGCATACAGTGGTGTCCAATAAGGAATAACATATGAGCGAGTATCATAAGTTTCCACAACTGATGACAAATGAATCTTGTCATCGTCCAATGCTTCCCCAAGAAGACCGACTGCACCCCCAATCACGGCACCAACAACTGCACCAATTAACGGAACTGGTGTCCCAATAAGTGCTCCTGCCGCCGCGCCACTGCCCGCAGCCGAAAGCAATCCATTGTTTTCTCCGTTGTCTATTGCAAGATACTCATCAAATATGCTGCTTACCATTTTTGAAACAGGCATATTCACATACGATTTTGAAATTTTGCTCTGCATGCTCTTAATTGCCTGATGCGAGACAAATTCAATTCGAATCATTTGTGCCGACTCTTGTGCTGTCTCGGTCAGTACTGAAATCTTGTAAGTTCGAAACACCAATCTAACAGGATCGCTCCCACTCATCGGGGTTCGATAGGTGATCGTAAGTGTTTCTGCTCCTATGATAGGAAAGTTCTTCGCCATATTCATCGAATCAATAAGCGTAATACTTCCAGACATGCAATTGGAAAAGATGTCTTCATAGATAACAAAATTCTCAAATACACCCTTGAGACTCATAGTAAATCCAGTATAAGACTTAAGAGTAATCTCGTCTATCGAGACATCTCCTGGTTTATTCATCGTATCACTGCCGCTTTGTGTCATTTATTGCCTTACCGAGAAACGGATGTCTGAAATAATTTTCTAAAATCTCTGAGGAGTGGATCGATATATTCGGGACGCATAATCTTGATATTTCGCTTTTTCTCATTGACTGTTTCTTCATGTGATATATTGGTGATGCTATTTGCATATCCCAAGGAATCGTCATTTTCGTCCACCCCCATATCAATGACCTCAACTCTTCCCAAAACATATCGATCAATAAGCGAGGAAAAACTCTTCTGTCTGCTTCCATCATTCGCTAATGATGTAGGACGATAGAGCGGAGACATTACTTCGCCATCACTCTTTTCAAAGTGATGAAGTGCATATTGATTGTCATCAGTAATTCTCACCATAGGAGCCGATATTTGCTTTCCTTCGCTAGTTGTGGTGTAGATGTCACGAACCAATCTAGTCGGATCACCAATAACACTAGAATTTCTTGCCGCTTCTCCCTGAAGAGAAAAACTTCCTGTGATGTTATCTACTACAATTTTGTATAAATTGGGATCCCACAGTTTAATGGTTGCTGTTGCCAAGACTGTTCCATCTAGTGCCTTTTGTTGTATGACATCACCAACCTCAAAATGAACAACTCTACGATCCAACACAATCCTCTTATCAACATCAAAAAGCATTGGAGGATATATGAAAATTGCTTTTCCTGCATATACCGATTGCATTTGGTGTTCCATTTCATTAATGCTTAGGGGCCAACTAAAGAACGGATCCAATATTTCATTGAACAGAAGAATGATCCAATGATAATCAGATCGTCCATATATGCGATCTGCTAAAGTCTCAGGTCTTTCCTCATCCTTGATTGTATACTTAAGATACCCCGACTGTGATTCTTTGATGCTATCTATAATCTTTCCTCGGGTTAATATATTTCGAGCAATGACTGTATTGCCATTACTATCTCGATATCCGACATTAGATAAAAAATTGAAGTATCCCATGTATTACCTTATGTTGATTGTTTGTCGCCCAATTCCCAGTTAAACCTCTCTCTAGTCAGAATTTCAAGTTCGCTAAATGTTAGTGACATTGTGATTTTTGTTGGTGCGGCACCAAACGCATCTTGACTGAATGTTGTAAAAGTGGTGTCTTCTCCATATTTAACACTGATTGACTTGAGAGCACATTTCAATATCTGTGGTAAATATCCATTCAAGGTACCATCACCCATCAAAAAACTAATTCCAAATTCTGCGGGATAATCTAAGAGGCGACCATTTCCCTCCGATCTCTTGGGGTGAGCATAATATTTCAACAATCCAATTATTTCATGACAATTCTGCATTTCTTCTTGATTTCGTGGAAGAAAGGTATATGCAAAGTTGAATTCTCGCCGCTTAACTTCTTTAAAAGTATGCAGTGCCATTGGATTTGTTACTTGTCGTTGCTGTGCTGATGCAAATTTAGAAAATGTTCCCGATTCTGCACCAACCAAATCTCCCAAAGAATCAAGTACTTTGAGATTTGCAAGTCCTAATTTCTTACCAATATCTCTTGCTGCTGCCTGATCTCCTTGTGAAATTGCTTTTGCCAATTTGAGATTATCCAATGCTGCCATACTACTATCTTCATATTCAAGACCATAACCAACCTCAAGCCCTGTGGGCATATAGAGATATATTGATTGAAGAATCTGCTGTGTCAATCCCGACAATCCCGTTTGTTCTTCGGTATAGGAGTCTCTTCCCAATCCCTGACCCTGCAAGTCTCCGTCCGCGAGTGCTTGCTCTGCTGTATTAACGATTACTCCGAGTCCCGCCAAGATTGCACCACCTGCCGCACCAACCATTCCCGAAAGGTCAGTTGGTTGAGTTTGTGGTTTTTCACCTTTGCCTATAGAATCGGTTATCTTATCTACAAGACTACTTGTTATTATCTGAAATCGATTTCGTTTCGTGTCAAGAGTACCTCCCCCCGTATCATATATCTCAATCTTCATAACACTCTGTAGTGTGGGATTACTCAATAAGTCATACGGATATTTGTAATATCCCCATGCCCTACCCGCATTGTAAAGTCGTTTCTCAAATTGACTTGAAGCGCGAGAAAGTAGTTTATCAACAGCATTGATTTCTTTTAAATTTTTTAGGCTACTGTATTCTTGCATATAGTGTATTTAGATGTCTTTGATAAATAGAATATACGGGAGAACCCTCATCGCAAACAACAAATCATACAAGGGAAGATACACACCAAAACGACCCGAAAAGTATAAGGGAGATCCCTCGATGTGCTTTTACCGATCATTGTGGGAAAGGCGCGTAATGGTTTTTTGCGATGAAAACGACTCTGTTACTAAATGGTCTTCGGAAGAAGTGGTTGTCCCGTATATTTCGCCTGTCGATGGGCGCAAACACCGTTACTTTGTGGACTTTTGGATGTGTCTTAAGAAGCCTGATGGCGGGATTGAGGAGTGTTTGATCGAGGTTAAACCCAAAAAACAAACAATAAAACCCGAGCAACCCAAATCAAAACGAATCTCCAAATCCAAGTTGTTTGAGATTAGAAATTGGCTGATTAACTCTGCAAAATGGGAAGCAGCAAAAGACTACTGCACAGATCGCGGTTGGAAATTTCGGATTCTAACAGAAGAAAACATCTTCGGTAAGGCTGGAAAATGACAAAACAACAAGTAGTAAAAGTCCTAAAAGGGATGCAAGGAACGAATCTTCAACTTGGAGATGACCGAACAACCCGTTGGTTGGCAACAAACCTATCCAAAATCAAAACAACCATGAATCAAAGAAACTTCATAGATTCAGGAAAAACAGTTATTCGAAAAAGTCTGACTCCTGGCAAGATGGTGTTCTATGGATATAGCCCCAAAACAAAAGATCAACTCATGTTTTGGGATGAATTTCCAATTACCATCATCCTACATCCTCAAAAAGATGGATTTCTTGGTCTCAATTTGCACTATCTACCTCCGTCAGGAAGGGCAAATTTTTTAAACAATCTTCTTAAATATGTCTCCGACCCCAATTGGATAGCACACAATAACACAAGCGTAGAGTTCAGAGTGACCTATGGGATGCTTAAGGGGTCAGCGATCATGAAGGCATACCGACCATGCATCAAGCGATATTATTACAAACATATCGTATCAAAGGTTTCATTCATCTCTCCTCATGATTGGAAGACTGTTCCTTTCTTCCCTTTAGACAGATTCAAGGGCGCAAGCCGAAGCGATATATGGGCACTCGCATGATAGATACTGTATAGAAACATGGATACAAGCAGAATACGACCAGTTACGCCAGTTAAGAATCCCGAACCATCATTTCAGGATTCTGTCTATGGTCGCGCACGAGATACGGGATGGGCATCGGGGAACCGTTGGCTCACGATGATATTCCCCAACCAACAGGTGCGAGATGCCATTGGCATGAATTTTGTTGTAGATGTTGCACGATTGGCAACTACATGCAAATCTGTAGCCATGAACGAACAGTCATGGTATAGCACCGAACAAAACTATATCGATGCAGGGCCAAGCCGCGTATTTCCATACAAGAGAAATACGAATAATGCTTCGGGTATAAAAATTCAGTTCAACTGTGGTACTGATATGTTTGAGAAGGAGTTTTTCGAGACATGGCTCAGATATATTCAGAATCCAGTTACTCGCCAATGGCGATACTATGACGAATATGCAAAGGGCAGTGAAATATTCCTAATGTTGCTCCCCAACCATGTTCAGAATTTTGAAATGGCAATGCAAGCAATGAATAATGGTCAAATTGTTGGATATCGGTTTACTGAAGTCTATCCATTTTCGTTGAATATGAATGGTGGATCTCTAAACTATACAAACATCAATGAACCGCTGTTCTCGGATATTGGATTTATGTATCATGACATTCTTCCACTTTTACCCGACCGAATCGTATACAGCAACACATTGCCCACAGTAACGGATACGGGATATCCTGTTATTGAAAGAGATAGATTCAAAGATATCCTGATGGCAAGTCAGTTGGGCATTGACAAGGCAGTCAACGGGTTTGCTCTAGGAACGATTGCAGAGCGTGGAGCGTTCAATGCTGTCCGTCAGCAACAACAGAGCATCCTGACGGCATATACACGGCAACTAGAGGAATATAAAGCACAGGATCTCCCCCGAGGCGTAGATGGTAGAGTTGTATATGCAACTCCAAGACAGGGCGGTCTACAGGGAATGCTGACTCAAATGTCGCAAGTTCAAGGATTTTTTGGAGAAGGCTTCTTTGGCAACGGATTTAACCCCTAACTTTTCATCATAGGAGATCGTAATGGCACTTTCAGGAATTCTCGCATCAGTACCGAAACATCAGACAACTTTGCCTGTTAGTGGCAAAAAGATTGAGTATCGTCCATTTATTGTCAAAGAGGAAAAAATCCTCTTTATGGCATCAGAAAGCAAAGACGAAAAAACAATCAATAGTGCAATTCGAGAAGTAATTTCGGCATGCACGGGTGGGACTGTTGATGTATTCAAGTTGCCGATTGCAGATATGGAATACCTATTTCTCCAATTGAGAAGTCATTCTGTTGGAGAAACCGCAAAACCAAACATTAAATGTTCAAAATGCGAGATTCCGAATGAATGCGAAATCAATCTCAAGGAGATTAAACCAACCATAGATCCAAAGCATACCAAAGTAATTACGGTTGTAGATGATATCAGCATACAGATGCGATATCCAACCATGGACGATCTTCAAGATATTACCACACAATCCGATGTCGAACGAGCACTTACAATATTGGTCAAATCGATTGATAAGGTGTATCAGGGCGAAATCATTCATAATGCTGCTGAGATGGACGAAGCAGAAGTTCGCAACTTTGTGGAAGAACTAACACAAGATCAATTCAAGCGGCTCTTTGAGTTCATTGAAACCATGCCCAAATTGGAAAAGAAAGTTGAGTTTAAATGTAAGAGTTGTGGGCATGAAAATACTACAGTACTCAAGGGGATCACAAGTTTTTTCTCGTAGCCTCCACTCATGACAATTTATTGAATATGCTCTCGGTTAACTTTGCGATGATGCAGAATTTTCACTACACACTTGAAGACCTTGAAGGCATGATGTCATGGGAACGGAGGATTTATATCGAACTGCTGATGCAGCATCTAAAGGAAGAAAAAGAGAGAATGGAATCGATGAAGAGTCAGGAACGATAAAGGATAAGTCAGATGGCAGGAGAACCAACAAATCAATCGGGACAGCCAACGCCACCCATCAATCAAGATGGAATTGCTATTCCTATTCAAACTCCTCCTCCACCACCGTCTCTTAAACCCACATTCGATCCTGAAAAAGAAAAGGCGGCAGCAAAGGCACTTGAAGATTTTCAAGCAACCATAAATGCAGTTGAAAAGGATTCTCAAAAATACATAGCAACGCTTAAGAAACTTGAGCAAGTCGAGTCTAAGCATAGCGAAAAAAAGCAAAAAGTTCTTGCTGCTGAAGATAAAAGATTAGAGTTTGAACGCAAATCTGCAACTGAAAATAAGAAGTTCAGAGATTCCGCAGGTGAGTGGAAATTGTCTATTGACGGCGCAAGAGAAGCAATGGATCTGCATGAAGCAGATCTTAAACTCTATAATCTAGAAATTGAAAAAGCAACAAAAGAACAAAATGCTGCAAGAGTAGAACTGTCCGAAGTTCGACAGGCTGCTATATTGGAAGGAAGTCAGCGGAAACAAACTGAACGATCATTAGAATCTCTCAAGACCACAATCCTTAATACTGCTAGTAATATGGCAGATGTTCTTGGCCCTGAAATGGGCAAAATGTCTAAGGCATTCCAAGGAGTGTCTGATACCTTTACTGAAATACAGCAAAGTGCAAAAATCAGAGACAACGAAATTGGACTGCTAAGAACATTAGATGCCAAAAAACGAATAGTCGAAGATGCCAAATCGGGGATTATTCAAAGAGAAAAACTCAACGAAATTCTTGCAAAAAAGAATGCAGAAACAGAAGGAACAAAACTCTCAGATTCATTGAGTGCCACGGGCGGTATTGTGGGATTGAAAGACATCAAAAGCGAACTTGATGCTATTGTTTCGGCAGAAATGGCACTATATTCAATCAAGAATCCTGAGGCAACTGCACAAGAGACAGAAGAATATCGTAAGCAATTTGCAATGAAAAGCAAAGAGACGATTCGTGAAAATCTGTTAATCAAGACAAAAAGAGAACTGACCTCAATCGAAGAAAAACAGATTCTCAAGAAGATGGCTGACAAAAATGTTTCGAGACAGATGGCAACGACCATGGTCGCGAGAGATCCTGAAATGATTAAGGAGCGTCAGGAGGCAAAGGAACGAGGCACTCAAGTTGTCGATGGACTGGATCGTATTGCGGATACTCAACTCGCCACACTGAATCACACAAAGGCAGAAGATATTGCAGCGGCAGAACGAGATGCAGAAGCCAATACAGGAACTCCTAAGTGGGCATCGATGCTCACTGATAGCATTGCAAATCTAAAAGATCAACTTGGAGGTCTGTTTGATAAGGATAGTGGTATGTTCAAAAAAATCCTTCTTGTTTTGGTTGTGGGAATAGGTGCGGTAGTTGGTTATCTCTTTACCAAGATTATGTTTATCATATCCCTGATAAAACTCATTCCTTTTGGAATTGGCAAGGCATTTGGTGTTGTATTTTCGGGAATTGGTTCGGGAATTATGCGAATGTTTTCGGGTATTGGGGAATTTCTTTCACCCCTCACAAAAGGATTTGCAGCACTCTCTAAGATTTTTCCAGCAACGGCAGGTTCTCTTGGGTTATTTGGAAAAGCATTCATGTTTGGATTCAAAATTCTTGGGAAGTTTTTCTTCTATGCTCAACTCGTTGTTGATGCACTCTATGGTGCATATAAAGGGTTTCAGGAACTTGGGAATATTAAAGGAGCAATTCTCGGAGCAGTGTCTCAAATTATCAGCGGACTGACTTTTGGACTGCTCGATTTCAAAGACATCTTTGACTTTTTAAATAACACAATCGGAGACACAATCGGAGGACTTATCGATGCGATATCTGAATATATCATGGGAGGATATAACCTACTGATCAAACCTTTCATTGATGCTTTTAGTAATATTGTGGCGATATTCCAAGGCGGTGGTGGGATGTTCTCCAAAATCCTAAAATCAATATATGAAATGTTTTTTGCAATTGCAAAGTATCTGATCGGACAATTGATAATGACATTTATTAGATTGCCCATACTGTTGCTTAAGGCAGCATTTTATGTAATCAAATTTTTCTATTACGATCTTCCCAAGATGCTTGTGGATGCACTTACCTCAACCGTAACTTGGTTATGGAATTGGGTTACAAGTGGAGAATGGTTAGAAGATATTGCAAATTTTGGTGAGTGGCTTAATGACAAACTAGTCAGTTTTTTCACAGATATTATCAATTCGATTGCCGATGCGCTTGGTGAGATTCCTCTTGTTGGTGGTTCGATTAAGGCTGCATTGGGAGGTGGCACACCCGCAGCATCTCCTCTTGCAGTTGCAGCAGAAAAAACAAACAAGGTTATGGAAGACACAAACAGTGCAGTTTCTTCCATGGCACAAAGCAATACAAACATTGCAGCAAATACACAGAACACATACAACAGTTCATCTAGCACTCCCCTTGGAAAAGCAGGAGGTGGTGTTCAGTATGCTAATATGTCTTCACAATCATACAATGCAAATGCAGTTAATGCCGCAACAACAAATGCATCCACTGCTCAATATAATGCAACCAAGCAAAACAACCCCACCAACATAAGTGCCCCCACCACAAATGTTCTCGGTGGTGGGGGCGGGGGCGAATCTATTATGTTGTCTCCGACTTCAAATCGGAATACAGAGCCTACATTCCGTGCTCTGCTATTTCAAGAGTGTCCTTCACTCTAATCAGTCATCATCATCTGCTAACTTCTTGAAGTAGGCAAAGGCATCTTCGCCTTCATCTTCAGTCTTTGCTCCCTTTGCAGGAGCCTTCTTTGCCACCTTCTCTTCTCCAAAACTAGATGCTGCCATAGACTTCATCTTGCTACGAAAGTCCTCAGGCTGTGCTTCCTCTGCATTGACGGCAGAACCCTCTGCTGCGCCTCCCTTAAGAACCTGATCCATTCGACCCTTGAGTTCCTCATATGCCTTGAACTGATCAGGAGCAACAAAGGGCTGAAGAGGATACTGTGACTTCCACAGAGCCTCAAGACGCTTGTCATCGCCATCAAACACTTCCGACTGTGGCTGAAACGCACTCTTGTCATAAGAGACATAACCCGATTCGAGATGTGCCTTCAACTTGAAATTTGCGCCCTGCCAAAAATCAAACGGATTGAACTTTGTCTCATCGGGAGATGCAGGGCTTGTTGCTTCCTGCAACTTATCAAAAATCTTCTTGCCAAACTTATACAAGAAAACCTTTCCCTCATTCTCGCGATTAGATGGATCACTCACCACAAGGATATTGGCAATGTATGACAACTTGCGCTTACGATCACGCGCAATTCCCTTGTTCGATTCAATGCCGCTGTTCCACAACTCTGTATTTCCTTCACACACAGGACACTTCTTTCCAACGGTGGTTGGGCAATTCTCAATCATCCAACCGCCCTTGCCTTGGAATCCGTGGGAGAACAGTCGAACCCATGGAATGTCTTCTCCCTCTACAGGTGCAAGGAAGCGAATGACTGCATATCCGTTTCCGCTCTTGTCTCGCTCAAGAGTCCAAAAGCGATCATCCTCATAACTACCCTTGGTATTGACCTTTGTCATTTCCTTAGAGAGGCGATCAATCGCGGACTGAGCATTCTTCTTCATACTTGAAAAACCTGACATGTTTTGTATCTCCTTGTGTTTGTTGTATAGTAAAACGATTTAGTTTATTGTATCACAAAATAACCAATCAGTCAAGGGGGAGTTTTGACTTTTTCCCGCCTTTTAGCATGTTTTTATTCTCAAACTCTGCTTTCAATTTTTCCCGAATTGGCTTAGTTACCAACTTTGCAACCGATTCAGGCTCAATTCCATGCTTTTCGCAAAGTTCAAGAATTGCATCGATGTATTGACCATCCTTGCGATCTCGACACAGTTCTTCGATCTCTTTGCTGAAAGTAGTTTCGATGTTAATTATTGATCCCATTATGGCATACTTTCTTCGTTAACATCGTTTGTCATTTGAATTGGCATTTCGTCAATTGTATCAACCCATCGAGCAATACCTCGCTCAAATTCTTCGGTAGTCAGAAGAATTCCAATCTGTTCTCCCTTTTCCGTCATGAATCGAATGCAATGAAATCGTTCCTTTTGTGGAGGAACGATGGGTTCGAGCCTACGAGACAATGTAAATCCAAACCAATTAAGTATTTTTTTGAGCCAATTCATTAGCAATCTCCTGTACTTGCTTAAAGTTATATTTTTCCCAATACGAACGAATGACATTTGCCAAACCTTCGCGATAATCGTTTCGGTGTTCGACAAACTCTTGTGACGAGCCGTCATCCGATACAATCAAAACAACAAGGTCTGTAATTCGCTGCCCTGTCCGTTCTTCCCACATATACGAATATGCAGTCGCCTGATGAAAGTAATTTGTGATCCAAGACTTCTTCTTTTTCTTTGAAGAGGTCTTGAAATCGATGATTGCAGGATTTCCATTATACTCTCCGATGCAATCTGTTCTTCCCGCAAGCATCAGATGATCAGACCATAAAGGTCGTTCGATTGCATAGATTTCTCCGATGTTTTTCATCATTGGCAGAAGTGCATCAAAACGCATTGAATCTTCTTCGCTTGTTGGGACAGTACCATCTGTGAGGTATTTCTCAGCAAGCAAGTGCATCTGATTTCCTCTTGCAATTGCCTTCTGAGAGGTCTCTAAATTCTTTGGATCTGTACGCCACTCTTTCCACTTCTCAGCATCTAGATGATTTACAACCGTGGTAACCGAAGGATACCACTTGTTCTTTGTTGGGGATTTATAGTATCGACCCACACCATCTGCTTCGACTGACGGCAAGAATTCTTTATCTGAGTTGATCATAATTAATAGTCTCTCATTCCATGTCTAGGATGTGCGGTTTTAATCTTTGAAATTACTTCTTTGAATCCGCTATCGGGACGAACAATACCAAGACGAACAGGATCAATAACAGGCGGTGCAGTTGGAATATACTGTTCGACTTTCTTCTCCCCACACTTGGGGCACGGAGTCTTGCATGGCTTGTCGTTGTCTTTCATTCGGAGGAATTCCTCGAATGTGTGTTGGCAAGCAAGGCAGATATAATCATAATTAGGCATAATATGTACTGTATTTATGTGGTATTAACAAACCAAGAAGGAGGGCTTGTTTTAGACCATTTGGCAAAACGCTTCTTGTCTCCGATATAGTAATTGCGATATGCCGTGACTGCATCATCTGTTTTATAATGCTCAGGCATTGCTTGTGCAAACGGAGACAATTGTCCTTGCCTGATATTCGCAGGTAAGGTAGAAAGATAATCATTGACTAGCCCACACATTGAATGCTTCTTAGAATACCGATCTGTGTATTCTTTCAGAAGACCCGTTGTATGTTGCCATAGCCACATGTAATTGTCACTGCCCTGCATTACCCATATTGTGCATGGGTGATTTACCATAGCAGGTAAGCACAATTTTGCATCTCTAACAGTACAGGGATGTACCCAATGTTTGAGTTTTCGATTGGACTTTGAAATCCTAATGGTGGCATTACCATCCAACACACGATGTGCCGTTGATAGCATCTGTGCACTTTCTACTATCATTTTTACAACATGTTTGTCGCAAAGATCATGAGCGGCATCAAGTGGATTGGGTTGTACTGCAAAAATATTCATAGGATTAGTCCATAAAGGAACCATTGCGCCACAGGTGTCCCAATCGATGCATTAGAATATCCCATCCCAATCCAAGCCATGTGTCTGATTGATAACTGCCTTCAGGACACTGCATGGAGTATGTGATGGTAAGTACAGTCTTAGCCTTCGGGGTACGCTTCTTTGGAGTTGTCTTGGTCTTAGTCATTGTTGGATCCTCCCATTGATTCGACATTTTTTTCCTTTACCCAAAAAGTTTCAGGCCCCCATTCAGGGCTGTGGGTGGTTACTAGGTACTGCTTTCCCCAATTTGGGTGAACTTCAACACGCCGAACGATTGCAATTTTTTGCTCTTCGCGCAGCCATACCTTGATTTGTGGAGTAGTTTTATACGCTGTTTCGTTAGTGTCCATGAGATTAAACCTTGTAAAGAAGTTAAGATTAGTTACAGTATAGCACAAATTAAATCGGTGTCAAGTGGCATGCTAAATATAGGCGAGGTACATATTATGCCAACTACACTATCAATCCCTGAAGTCGTGAAGAAAATTTCGCAAACCGCACAGAGCAAAGAAGATGTCATTCGAATGCTCAGAGAAAACAACAGTCATGCATTTAAACTGTTGCTTCAGTATGCATTCATCGATACCTCTAAGTGGTATCGCCAAGATCTGCCGCCATACACCCCCGACAATGCACCCGAAGGACTTACTGTATCAAGTCTGTTCCAGGAAGTCAAAAGACTTTATATATTTAAAGAGTCATACAACCTTCCAAAAGAACGCAAAGACATTCTGATGATTCAACTGTTGGAAGCGATTCATCCTGATGAGGCATTGATGGTCAAAGAACTGTTCAGTGGAACTTTTTATGGATACGGGATCAACAAGCAACTCGTACTTGATGCATTTCCCGATATTGCTGCTACGGTAGTTTCTTCTTAAATATTGCCATTGCATACTTGGCAAGGTAGTAAGAATCTACAATATCAGAGACAGGACTTGAACACTCCTTGCTTTCCTTGTCCATTGTTTTCATCAGATCGATATTTGTATCTTTGACAAATGACGAATGCATCATACATTTATCGGAATTCCCCTTACCTGTGGCAAACTTTTTTAGTGCAGCAGGTGCAATAGTATCAAATCGAATATTGTGTTTCCATAACTTATGCTTAAGCAATCCGCAGTTCTCGCCGATGTGAAAAACCTTTCCCTTGGCTCCCATGGCATAATCCTCTATGACGAGTATGTCGGGTTCAATCCCACATTTGGCGACAGCCCATTCGGCAATAAGATCAAAACGGTGCTCAGGACAGAGGTAGTCGGGATAGGGATCACCTGTCCAAGTCATGAAACCGCTGCTGTAAGTAACTTGATTGCGTTTGACCGAGGTCAGGAACCAACATTGGACTTTGTCCCCATCGATGAGAGTGACAGCAGGTGAGGTCATAGAGTAGTCGATTCCTAGTGCTTTCACAAAAGTATGTATTGTCTTTATCTGAATTTGAGGTAGAATATACAACATGAATATCGAACGAATTAAAGAACTAGTTGAAATTGATCTCAAAATCGATGGCACTGAATTGGGCGATGAATCAATTCGTATCCCACAACTACACAGCAAGTATCTTAACATCTACCACGATGAGTGTCTGATCCTTCGTAAATTGGATGTAGACTTCAAAATTCTCCGCAAGCAAAAATGGGAATACTACAACGGAAAGATGTCTCAACAAGAACTTGCCACACTTGGATGGGAGCCTTTTGGTCATCGAATCTTGAAGCAGGATTTGGATATTTACTTAGAATCCGATACCGACATCATAAAGCACGAATCAAAGATAGACCTACAGAAAGCAAAGGTAGAGTACCTAGACTCTATTCTCAAAGGAATTAACAATCGGAATTGGGTAATTCGAAATGCAATTGAATGGAGAAAGTTTATGAGTGGGGTTATCTAAATATAATCAATGCCTGTAATTGAAGTCCGTAGTATGAATACCGCCAACCTTCGAATTGTTACGGAGAATGGTATTGCATATGAATTACAGGAGTACTTTACATTCGATGTACCTGGAGCAAAGTACACACCCGCCTTCAAGAGGCGAGTATGGGACGGGAAAGTGCGACTGTTCAATGCATACTCGGGATTAATGCCCGCAGGATTGATGGACTATCTTGCAACATTCTCCAAAGATCGTGGATACGAACTTCAAGTTGATTCTGCAATTGCACAACCTGAAATTAAATTCAACTGCGATAAAGTTCGTGAGTTCATGAAATCCTTAAACCCTACGGCAAGAGGGTTACCACTAGATCCGCATGACCATCAAGTTGATGCAGTATGTCATGCACTCAATCAGTCAAGATGTGTTCTGCTATCTCCAACGGCAAGCGGAAAGAGTCTTGCAGTCTATTCCCTGTGTAGATACTATCAAAGTGCAATTGCTCCCAATCGTAAAATCCTAATAGTGGTTCCTACCATTTCGCTTGTTGCTCAACTGTATGCAGATTTTAAAGATTATTCAGCACAAACCAAATGGAATGTTGAAAACAATTGTCATCGAATTACTGCGGGTGAGGCAAAACTAACCGACAAGCAGATTGTAATCTCGACATGGCAAAGCATATACAAACTACCAAGAGCATGGTTTGATAACTTTGAAGTGGTTATTGGAGACGAAGCACATCTCTTCAAAGCACAGAGTTTGAACGGGATCATGAACAAACTAATTGACTGCCCTTATCGAATTGCACTTACAGGCACTCTTGATGGCAGTAAGATTCATAAATTGGCGATTGAGGGGTTATTCGGCCCTGTGTACCAAGTGACCACAACAAAAGAACTGATGGAGAAAAACCTCTTAACGAATTTAAGAATCGAATGCATCATGCTTCGATACCCTGCTGAAATTCGAAAGACAGTGTGTGGATTAGATTATCACGGAGAGATTGAATGGCTGATCAACTGTGAGAAGCGAAACGAATTCATCACTTCACTTGCATCTGCAACCCGTGGTAATACTCTTGTCCTTTTCAATTATGTTGAGAAGCACGGAAAGCCACTATTCGAAAACATCAAAAAGTGTGCCACGAATGTAATAGAAAATCGCAAGGTGTTCTTTGTAGCAGGGGAAACTGAACTCGAACAGCGCGAAGGAATTCGAAACATTGTAGAGCAAGAGGAAAATGCAATCATTGTTGCTTCTTATGGAACATTTAGTACAGGAATCAATATTCGAAGTTTGAAAAATATCATCTTTGCAAGCCCATCCAAGAGTCGAATTAGAGTTCTTCAGAGCATTGGTCGGCAATTAAGAAAGTGTGATGGGAAGCATATTGCCAAATTGTATGACATTGCAGATGATCTTCACAGCGGAGAAACACTAAACTACACCCTTCAGCATTTTCTGAAACGAGTTAAGATTTATGAGTCGGAGCAGTTCAGATACAAGTTGATAAAGATGCCAATTGATTTGAAAATTCAAAGACCCAAAAAGGATCACACATGACGCAAGTTTATCCAATACGATTGATTCGATTGATGACGGGTGAAATGCTAATGGCAGGGATATCGGATGGTGGTAAGTTGTCATATGTATTGGAGTGCCCAATGGTTTTGATTGCTGTCACATCATCAAGACAAAGAGAGAATCAGATTCAAGAAGTAGCGGTTATGCTAAAAAATTGGATTGAATTTACTGCTGATGAGTACTATATCATCTCCAAAAAGGCAGTAATGTGCATCATGAAACCAACAAGAGAAATTCTTGCAGACTACATTCAGGCAAAAATACATTCAGACATTATGGGCGATATGATCGATAGCGGATTGTCTGAAGGTAAATCTATCAATGACTTGAGTGATGAAGAAGACTCGCAGGATGAAAATTCTGAGGATGGGGATAGCGAACCATCATGGGATGATGAAGAGTATGACGAGTTTCCAGGTTGGGGTGGAGATCCACGGCTCTAGGTACTTAAGTACTTACTATACTCAGTACTTACTATATTACTCAAAGGAGTACATTAAGTACTAGTAACTTAAGTAACTTAATCCACCCCTTGAACTCAAGTGTATCTAGTATCGGAAATCGGTAAATTGTCTTTGATTTGAAAATTTGCTAAAAGAATTTTACAGAAGACACTTTACATTAGTGTAAATTGTGATATAGTCACTCATAACAAACGGAGAATAGATGTCAAAAAAGCGTGAAGGTAACCATTATATTGACAATGAACGATTCTTAAATGAACTCGTTACACACAAGGACATTGTCATTAAAGCAAAAAAAGAAGGCATCAAACCTCCTGGAGTGAACAACTACATTGGACAATGTTTCTTAGACATTGCAAACAATCTATCTAAGAAACCCAATTTTGCAAATTACACATACAAGGACGAAATGGTATCAGATTCAGTTGAAAACTGCATCATGTATGCTACTAACTTTGACCCATTGAAATCAAGAAATCCTTTTGCCTTCTTCACTCAGATAATCTACTATGCGTTCCTTCGAAGAATTCAGAAAGAAAAGAAGCAACTGTATATCAAGATGAGATGCTTTGAGGAAAATGATCCCACAGGAAGATTTCGTAATTGGATGGAGAAAGAGCACTCCAAGTATGAAGATACAGGACTAAGTCCGTTTGCAGATTTCATCCCAAGCGAAACACAAACAACAGAATCTCTTAAACCGAAAAAGAAAAAGCGAGTTCGTAAAGGTGAAATTGAACCACCTACATTGGATTTAGAAGATAAATGATCGCAGTTATCAACGATACACATTTTGGCGCAAGAAACGATAGCCCAATTTTCCTAGAGCATTTTCTAGAATTTTGGGAAACTACCTTTTTCCCAACACTTGAAGACAGAGGGATCAAGCGAATTATTCATTTGGGTGACTTTCTTGATCGAAGAAAGTACATCAATTTCCACACACTCAATCAAGTTCGTACTCGGTTCCTAGAGCCACTATCAAAAATGGGAATTGAAATGGATATTACTCTTGGGAACCATGATGCGTTCTTCAAGAACACCAACCGATTGAATTCTATTGTTGAGTTGTTTGCAGGATATTCGAATATTCGTATTCATGAATCTCCTACGATTCTTGATCTTGGCGAAATGAAGGTGGGTATTGTCCCATGGATCACCAAAGAAAACGCCCAAGCATGCCTTGATTTTATTCAATCAGCAACAGTTCGTGTTCTCATGGGGCATTTTGAAATCAATGGATATGAAGTTCTACGGGGAGTAGAGTTTCATGACGGGATGGATCCCAATATTCTCAGTGGATATGAAGCAGTCTACAGTGGACATTTTCATTGCAGACACAGCAAGGGATCGAATATTCATTATCTTGGTACACAGTATCAGATGACATTTGCAGATTTAGGGGAGCGTAAGGGATTCCATATACTTCATCCTAGAACAGGAGAAATGGAATTTGTCGAAAATCCATGTCAGATATTCCATCAGATTGAATATGACGATGCGAACCAAGACTATACCCTACTTAACTGCAAGAAATTCAAAAACACCTATGTCAAACTCTTGGTCAAGAACAAAACTCGACCCATCATGTTTGATTCGTTAGTTGACCGACTCAATGATGCTCCTGTTCATTCGGTTACGGTTACCGATCAGTCGGAAAAAGACACGAATACAAAATCTTTTACGGTGGACATGTCCAAGGACACACTGACCCTGATTTGTGATGAAATCGATACCATGGAGAGTGTGGTTGATCCTGTTCGGTTAAAAACTCTTGTTCGTGAGATATACAGCGAGTCTTTGCAGGGCTAAATATGGTTAATGGCTAAACCATATCATGTTCTCATATCGGATATACAGGAGTGGAGTACTGCTCCCGCAAGAAGCGGGACGGGATATGTCGTTGACATAATGTCTCGAACAGGCAAAGCAAGTACTGCCAAAAAGCCTTCTATACGCCAACTAAAAAATAACTCACCCTCTCGCGTTGAAATTGGGAAACTAAAGAATGCAAACTGGGGTGCAGGGGGAATCACATGATCTTTGGTAACAACGGAAGCATATCGGTTATTGCAGCAAAAAATATGGTGGGTTATGATATTTTCTTGACTTCAGACTTCACCAAAGAGTTTACAAATGGTGAATCAGTTTCTTTTTACTATCCACCCGAACATCCCAATGCAAATCAAAAGTATCAATTCGGTCTTGTCAATGGAAGTAAAACCACCACTCCATGCACCATGTCATCAGAAGATACAAGGACTATAAATTCTGAGGATCGAGAACTCAAATTACTGAGAGACTTTATATATCCATACCAGACTTCTCTTTTTTTGGGAATGAATCAGAATACATCATCGATTCTTCCTCTGAGTGATGATGGAATGTCGGGTGGGAGTGGTTATGATGGTTTCTTGCTCAAGGGATCGGTCATATATGGAGAATCGAGCGGAGCAAAGCGTTACTATGCAGGGCCGTTTAAAGGATACAGTAAGGAAATTGAGTCGGTATGTCAGGGCACTACTGCAATGAATATCATGGATGGCAGCGATTGCTTGGGTTGGCTCAAGGGTTCTGTATATGAGAATGGATATGACTCAAAATACCATGACTTGTTTTCATATCCTGATGAGCCAAAACAAAAAGTAGATCACAGGTTTCCATATAATCGATTTTTCATGCAAAATACCCCATTTGCAGATTTAAACTACTCATGGCTAAATGTTCCGAATCGCAAGAACAGACCGATTCCCTACAATATGCTCGGCACAAGCAATAAGGGAACATATGCTGCACTCATCACGCGAAAGCATGCATTAGTTTTAAACAGTAGAGATGTTGCTCCTGAAAATCTAGTATTCTACTCTCTATCCCAAGGTCTTACTTCTGTTGCAGTATCCTCCTCTGTCAATACATTTAAGGAAATGTGGGATGCAATTGGGTTTGTGAATGAAAATTCAAATGCAACAACACTAGAAAATTTCAATGCTCTTTCTGCCTACTTTAATAATATTAAAATACTAACACTATCATCCGAATTACCTTCTGATGTAACCCCTATATCTCTGTATGACAATTACGGAAGTGATAAGGTATTATATTCTATGGTATTCGATCAAGAAGGTCGTGGACATCATTCGGCATTTTGCCCACCACTGACCAAAGATTCGATATCGGGTACATCAGACATTCGACTTGATACAAACAACACATGTAATGTGATATCCGAATCCATGGCATTTCCAACGGCACTTTCAAATACCACTACCGCAAAGATAATGAGTGGAGATATTGGAAGTCCCGTAATCACATACAGTGACTCTGTGCCTGTCCTTATGGGATTTTTGTCATCCTATGATAATGTAGATGATGCGGTAATTGGAACAACAACAGGATTGGAAATAGGATCCACTAAACTGTATACCTTTCCATGGGGATATTCATATAGCCCAATAAGCATATTGAATCTCTATTTGGGATTGGGCGGATGTCAGGCAAATTCACATCAAATTCACGAACGGACAATAGACCAATATCCATATCCCAATGGACAAAATTCAATTGTTAATTCCGATTTTAATTCTCTTATTACAACATTTAGATCTCTTTTTGGTGCACGAGATATAGATATAACCGATTATGGAGAAGAAGTAGACGGGCGAGTGAGAGATGCCGTGCGGGAGATGGAGTGTTTTGGCAAGTACTGGATGGCCATGGTGGAATGTAATATAAAAATGTTGGGTGCAAAAGGATGTGAATGTGATAGATATAGCCAAGAACGCACTGCATGTAGTGCGATTCAGTTGTATTTTTGTGCTGATAAACTGTGTGATATGATGAGACGAGTATATAGAGATATTATACGGATGCCTTTGGATCTTGAGTGTCCTAGTGTATGGGACAAGGACGCATGGGAGACATACAAGAAGATGGGACAATTTGTAATGTTCACGGCGACCGCACTTGGTCTTAACAATATAACTCTATGTGAGTATTATCGTCTAGTGAAAGGGGGTGGATTGGACTATTGTAATAATAATACTCCTTCTATTGGTTGTAATGGAGAAGCGACTACTCCCATTTTACCCCCATCACAAGCATGTGACGCATTCATGGAAGCAAATTGCCCACCACCAGGGCCGCAAGTATTTCATGACGATTTTTATAGTCGGCTTATGGGGTGTTACTTGGGTCGATATGTTTCGTCTGGCGGCGAACAGACTGAGGAATGGCACCGCACGACACTTGCAGAGTGTGCGAGGATAAATTGCCCAGGTGGAGGTTTAAATGGAACAGACCCAGGATGCCCTAATATATCATGCGATGAACTTGTGCTTGCCATAACCACTGGGCAACTTCCTAAAAGATGTGTTGGCAAACACCCTATCACCAATAATAAACTTCCACTTGTAGGCCCATATGACGATCAAGGGCCGATATCACCAGTGCCCGAGAATTGTGAAATACCTGAACCTTAACTAACCATGCTAAATACCTGATCACTAGGAGATATACAATATGAGCGAAATTCTACTATTCAGATTAAATTCGGGCGAAGAAATCATTTCAAAGGTAATTGATACCACATCTGATTCTTTTACATTGAAGTCACCCGCCATTCTTTTGCCACTCGGTAATGGTCGATTGGGTCTTGGCCCATGGTTACCATACTGCTATACCGAAAGTTTGGTGTTGCCATCAAAGGCAATTGCATTCGTTGCTAATCCAAAGACTGAATTGGCAAATGAATACAGCAGCAGTTTTGGATCGGGTCTTGTTGTTCCTGATCGGGAAATTCAAGAGTCTGCACCATCGCTCAGACTTATCACCGAATAATCTTACGATATTCGGCTGAAATTTCCGCGCTTGACAAACTGTATGCATCTGTCAAATTTGTCCTGAAGCACTTCCTTCGGCTTATGGCTAATCACAAAGGTATTTGTACCTGTCTTTGTGCTTGCCATAATGTCGAGGAAGGCATCAGTTGCCTGATCATCTAGACTTCCATCGAGGATTTCATCTAGTATGAGAAGATTGGTTGTGATTGAATTCTTTGTTGAAGCAATCGCTCTCCATGCAAAAAGCAAAGCAAGATCAATCTTCTTCTTCTCACCCTCGCTGAATGATGCATAGGTGAATATGTCTCGGTGTCTTGATTTGATGGTTTCGTTGAACTCTTCGTCTAAGTTGAAGTTGACAAAGAAATTCATCTGTGTCAGATACTTGTTGATTGTATCGTTGATGATGGGGATATAGTTTTTGATGATTCGGCTTTTGATTCCCGAATCCTTAAGAAGTGTTCCTGCAAGGGAAAGATAGTGCTGCTCTTCAATCAGATCACGCTTTTCCTCTGCTGCTTCTTCTTGTAATGACATTGCATCCGAGAGTTCTTTTTCAACATCAACTGTCTTGACTGTTTTCTTGGTAGTCAGTGTCTTGATGTGTTTCTCAGTAGATTCAATTTCGTTTGTCTTTTTGACAATGTTTGTATTGTGTTGCTGAACCAATACCATGACCTTGCCAATTTCTTCAATTCGCTCTTGTGAGGTTAGGATCTCATTTGCAATATCTTCAATTGCTTTTTCCATATCTGTTGATTTTGCATTTCCTCGTGCAATAGCAGATGTTTTGAATTGCTCATCAATTTTTTGTGTGCATGTTGGACAGTGATCGTTTGTTTCATAAAATCCAATTTCTTTTCGAAGAGTTGTCATCTTCTTTTGAATTTGTGATTTGATGTTTGTGTATTTTTCGAAATTTTCTTTGATAGAATTGCTATCGGTTACGGTGTCCATGTGTGACTGAACAGCCGCCAACGAATTCTTAATGTCCGTTTTTGCATCAAGTATTGTTTTGTTGGCAGCAGCGACCTGCTCTGCTTCCCATTCAGAATCAACTTCGTTCCTTCGCTTTTCTTCTTCAGACATTCGAACAAGCACATTCACTCGTTCTTTTTTAATCGCAAGAGCAGTTTCTGAATGTTGCAGTTCTTCTTTGTTGTTGCTTATGCGTTCTTTGAGGTGTGTGTTCATGGAAGAGAAAACACCAATATCTAGAATGCTTTCGACAACAGATCTTCGTTCCGCAGCGGTTAGTCGCATGAACGGTATGTAATTTGCAGAACCAAGAATGACTACCTGACAGAACGATTTATAGTTCATGCCAAGAACCAATTCCTCAAGCATCTTCTGACCGTCTCTTGATTTTGAATCCTGATCCAACAATTTTCCATCTTTGTGGATTTCAAATACCTTGGGTGCTAACCCACGAATGATCTTGTACTCTGCTTTGCCATCAGAGAAGTCTACCTCTACCCTACAGTCTTTTTCGTTTACCGAGGATACTAGTTGTGGTAGGTTTATATTTCGATAAGGCTTATTAAATAGGACAAAGGTAAGAGCATCTAAAAGAGTACTCTTACCTGCCCCATTTTCACCCAATACAAGGGTGGTTTCTGTTTTGTCAAATTGCATTTCCGTGAAGGTGTTTCCCGTGCTGAGAAAGTTCTTCCAACGGATATTTTTAAACTTGATCATTGTGCCGTATTCACTCCATGGTATATCACAGAATTATACCTCACAATCTATAGTATGTCAAGTTATTTATTCCACGGCATCTTAGTAGATAGCCACTTCCATGCTGGTACGCCTACGAGGGCACCTGCAATAAACATCAATACACTCCACCACATTGTTCCTAGAATATGTTCCATTAGTATCTCCTTTCTACATGTATTTAGGGTGTGAAATAATGATTGGGATAGTACTGTGATTCATCTTTTTTGTAATGTGTTCGAATTGCAGGAACAGCAACAATTGGATTTCGTGTTGTAGTTTCTGATTGTTTTTTAATTTTTCCCAATGTCGAACTAATCGATTGCAGATAGTACAAATACCAATCGGTATGTGCTGAGTCTCTACTGTATCTACTCAATATGAATCGATTGGTCTTATCTGCTCTTTGATAATTTTGCAGTGTCAAATTAACAGATGGTATTTCGCTATAGGTTTCTACAATATATGGATACAGACTGCTTTTGAATGGTGATGAGATTGATGGATCATTAAAGTTGATAATACCATTGGGGTCGGGGCCGCAGAAGCAAAGATCGGGACCACCACCGCCACTCCCCGTGGTAAATCCATAATGAGTTACAGAATAGTCAGAAGATGAAAGAAGTACTTCATTGATTAAAGTAATTTCAGCCTCATTTATTTGTTCACCACCATGCCGCAATCCAACAAGTAATGTATCCCCTTGAGGAGTTAAAACAAAGGTGGGGCTTCCACTATCTCCTACCCATACGATAGGATCCATAGTTACTGATGGGTTACTGATCAAAGAAGGGCCTTCATTTAATCCTGCTGTACTTGAGATTGGAGATGAACTGTATGACCTAACACCCCCAGATGTGTCATAACCTGCCATACCCATTGACCTCTTGTATGTCCTGCTTTGACAATCATGAACCCACATATCACGACCTTTAGGAATATCCGACACATCAGCAATAACATCGTATATACGAACATCATTGATAGGAAAATCACTTTCAAATTCCAATATAGAGTGATCTATCTGTTGAGAAAAATGAGTGACATTTACAACTTGGCGAGAATGGCGAATGCCAGACTTACCTAAGAATGTGTAGAATTCATTCTTTCGTGGAAATGTCCCACGATAGTGCTGACATATAATTGCATGTTTGGGGGAGATAAGAACTGCACATGGATTTGTTGTATTCCAAAAGTTGATACTGTTAATGTCAAACTCAATGTTATAGTATTGTGATGGATCAAACACCTGAGCAAATCCACGAGGACGAAGGGAAACTCCTGAAAAATCAACTGCCGCCCCTTGACAAAAGGGGTTAAATCCTATCTGCTCACCATAAACAAGCGGATCCCGTGTTGCTTCGGGAGAGTAGGTATGAATATCATGCTTACGGAGATTGTATGTTTTTAAGATTGCCATAGTTTTTTAGGGGTTTGGTGTGAAGGTGCAATTAAATCCATCCCATTCCGCTATGCCACATGCTTCTGAAGATTGACAACAGGCAGGAGGAACAGGATTACAATTGTCTTGGGTAGGTACGCAAATACCATCAACACATGTTGAGCAAATAGGACAAGCAACTGGTGGCGGCCCCGCACACAAATCAGGTGGTGGACATTTACAATCAATTCCTCCACTACTATCCTCTCCCCATGACTGTCCACCAAAAGTAGGAATACCTTCCGAGAATTGAGTCTCTAGTTGAACTGCTGAGAATGTTTTGGGGGCTGTTGGATTTTTTGCCGAACGCATCCATCCATTTGCTCCCGCAGCACTCTGTGATTTTTGTGTGTCATATCTTGAGACATTTACAGACTCTCGAATTTCATTCAAGTATCCCATGGTTTCATTTGAGCAGAATCTAAGAAGTTCCCTCTTTACATTTGTGTCTGTGTATCCACCGACAGGGAAATATCCATCGGAATATGCACCACCATATAGCATGTTAGAAAACATATTACGAGATCGAGTCTGTAACGAATACAGTGAATTGTTTTCACTTACATTACCTGTGCATGCTGCTTCAATCATCGAAGGGACTCCATCGCGATAGACGAATCCATCTGCTCCTCCCAATACGGCAGCATCAATCATGTCAAGTCTAAAAGTAATTAGGGGATAATAAGAATTTGCTGCATTACCCGATATTCCAATATATGATGTCCCACCAATATCCAAATAAAAACCGTCTTGGGCTGTTCTTCTCAGATATGATTCTCTGTATACTCCACCATAATCATCATATTGTGTCATTGCCCTTGATGGATATGTGCTCGATATGAGGGGATATGTTACTGCAAGTTTTGACCTTCCATATTGCGAAGCCATATCAACAAGTTTTTCGTTTCTCTTGTAGTTTGCGACAGGACTGTATCCATAAGAATAGAATGGCAATGAGGTTGCCTGTGGAATTCGAATATCGGGACACATCCAACCAATATTGCAGTTGTCTAGTACTTGTCGTTGCGGGCCATTGTTAACAACTGTTTGATAGAAGGCAGACAGTTCGCTTGGAATATTCTCCCATGTATACAGCAGACTGCTTTCTGCTGAACCTCCTGTTGGGTGTTGTGCATCCCACCATGTGGCATTGCCTGTGGTGCCATTTGTAAGCGATTTGTCCCACAGAGGTGCATTTCCCGAGAGTGGAGCATAGACAGTCTCGAACGGGAGATGAGGAAGTCCTGCGATTGCCCACTTGATATTTGGATATCGTGTTGATAACTGTCCAAACAGAGTTGTTACGCCATTGATGTATTTTTGGCAGTTATTGGACAATGCAATCGATGCCGTAGATCCTCTTGCAGGCCCAATAATACCGTCTCCAATGATTTGAACCCAATCCGATGAACCTTGAAGATCGATAATACCCAATCCCGATGTGCTGTTGTTGACGGGGAACTTTGACTGTATGTACCCCGTAACCGCCGCAGATGCCCCGAGAGCGTTCGAGAAGTAAGTAAGCCCTGCGTCTGAGACAAAGCATGCAACGAGGTTCCCTGTGCCTCCTATGTCGTTTGAAAGAGAGTTGAATAGGGCATCTACATGCTGCCCATATATCCCATAATCATTTTGTGGGAGCGAATAGGTCACTCCTGCCGAAAACACCTTGCTTGTGGCAAAGGAGTAGGCATGGTTGTAGATTTGATAATAACTGTTTGGCATAGGGTTCTCTCTATTTAGCCCTTATCCAAAATCATTATTTCTTTGCAGCATTCTTGACCAACTGCTGCCCAAATACAATAACCTTATCTACCGATTTCCCAATACATTCGTTCGAGTAGATCATCTCTGAAATCTCTCGTTCTTTGGTATGGTCATGCTTGAAACGCATTATTTCTTTTTTCGATACAGGCGTTTCGTCATGCTTGAATGTAATGTTATTGAGACCGACTAGGTCATCAAGATCATCCACCTCTTCGATATCTTTGTTTACGAATTCGTCATAGTCCAAAATTGGCAGGGTAAAGGCAGATGCCATTGCCGACCAACATTCCAAAATTTCGGTGGCATTTTCCCCAAAAGGCTCAATTGGGCGTTCGGTAATGCCATTTGGCTCACCGAGTTGATTGTAATAGGTTTCGTGAATCCCGTAGGTAACATAGTCGTTAACCCCGACTTTTTGGACTCTCTTGACAAGGCGGTAATCCCACATAGCGCACCTCCTGTTGTCATCGATGGTTGCAAGGATGCATCACGGAAACAGATCAATGACGCAGGTATTTATCAAATATCGCATACAAGAACTCAAACAGTTGTCTCCTTTTTGGTAAAACCCAATGACTCTGTAACCCATACCATAAAGAAAATATTATAAATATAACTGACTGAGGAGGATCCACTTATGGATGGTAGAAATCGTCAGTTCGTAAAACATGTGCGTGATCATTTAGCACAGTACGGCATGAAACTCATCATCGGAAAAGGCAAGTGTGTCAATGTCGATGGATTTCGTTGCTCAGGATGTTTTGATGAATCGGGTAAGGCAATTCGCATAGCGCGACATTGTAAATTTCTACCTGTATTAGTTCACGAGTATTGTCATTTTCTACAATACATCAACAACAGCAAAGTCTATGAGAAATCATACAAAGCCTCGACCATCGTTGACGGCTGGCTAAAAGGTAAAAACTATGCCCCCAAAGAAGTGAAGAGGGCATTTTTTATTGTTCGAGCAATGGAAAGAGATTGTGAGAAACGAGCAGTTCGTTTAATTGAACTGTTTCAATTGAACATCGACAAAGAGATGTATGCAAAACGCGCTCATGTGTATATCTACAGCCACTTCATGATGGAGAAATCCCGCAAGTTCTATTCATTCAAGCGGAATCCGTATTACTGTCAAAGCGTTTTACGCATCATGCCTTCGACTATGGCAGTCCTAAGCCATGTGTCAATTCCAACGAAGGTATATTCGGTTCTGTATTCTCTGATGAAATAGAATACTAGAACTTCGTTACTTCTCTTCCGCTCTCATTGACTGTGACATTTTGATTGTCAAACATGGCGCGACAATTTGTAAGATGTTCGCCACTCATGTTCAATGCGGATCGGCAGGTATTGAAGATATTGGCAAATGCGTTTTTGCCCTTCTTGCATGAACAGGTATTTGGATTTGTATAGACTGCCATCAGTATATAAAAATTACCAATTGGGCCATGTGCTTCGATTGTAGCACCACCCTTTGCATGGATTGCCATGTAAAACTCTTGCATGCTATTGAAAGTGATTTCACTCATCTGAAGGTTCTCCCGATTGTACTAGGTATTTATCAACCATTCGGAACAGCGAGTATCCGAGTTGAGATCCAAGATACACAATTGGCAAATTAACAATTGAATGGTAATTTACAAGAATCAGGGATATCCAAAATCCCAAACAATATCGACAGTTGAACAGTTCGATCATAAAGCCATTATGGTTCCATGTCATGTACTGAGAATACGAAGGGGGAATTGCAATTCCAGAATTTTGAAGTTGCTTTTCGTATTCCTTGATATGGGTAAAGTAATTTAGAAACGGAAGCAGTTTTGTAAAACTCTTTGCATAGGTGTATACAACCGATGTCTCATACAGCAAAAAGAGTAACATGACAGCCCATAATGTAGAAATCAATATATCCATGTTTATTCCTGTTAATTGGTTAGGTCTACTACTTCACATGATCCTGCACTGCATGCAAAGGTTTGAGAACTCTTAGTGGAGTCTTCCTTTTCATACTTCATCAACTCGCTCCAATCAATAGAGAGCGGAAGTTTTGCTGCTGCTGCTTCGTACTCTTCCTTGGTGCAGTCCTGATATGGAGCCTGAACATAGGAGTGATCCGAATGGGGCAAGAAACTCACACCCGATACTTCATCAAAGTGTGCATAGACCCATGCTCCCACTGCCATCCACTCATACTCCTTGACAGTCACCGTGATAGACGGCTTGTGTTCGCACCAATGTCGTTGATAAGTAAGCCACAACTCAAGATGCTGAATAGCAGTCAGGTCTGTACGGGTAATTGATCCCACAGCCTTCTGTGGGAACGAGAACACCATTGTGTGATCAGGACGCATAGCACATGGTTCAGCAGGGAATCCCTTGTCAATCATGAACTGACACATGGGATCTTTAATATCTGCACGAACAGTACGAATGTAGTACTGATTATGACGAGGGTGAATGCCACTTGCGGAATCGGTCAACTGAGACACGGTTCCACTAGGCTTCACACAAGTAATCGCAGCAGCAGGATTGATGCCAATCTTCTTTGCCCACTCCTTGTTGGTTTCAATAGCAGTGGTACGAAGATTGACAAGCAGTCTTTCCAATTCAGCACCCTGCCCCCGCATCAGTTTGTTGTCAAGAATGCCTGTGAGTGAAACACCAAGCAAGCATTCTTCTTCACAGTTCTTCTTCCACTCACTTGAGAGGTATGGGAAATTAGTAAGTGAGGCTTGCCATGTACCGAGAATGGTGGCAAGACGAACCTTGCGCTTCAGGGTATCAGGAGTGTCATCTGTACGAACAATTACTTCAGACAGATTGCAGAATTCCTTGTCGCGCAGAATGATCTCAGAGCAAGGATTCGTTCCGAACTCGTAAGTGGGATCACGGCGATCACCAAGTTTCTCCACAGTTTTCTGTGCAGCCTGACGATTAAAGATACCGCGTTCGCCACTCTTGGACTTGTAGAGTGAAAGCCACTCTTCCATGAATACGCCGATCTCGGGCTTCTCCTTGTATGAAACCGAATTGTTGGCTAATGCTCGTTGTGGATTTTCCAACCACCACTGCCCGACTTTAGCATCGCGCATTCTCTCATCGGTGAGGTTTGAAAGAGAGATAAGAGCAGATCTACGCACTCCTCCAACCACAACAATTTCCGCAATCTTGCAGATGATGTCATGACACTCAATAGATGTGAGTTTTCTACCTGCACTCTTCTTAAAAGTACTGACGGTAAATCGGAAGAGATCTTCCAATGGCTGTGGCCCACTTGCTCGTCCACCGAAAGTCTTGAGACGCGCACCAAGAGGACGAATCTTAGAGGTGTCCCATCGGGGAATTTGACCTCCAATAAGTAGGGACACTAATTCGCGGTAGGCTTTTGCCCAACCTTCCTTAGAGTCCTTGACCACAATGAGTGTATCGCTTTGTGTAAACTCTTCAGCAATGGTAGGAAGTTTTTCAACATACTGTCTTTCCACACTAAAGCCAACTCCTGTGCCACACATAAGCACATAGAGGATCTCATCAAAGGCACGAACCTTGTTCACGGCAACATATGAGCAGTTGTATCCTGCGGTGTTGTCACGCTTTAGGGCTTCTCCTGCGGTCATGAGAGAGCGCATGGAGGGCATTACCTCAAGGTTCAGAACTGCATCATGCAATTCATCGCGTACAGCCTTATTCAGTTTTACTCCCTTTTCATCAAAATGCTCATCAAAGAAACGGAAATAGCGATTAACTGTTTCCTCCCATGACTCTCGCCGCTTTGGGGATTCTGTGTCGAGCCAACGAGAATAACGAGAAAGATGAATGAATTCTTGATACAGTGTGGGAAGTGATTTCATGACGAACTCCTAATGATGCGTAGGGGTATTTAGAAGAGCATCCAATGCTTCTTTTACATGAGAATATATTCTTCTAAAGGATATAATATACCCTATAGTGCAGGGGTTGTCAAGCACTATGCTCGTGTATCACAGTCGCTTATTGAGATATTCAAATTATGTTGAATTTAATTTTTAGATGGATCACAGCCTTGCTTTGGGACACCATTAACATCAAGATGTCCAAAATATGTTGTAATATCGGGGCATAGTTTTCTTAACTCGGGAAGGTCGAGATTCCCAGGGAAGGCGAGTGTCTGGAGACAAAAATTTGTTTGCGGATAGGGCGTACAACGCAATCTGCCAATAGATGCATTTGCCCCTGGGCTAAACCCATCTGGGGTGACGATATTTCCAGTATGACCGCCTTGTGATTCAAACCCTGGATTGCGACCATAGCATGGTGATCCATTTGGATTACATCCTGGAACTATCAAATACCGTGCCCGATGTGGCTGATAACCATACCCAATAAAGTTAGCATTTGTTTGTGGAGTGCCACTGTGTAGTCTGATGGTTCCTGTGCTACCGTGACTGCACTCGTCAAGCGTAAAATGATGTCTCGCTGGATGTCGTTCGCACGGTGGATCTGCATCAATACTATAACCATGATGACCTGAACATGAACTATCTTGCAAGATGTTTGCATTTCCAATCAGAAAAAGGTGCTTCCATCTATCTTCTGTTGTGGCAGGGGTAAACAAAGGTTCATCCCATAGGAAAATATTGGGGAAAAGAAAATTAGCACCAAGACCACCATCCGTGGGATTATCTGTTCCCTGTGCTGCAACACCTTCGGCAAATCGATTCATAACCCATCGAACCATTTGTGTGCCGTCTGCGGATATTCCTGTGGGATCAACAGTTTTCCACCAATCAGGTCTTATTTTTGAATTAATATTTGCGGGATCAAAAGAACCTCCATATGTTTCAAACATATCTGCATGAATTTTATAATATATTGCATGAAGTAATGACGATACAGAGCAAGTAGGAATTCCAATCGCCCTGCCCTCATAAGAGGTATTGTCGTTATAGTAGGAATGGGCATTATAACATTGAAAAGAAAAACTTCCTTTTTGTGCACCTGTCGTGCCGAACGGATTTGGAGCATAGTGCCCAACACTCCATGCGGGATCAGGCTCTGTTTCGCCTTCAGTACATGTCGGAAGAACTCTATACTGTGCAGTATATCCACCAAATAATGGCAATGTAAGTACATGATCAGGAAGTGGAAATTGCCTTCCAAAAGAATTTTCCATCCCACTAATTCCTGTAACTCCGTATGGTATATTACCACTAGGAGTTGTCGGAAGTGATCCAACCATTAAGTTTTGTGCATGCTCAGGATTTGCGCCTCGCGTTGCAACACGAACCATGCTATATTCATCAGCACAATTTGCACCATGTGCCATATAGCCTGTATATCGATATCGATTGAATCCAGAAATTACTTGAAATCTACTAGGAACGCTGACCTGACCACCAGGAGCCATTGCATAAGGTTGTTTTCTAATCACCGCAGGAGGGCTTGTGGGGCTTGAAGGAGATGCATAGTAATATGCATTTCCTGCGGAATTTTTTTCATAATCACATGGGTTGATTTGACGCGGGTCACCGTTAACATCGGTAAGAGCATTGGGGCTTGTGCAGTACAGTAATCCTAACTCTTGACTCAATGATGGGCGACCACTACCGCCTAGGCGGCTGTATCGATCAACGCCAGGAAGTGGATAAATTGTCCAAGAACAGTCACTCCCGTCCACCTCAATGCAAGTTTCTAGTTGGCAAATACCCTGACCGTTTGGGCAATAACCATAGCATATGGTTCCCGAACATTCAGGCTCACCTTGACATGAAGGACATATAAAATCAGCAGGACATTCGGGGAAAAACCCTGTTGTTTGTGGATATAATTTATGCCATGCCCAGCCCATAGTGTTCCTTTCAGTTAATCATTAACTAATACTAAACCCTGCCGCCGTCAAGCCATTTGCAATAGGCAAACCGATTAGCAATGCCGAAGATGCAGTCTTTACACGCATCACGGTAAACATATCGATTCCTCCCGTTGTGCCAAACAATACAGGACTATTGCTAAGAATTGATCCTGTAAAACTTCCTGTTTGTCCGTTTGTTGACTGCACAATAACTGCAATTGTTTCGGTTGCATTTACTGTAGTGTTATCCCATCCTGGCCCCGCACTCACAACTACTTGTGCCGATGGTGTAATTTTGAAACGCTGAATTGTTCCACCCGTAGCATTGATAACGATGGAATTAGAACTTCCAAGATCTTGATATGATGCATACTCTTCGGGGTTTTTGAAGATACCGCCTGTGATTTGAAGTGGTGTTGTATATCCACTTCCAAATACCAATCCTGTGTCATTCAATGCCATTCTGCCGTTGGTGGCGGCAAAAGTTATCTTGGGAGATTGTGATTTATTACGGATATCAATATAAGCGTCTGGAGTATCTTTTGGGTCACCACCCAACAAAATACTCTCACCGAATACCTCTATCTCACCGCCATCGGCAGATGTTAGTCCAATGTATCCTCCCGCACCCTTGCTATTTATACCTTGTGGGTATATGGTTGAAGTCTTAATATTTGGAGCAGTTATACCCGCCGAGAATGAATTACCACCCGCCGCAGTAAATATATTTGATATGTGTGTTCGAGCAACATTTCCTGTAAGGCTTACAGTGCCCGTAACGGATACACCAAAGTCTGCATTGGGGAATTGTGCAGCACCTGTTACTGCATAAGATGCTAATGGAATGTTTCCTGCTCCTGGGGGGCCTGGAGGCCCTTCGGGGCCAACACCACCGATAATACTTCCATCAACAATATTCCATACACCAAAGATTGCATCATATTCCCATATGACATTGCCATAACCATATGTTGCTCCATCTGCTACGCCGCTTGGGGGATTAAATGCCATGTTTGTTTCTTTCTTTTCTCTTTGCTACTTGTTATTTAGAAGGTTCCACCATCAATCGTTCCGTTCTTTCGAAGAAGCGGTAACCAACCGTTTGTTTCATCATATTGATATACCAATTTTGTACTCTTGTCATAAACAATTCCAAAATTTGTTTCGGCATTTGAAACTCGTTTGTATAGCACCCAATTCATACCATTTGAACCGTCATATGTGATAATATCATTTGCATTAATACTAACCCCGCTAGTAGGGGGGAGTCCCACGGCACTGATATTTCGGATAATGTATTTTTTACCTACTATTGTGTCAAACGGATCATTATTATTTTCAAGTATTCCATCCACCGAAAAGTCTATATCGGATCCATTCATAGTATAGAAAAAATCTTCAGGAGTTTCTAATCTACCCCCACGGTTTGCTTGTTCTATTCTATCTGCTACTTGGATTGGCATATTATTTCTTTCATATTAGGCTGTGATAACAATCGAAGTGCCAACTAAGCCTGGGTTTGTGCTTCTGTAGAAATAATAGTTTTCGGTATATCCTGCATTATTTGTATATGGCTGCTCAAAAGTACCTGGTACTGCTCCGTCTCCCTGTTTCGTGAATCCTCCATCATTACCGTTTGTTTTTAGTCCTCCAAGTTGAATCTCTCCATGTCGTGCAGGATATGCAAAGTAATCATAATTGCCAACGGGCCCAGCAAGGCTATATGATGCTGCTCTATTATTCTGTATTGATTTCACAAAACCGTGTGCAAGCATTCCACCTGTAAGATGTGCTCCTGTTAAACTCGTAGCAGTTGTTGCTCCTCGGACAACATGATTCAAGAATGAAATCGTACTTGCACTTTGTGAGAATGTGCCAGCAGAACCTGTTGCCTGAAGTCTAATGGTCACAGTTCCAAGACCTCCACCTGGCGCAGATGTAATAGATTTTCCTGCACCATATGCAAGTTGATTCATGGCACCCGTTGCAAAGAATACGGGGAAGCCTGTGCCATATCCACTATCCACTTGTATAGAAGCAGTCGCAGGTGGCCCAAGATTATATGTAATACTAGTTGCAGTCAAGTCAGCCACACTAAATTGGGTACTTCCAACCAATTGTGTACTGCCAATACCACTATTGAAATTAGTTATTGAGAAAACAAAATCTGCGGGTTTGAATACCTCAAAGTTGCGAATATAGTCAAAAGTAAGCGAACCATCTTCGAGTAAGAATGCTACTTTTCGTGCAAGTCCCGAATCGGGAGTTAAGGTCGTTGGTGCTACATGGGTCAATCCCGTGTTTAGATCACCACCCGCAATAGAACCTGTATTACCTCTTGCACCTGCATTAATAAATGTAATCGACAACTCTGTAAGACTGTTGGGGAAGTGTTGGGAAAGTGTTCCACTTAATGGAGTACCATATAGGTACTGAAACACACCGCTGTTCGCTGATACACCACCCGTTACTTGGAATATAAAGTGTCCTGTACTTCCTGCTCCAACATATCTTGGTCGAACATGCAATGTACCATCAATATCAGTTGTACTGTTGTACCATGTTGATATATAAGATTCGTGGTTTACACCAAATTCATCTTTTCGGTGAAGTAAGACAGTATTATCATTGGTTGCAGTCAAGCCACCAATATTGCCAACAGAGAACGAATCATATTTTGTAAAGTATGCAAGACCCGCAAATGATCCTGTTGAACCTCTTGGGCCCGTTGCACCCGTGGCACCTGTAGATCCTGTTGCACCCGTAACTCCTGTTACGCCCGTTGCACCTGTTGCACCTGTAAATCCTGTTGTTCCTCTTACAGATCCAATAGTAAAGAAGTCCGAAAAGGCACCATTCGGCATAACATATTTTGCCTGAAGGTTTCCATTTGCATCAATACTTACAGCAGTAAGACCAACACCCGTAACTCCTGTTGCACCCGTTGCGCCAATACTTCCTGTTGGGCCTGTGACACCTTGAATGCCTTGATCACCCTTTGTACCTTGACCAACACCAACAACACCTGTCTGTATCCATGCATCACCGAATCGAACATAGTTTCGGAATGGATCTTCCGCAGGCCCTGTTGCAAGAAGAAGTCTATCACCTGTAATTCCTGCTCCTGAAAGACCCCTATCACTCCATGTCGTACCACCATCAAATGTGAGTGGATATCCCGTTACAAGAGGATTGTCACTGCCGAGAAATCCCGATGAAGATCCTGATCCAACAACAGTCCAATTAGCACCATCATAATAATAGACCTTACTGTCATGTTCGTTGAAAACAATTGTTCCACTCGGAGTTTTTGGATTGGAAATATCTAGATAAACTTGCCAAGGTACTTGACCTGCAACATCATAATTGGCAAGACTAACATTCCCACGCTGAACAATATCTCCAGCACCAAGTTGTGTTGGGCAATCATGCCCACCTCCACCACATCCTGAAAATGTAGTCCATATTCCTGTATCAGTAACAACATACTTAGTTCCGTATGGGCTGTTTGCCTTAAGAGTTGCACCACCACTTGTGGTGTCATATCGAGAAGTATCTGTACCTACGATACCCTTGACAGAGAAATCAATATTCCCAGAATGTACGAGCGAAAAGTATCCTGTTCCTGTGAGATTTGCCTCACGGTTCATTTGCTCCAATACATCTGCTATTCTAATTCCTGGTTGTAGTGACATATTTTGTTCCGTTTCTGTTTAGATACTGACTGTCTTAACTTCTAGGGAACTTCCTAGATGTGGATTTCGACTTCTCGTAATATAAAAAGATTCCATGTATTCCAATTCGTTTGAATACATAACGGATACTTCGCCTGGAATACCAAAATTTCCTTGCAGGTACATTCCACCATATGCTCCGTTATTTATGCTTTGTTTTACTTCTCCGAATCGGGCAGGATAAGCATAGTAAACATATTCCCCATACATAGCAGTCACTCCAATTGTGTGTGGAAGGGCATTTGCGGCTTGGGATGACACCATTGACTGTGTCAGTTGCGTTCGCATATTCCCCGCAGTTAAACTTTCAAGACTGCTTACTCCCCACCGAATGGAATTTCCCATAAAGATTTCAATATCATGAGAAGCACTATTGGCACTGCCCGTTATTACCAATCGAAGAGTTACTGAATTTCCAATTCCTGCCGTGAGTGTCTGTGTGGTAAATGCAATTGAATCCATTGCTCCTGTTGGGAAATATACAGGGAATCCCGTTCCCTGTGATGGATTTGTTAAATACACTCCACCCGTAAGAGGAGTGACTCCACCCACATATGACAGTGAAATTGTTTCTCCGCTCAAACTACTTGCGGTTTTTCCCTTCATCAAAATTGGATCAATGCTTGTTTCAACATTGTCAATGATAAGAAGTTGCCCACCTACCGTACCTGTTGCACCTCTTGCACCCGCATTAATAAATGTAATTGACAACTCTGTAAGACTGTTGGGGAAGTGTTGGGAAAGTGTTCCACTTAATGGAGTACCATATAGGTAATGAGCATCAGAATATGGTGCACCACCCGTTACTTGGAATATAAAGTGTCCTGTACTTCCTGCTCCAACATATCTTGGTCGAACATGCAATGTACCATCAATATCAGTTGTACTGTTGTACCATGTTGATATAAATGATGAATGGTTTATACCAAATTCATCTTTTTCGTTAAGTAAGACAGTATTATTATTGGTTGCAGTCAAACCACCAATATTGCCAACAGAGAAAGAACCATACTTTGTATAGTATGCAAGACCAGCATAAGAACCTGTTAAACCTCTTGCACCTGTAGCACCCGTGGCACCTGTAGATCCTGTTGCACCCGTAACTCCAACTCCTGTTGCACCCGTAGCACCTGTAAATCCTGTTGCACCTCGATTGCCCGTTATACCTGTTGCACCCGTTGGGCCTAATGGGCCAATATCTCCTGTTGGGCCTGTAACACCTTGAATGCCCTGATCACCTTTTGGCCCCTGACCAATTCCAACTACACCCGTCTGTATCCATGCATCACCGAATCGAACATAATTTCGAAATGGATCTGCTGCTGATCCTGTTGCAATCAGTAATCTATCGCCCGTAATTCCTGTATCGGAAAGACCCGCAACACTCCATGTTGTAGGATCATATGGATATCCCGATACAAGTGGATTATCGCTTCCAAAAAAGTTTCCTGATTCAGCAGTCGAACCTGTAAAGACAGTCCAATTTGCATCGGCAGTGCCACCAATCAGGGTATAGTAGGTATTTACATCTTCAACATATACCATCATTCCGCGTTCGCGGCGCAGTTGTGTTATTTCATTTCGTGCAGCAATTGTTTCAACAGAGCGAAGTCCACCGAGTCCATACCTCGGATTTGTCACGGGATAGATCGCCGTCTCCGATGTCGGGGCGATGGGTGCCGTGATTGGAACTGTTCCTGTAATTGGCATAATCTATATCAAGCGTTTGAGTAGGTAATATCTATTGAAAGCGATCCAGGAAGTTGAAAGAAACTGCGATACACCTTGTAGGTTGTCTCAAATCCCTGTTGATTTGTCACTAAAGTAGTATTAACAGGAGCAGCCATAGACACACCAAAACCCTCAAGTTTGATTGTGTCCAACTCGTAATAGTTGTGAATGAACAGATAGAAGTAACCACCTGTGTCCGTGGTGGTGACGGTTCCACTACCTGACGATGCGGTTGTGATCAATGTCTCGCTGCCGTCTGTTAGCAATGCTTGGTTTGTCAATGCCTCATTGGTTGACTTGCCCCAATACATCTTTGACCACCAACGAGACGAGGTACTGCGAGACACGGGATTGCTTCCTTCTATCTGCTGACCTGTTATCTGAAATGTCTGTGTGTTGGAGCCAATGGCGGTGGCTCTAAATGCGGGGTATGAAACAGAGGCAGATGCCGCAGTCGGACTACCACCCGTTATGGCTACGCCCGTAACCAATCCGCTGTATCTGTAATATGCGCTGTTTGCTACCCAATTTTCAGTTGGGCCCGATCTGTTCCAGGAAGCAGTAAAGGTACTATTTCCTGCGGTCTGACCCAACTCATATGATGAGTCAAGTCCTGTGGTAAGACTTGTAAATGCGACTTGTTGATATGGATAAAGAATTCGTTCTAGAATTGAAATTGAAGTTTCTCCGATATCGAGGGTTGTTCCCTGTGGAATTCCTGCAATATCACTAGCAGTTGTTGGGGTGGCTAATGACCATGTTGTTTCTGCTCCACCCGAACCGCCAAGAATTTCTACCGAGGTTCCTCCCGCATCACCAACATACATCTTGCGGTCTGTTATATTGACCGCCATTTCGCCATAGGTTAATCCTGTTGGGATGACTCCAGGCTTGATGGTTCTTCTGACTTTGAATAGTGCCATACAGCATATTTAGGAGAAGGATTTCCAATAGAATTGACTTCTCCAAAAAGTCAAGGAAGTTGATTCCAAATTCCGATTTGATCACAATATGATCCGTATCGAGATTGAATGAATTCGGGATACTCTTCCTGAGTAGTCGAGTTGTCCCCAATCCATGTATCAAACCATGCATAGTCCCAATGCGATGTATTTGGGGGTGTCCATGTATCGATGTCTGCATGAACGAGCGTAAATCGAGAATCTTTTGGACAATGATCCCATACGAGATCGATTACTTCTTGATTTTTCTCTATGATGGTTACCGAAGTAACAAAAGGATTATCCATCAGTTTTTGATTCACAAATCCAAGTCCCAATCCTCCAATAAGGACATCACCCGTTGCGCCGTCCCACAGTGGCTGATGTTCGGCATATTCATGAGTTGTATCCATCATGATGGGGCCAATCGAATCAACACATAAGAATGTATATTCGCCATAAGGTTCTTCTCTGCAAGTAAGATTAAATCCATAGATTTGACTGAAAAGAGTTGATACTCCAAATCCAAAAGAATCTCCTGTTGCTTTTTGAATCGACCAATTGCCGACTCGACCTTCAGGAATATTTACAGCATAATGTGTCATCCGTATGCCTTTATGATGATTGATCCGACTGCTCCCGCACCACCTCTACCTCTTGTTGTGGCGTTTGATCCACCGCCGCCGCCGCCACCTCCAGGGAAACCGCCTGTCATGCCAACCACACCCACCGCTCCTCCTGTACCTCCGTTACCACCTGCATATGATGTGAATCCTCCCGCCTTACCACCCGTACCACCACCCGATGCAGTGGATGTGCCATTATTTCCCTGTCCTCGAAATCCTTCTTCGGATCCCAATTCTCTTCGATCAGGAATATTTGTGACTTGGATAATTGTTCCAGCAGTACCTCCATTGGGAACTGTTGTAGCCTTCAATCCTCCATAACCTCCATTTGCAACCACCGAATAGAATAAACTTGCTGAACATACATTGAAATCTCCTGATGTGAGGCTGTCATGATCTAATACCGTTATTCCATTTCGAGTATGTCTAATAAGACTAGTCTGCAATCCTGCCACTCCATCAACTCCGACATTTCCGCCGAGGCCGCCAGCACCAACAGATAAAACTAATAAATCTCCTGCTTGCATATCAAAATTATTAAAAGCACATCCCAAAAAGGTTCCTGTATTTGGTTGCCCACCATACATTGTATATCGCGCATATCCACCACCTCCACCGCCTCCACCGCCATAGTAGTTTGTGGGTCTAGTACCAACACTGTGTCCTCCCGCACCACCTCCACCACCTCCCCACAATTCAACAGAAAGATATGAGGTACCTGCGGGAATTGAATATGATTGAGTTCCTCCCGTGGTGAACTGATTGGTTGCAAGAAGTTGATAACTTCTGCCCTGTGCACCTCTTGCTGCTCCAATCATAAGAAGTTCAACCCTCCAACGAATCCATAGATTGTTGTTCCTGCATCAGGAGTGATAAAGGAGATAACATCAATTCCTGTTGTTGACAATGTTGGTTTCACTCCTCCTGGCCACTTGATTCTTCCTTCCCATGTTGTTGTATTTCCCGTCATGCTTCCACCATTAGTGACAAGCAGAGTTACATTTCCTGCTCCTGTTGCGGGTGCTCCCATGAAGTAAATTGCAGTTGTGCCCGTTGCTCCTGTGCCTATTCCTGTGAGAGTTTGCACCTGACCATTTGCAAAATTAATACCAACATTACGCAAAGTTCCATTTGAATATATGGATTCGTTGACAATCTTTGCGCCATAGATTGTGGTTGTATTTGAAGCAGTACTACCAAGAGTTGTATTTTGACTAACCGTCAAACTATTAAATGATGCTGTTGGGCCACTAACACCATTTGTTCCATGCAACTTTCCATAAATTGTTGCATCTATAGTTCCAGTTGTTCCAATAGTAATTGTATTAGAACCGCCACCTACTGTGTTATTACCAATGACAATCTGATTGGTTTGTGCATCAGCAGATGATCTTGCTCTCCAACCAATGAAGATAGAATCATTTGCAGTATTCAATTTATTGGTAATAACACTTGTGCCAGTCGCACCCTTCCATCGCCCTGCCTGATATCCAATCGCAGTATTTCTTTCAGCAGAACCTGTGGTTGCAATCGACTTGAGTGCTTCGTTACCAATTGCAGTATTTTGTTGCCCTTCATCATTTGTAAAGAGTGCCTGATATCCAATTCCAATATTATTAGATGTGAAATTAGTACTCAGTGCCTGATATCCAATTGCAAGATTCGAACTTCCATTGGCATTGCTGAGTAATGACTCTCCACCTATCGAAACATTATAACTTCCATCTACAAGAGACTGTGATGAATTTGAACCGATGGCAACATTATTAGATGCGGTTGATATTGTGGTTATAGCGTTAGATCCCAATGCCACATTGTTGATTCCTCCACCCGTACAAGAATGAAGTGCATTGAATCCAAATGCAACCGAATATGAATTAGTACCAATTTCCATGGCACCGCTTCCAACAGCAGTATTGAACAGTCCTCCTGAATTTCCTGATAGTGCGCCTTTGCCAATTCCAAGATTGCTCGCAACATTTCCAGCACCCAATCCAATATTCACTCCGTTGACTTTGATGTCATTTGCAAAGGTTGCACCACTTGCAGAAAGACCTGCACTTGCAGTCAGTAATTCACTAAAAGATCCAATACCATTAAATACATGTCCTTGGGTTGCACTATGTGTTATGGTTTGGGTAGTATCATCGACAATGATTTGTGTGCCATCATTATTTCCATCATCGCCAACAGTAACAACAGCACCAAACAAATTTAGAATTCCGTTTCCACCAATAGCACTTACATCAAGAGTGTCGTTTCCATAACTTAATATTTCGCTATTACCCTTTCCTGCATTTATCTTCAATCCTCTGTTTGACAAACCAAATGTATGATCAACAGCAGCACCAAATGTAGAGCCAGCCGCAACAACCAGATAATCTGTAGTAATAGTGGATGCACTAATACCTGCACTTGCAGTCAGTAGTCTAGAGAATGAGCCTGTAGCACCACTAAAGTTTCCACCGAAGGTTGCACCGCTCAGTACATTCAGATTGGAAATCGTAACATTATCGCGAAGACCAATAACGATGTTTGGACATGTATTGAGAACTTCAATCTCTGACGCTGACCCCGTTATTACAACTGCTGCTGTGCATCCATTGAGAGATGCAACCGCAGTGACTGCCCCTGTTAGCCCATTGAAAGACCTGACCGTATTGGTTTCAATGTATGCATATGCACTTGCACCCTTAACAAGTCCTTCTTGTCCTGCTGCAACATTACCGAGGACAACACCGATCTCAAGCGAAAGATTATCATCAAATGTCTTTTTTGTGGCATTTGTTAATTGTCCCAATGTTGAACTTGTTATCAGTCCAAAATTTTCGGCAAAGAAGTTTTGAATGGATGCTCTTTTTGCCTTGACAGATCCTGTTTCATCTCCGTCATATATCAAGACAAAGTTTGTTTTTTTGCTGGTATAGGTGCCTGTATATGCAGTGAGATTTGCTGGATCGAAGAACAGACTTGTAGCAACATCATCTCCTGATACTCCTGCACTTAATCCACTACCAGGTGCGGCAAAGAACGAACCACGAAGTCTTACCAATCCATATTTGGGATCAACGGTGAAGAACGCATTATCGAAGTATCCAACTCCTGTCAGACCATGTTCCCATGATTCCTCATAGTTTCCTTGCTGCCCTGAGGCGACATAACCAGGCATCCCTTCAGGAATACCAGCAGTGCTAACACGAACACTAGATGTAAGCCTTGCAGTTAATTTTTTGTTGTTGGTTGCCGCTATATAACCACCCGTCCAAATTGCACCAGATGTTGATCCTGCCCCAACAAGTACAGACGAATCACCCCATACAGTATCGCCTGTTGCACCAACCGATGCATTAGCACCAATCGTGATTACATTATTACCAACACCACCGCGAGTGAGTGTGACACCAGATCCTGCGGTGAGGGACACTTGTCCAACAATAGCAGTAGTATTGTTGTTGCCGAATGCAATTCCTGTAACACCTGTATTGTTAACAGTAATACTTGACCCAAGAGAAGGGGTTCCACTTACGGAAATCCCACTTCCACTGTTTACTGTAATGCTACTATTAGCAAGTTGTGTGTTAGATATACCGCTCGACTTGATCGTTGTATGTCCTGTTATACTAACTGCAAACGATGAACTATCAAATGATGCAACACCCGTAACACCTGTAGTTGCAATACGAGCATCGATGAGATGAGTTCCTGCAACAGCACTTCGAACACTTACGGCTGCATTGTTCCCTTCACCTGTGATAGTAATTGCACTTGTATTACCATTAACACTCGGTACTCCTCCCGATCCACTTGTAAATGTAATTGTATTTCCTAAGACAGTTATTGCAGATCCTGTTAGATTGATCTTTCCTGTAAGACCAGCATCAAGACCAAATCCAATTCCTGTAACACCCGTATTTGCAATGGTTCCACTAGAAGCAATGGTAATCTGATTACCACTACGAGTGAGTGTGACATTAGATCCTGCCGTGATAGATACTTGTCCAACAATAGCAGTAGTGTTATTAGCACCGAATGCAATTCCTGTAACACCACCACCCACACTGCTACTAGACGCAATCGTAACTTGATTGCCAACAACAGTCATTGTGACATTCGATCCGCTTGTCAGTGACACATTACCAGTAAGAGTTGCATTGCCAAATGCAATTTGATTTACAATGTTCGATGCTTTTATCGTTGGTGCAAAGACATTTCCTGCAAATGTTGTTCCTGGATTAGCCGCCAGTGCGGCGACTTGTTGGATATCACCAGAAATAACAAGTCCAGTAGCGTTGGGGGCGGAGGGACTTGGGAAGATAGAAACATTTTGTATTTCCTTGCCTATCACAATTCCGTTAGTGGATATTATATAGTCCGATACATTAATGATATTTGCAGTCAATCCATTCGTAGAAATACCGCCTAGTGCTGTTAGACCATTATTGAATCTAGCAAGACCTGTAGTTGTCAAACCACTATTAAAGGTAGCAAGACCATTAAAGACTGCTGTAGTTGCAGTGAGTCCTGTAGTATGAATACCACCTAGTGATGTCAGACCATTGGTGAACCATACTAATCCCGATGCACTCAATCCACCTGTTGATGTAAGACCTGTGGTCTGAATACCACCATTGAATGTTTGTGTCCCTGTATTAGTAGTGTTACCATCAACAGTTAGGTTGCCTGTAAATCGACCATTGGTTGCAGTGAGTCCTCTAGTGTGAATACCACCTAGTGCTGTTAGACCATTAATAAAGGTAGCAAGACCTGTAGTTGTCAGACCACTACTAAATGTAGCAAGACCAGATGCACTTAAGCCACTACTGAATGTAGCAAGACCATTAAAGACTGCTGTGGTTGCAGTGAGTCCAATCGTATGAATACCACCTAGTGCTGTTAGACCATTATTGAATCTAGCAAGACCTGTAGTTGTCAAACCACTATTAAAGGTAGCAAGACCATTAAAGACTGCTGTAGTTGCAGTGAGTCCTGTAGTATGAATACCACCTAGTGATGTCAGACCATTACTAAATGTAGCAAGACCAGATGCACTTAAGCCACTTGAGAATACTGAGACACCTGAGAATGTAACACCCCCCGAAAAAGATGCAACAACCTTACCATCTGTAACTGTAAAGTGCCCTGGATGAAATGATGCAACACCTGTAAGACTTGTAGTTGCAATACGAGTATCAAATACTACATCAACACCATCTCCGTTGAAGTCTTGAGTTGCTACAGTGCGAATAGAACCCGATCCTGTGAGAGTTAAGTTGCCTCCCAAAGTAACATCAGCCTTGCCACCAATATTCCCCTGTACACCAAAAAAAGTGCTGGGATTTTTTAATGTTACTACACCTGTTGCTCCAACATTGAAGGATACTGAACTAAACGAGGCAACACCCGTAATACCTGTGTTGGTTGCAATACGAGCATCAATACGATTAATTCCTGCAACACTACTTCGAACAACTACAGCAGCATTGTTTCCTGCGCCTGTAATCGATATATCTCCTGTTGCACCATTGACGGTAGACACTCCATACTTACCAAGATCGTCTGTGGTCTCTACAAGATTCTTCCACTGAGACCAAATATATGTTCCTGTTGCACCACCTGATGTTCCTGTTCCACCACGAAGGATATATCCCGTGCGAACATATTTGTCAAATGTCGTTTCATATGATCCGCTTGCTGCGGGTACACCACCAAGACCAGATGGTGATTGGACATTATCAATCCATGTTCCATACTGTATGAGTGTTCTAAATGGAGTACCGATTTGAGTATCAACAAGTCCCAATGCTTGAAAATTTACATTTATATTTTCAACAAGAAGTGCTCGTTCCAATCCAGTGCAAACTGCTGTCTGTGGGGTATCTCCTGGTGCATTTTTATAACATAGTGGAGGTACACCGCCAAGATTTCCCAAATATTGCCCAATGAGATTTCCTTGACCTGTGCTTGAATATGCTTTTGCAAGGAACATTCCTGCGCCTGTGATGGAATCTATATCGAGAACAGTTCTGACACTAGTGTTGCCTTCTTGATATGCATTTGCAGGGAGTAGTTCTGCAACCTTTCCACCAACCCGATTGGCATAATCTATGCTTGAAGCAATAGTTTTTGTAAAATCTACTAGTCCTGCAACACCCGAAGATGGAGTTAAATTATATGCATCAGGATTTCTATAAAGACCCCATCCTGCATTACCATTTCCAATTGAAACACGCCCATTGAAAGTTACACCGCTGTCATATCCTGAAAAAATTGCATTGCCCGTGATATTGAGTGTATGTCCCGTGATATCAGGATTTAAAGATACCTCAAAGAGAGTTGCTGTTGGGCCATTTGAATCAGCCTGAACATTAATACCATTTCCTGCATTAACAGTAAATTGTGGTGTATAGAAAACTGAATTGAATGTTAAATATCCACCGCTTGACAGACCAACAAAGAGTCTTTGATCTCTAAGGTTGACTGCAAGTTCACCTGAAGTTAATCCAGATGGAGTTGCACCTACTGCTTCAGTTCTGTGTATTTGTATTTGACTTTCGCGAGCCATAGTTTAGTTCACCACATTATATAGATATGAAATTTCATGCCAATTCTTCAGTCGAATTTGAATGTAAAATTAGAATGTGCCTCCATCAAGTTTTACAACAAGTGTTGCTATGGTGTATCCCGCTCCACCTGCATTAATGGTTGCTAGAGGTTCAATTCCTCCTGTAAGTCCCGTGAAGAATTTGTATCTACCACCATCACTTGCATCTCGAAACAATCCTGTATGTCTTTTATCCCCTTGTAAACCATCGGTGAAATATTGTCCAAAGAATCCAATATCTTGACTATCGGCGTTATTTCCTGTTCCCAATTTAATCAGGGGATCTTCTATTATAATGGTTTCTACATTCGCAGTAATTACTGTACCATCGACAGTTAGATTTCCCGTAACTGTTACATCATTTGTAAAGGTTGCATTAGTAAATCTTGCATTATTTGCAAATATGGTATTCGCAGTAATGCCTGTTGCACTTAAGCCACTTGAGAATACTGAGGTACCACTGAATGTAACACCTCCACCACTTGCAAAGGATGCATTGGTTCCTACGATATTAAATGCAGTCAATCCTCTAGTATGAATACCACCTGGTGCAGTGAGACCATTACTAAAGGTAGCAAGACCTGTAGTTGTGAGACCACTATTGAATGTAGCAAGACCATTGAAGACTGCTGTAGTTGCTGTCAATCCTGTAGTATGAATACCACCTGGTGCAGTAAGACCATTGGTGAAATATACTAATCCCGATGCACTTAAGCCATTTGTTGCTGTGAGACCTGTGGTTTGTATTCCACCATTAAATGTCTGTGTTTGTGTCCATGTATTCAATGCAGATGTGGTTGCACCGCCACCACTAGTTGCAATGGTAACTTGATTGCCAACGACAGTCATTGTGACATTCGATCCGCTTGTCAGCGACACATTACCAGTAAGAGTTGCATTGCCAAATGCAATTGATGTAACACCTGCATTTGTAATGGTTGCTTGGTTGTTGGATCTAGATACAGAAATACTATTTCCTGCTACAACTGTGTCTCCTGTAACGGAAAAAGACCCTGTGAGACTTACATGACCCGAAAGACCAAGTGCAAAGTGTCTTGGATCAAACGAGGCAACACCCGTAAGTGATGCAGTTGCAATTCTTGGTACAAAAGTTATAGTGGCGTTGTTTAAATCATTTACTGCTCTAATTGCCCCACCATCACCCGTAATGTTAAGAAACGCGCCATTAAGACTAGCACCTGATGTAAGCCCATTGAGAGAATACAAACCACTGCTGCTTATCCTTAAATATGGGTTTGTCTGTGTTGGTACATCACCATATCCTGCACTTACATTGATATTATAACCATCGCCCTGAATTTGTATGCCTTTTTGATACCAATCAGCCGTGACTCCGCTTCCCTGTACACTCAGTGACCGAACACCCGTATTCTGAATCTGTATGTTTCCTGTGGTGCCACTTAAGTAAATACCATTAGTTCCTATGTTACCATAGGTGACTGTTCCTGATGTTATACCCGTAACACCCGCATTTGTAATAGTTGCTTGATTGTTAGATCTAGATACAGAAATACTATTTCCTGCTACAACAGTGTCGCCTGTAACGGAAAAAGACCCTGTGAGACTTACATGTCCCGATGCACCCAAGGCAAAGTGTCTTGGATCAAACGAAGCAACTCCTGTAAGACTGCTAGTTGCAATACGCGCATCAATGATATGAGTATCTACAGCAGTCCTTCGAACAACTACGGCTGCATTGTTCCCTGCACCTGTGATGGTAATTATGCCAGTATCGCCATTGACTGAAACGACTTCACCCTTTGTTCCTGCTATAGTATCGACATAGTTTTTGATTGCGTTTGATGTGGAAAGAGTATTGTTGGCATCTTGTCCATTTCCCCACAAATCTGTCCCACCATTACCAATATTACCAAGCGACTCTCCTGTGATCGATGCGCCAATCCATACGGACTCAACAGTCGCCCCACCTCCTGTACCTCCAACAAATAGTTTTCGACTTGCTCCTGCAAATCCAAATTCACCAAAGGTAAGACCAGTTGGCGTGTCGGCAGATAGAGAACGGAGAATTGTAATTATACTTTCGCGTGCCATATGTTAAGTTCCTTGTGTTTCTATTTATACTGTTAATGCAATATCTTTAAAATGTTCCACCATCAGTCACTTCCCGAGGAGTTTTCCCCTGCAAGGTCTTGGCATTCACTTCGAGCAAAAGAGAGCCATCAAGTGCAGGTAATGCTCCTGTTAGCCCTTCGGCCCATTTGCTGCTTGGCCCCAATACAATAAGATTTTTTGTCTTGATTCCTGTTTTTATCTGAACATGCCCCGTCAATGTGACATTGAAAAAGTCGTAATCAAATGATGCGACTCCCGAATGCCCCGAGGCAGCGATTCTTGCGGTAAAAAACCCATTATCTCTTCCTACAACGGCACCGCCATCGCCTGTGAGGGTAACTCCCCCAACAAGACCATTGACGCTTGTGACCCCTGAAGATTGGTTTCCGAATACAATCAGAGACCCGTTTGTTCCACCAATAAACAGTTTCCCATCGACTAGGTTGGCTGCAAGTTCACCCGCCGTGAGGGATGCAGGGATTGCACCTGCCGTAAGGGATCTGTATATGCGAATAGTTTCTTGTCGTGCCATCGTAAACCCATGGAAGGGTAGTTTACGAGGTATTTAGGAGGAAACTAGATAGGTAAAAGAATGAAATTGGGATGCCTACCCCGCCCAAATATCTTTACATTTTTAAATATCAAACATCATCCAATGCTGATTCGTTCAGGTAAAGCCAATCTCAACTCAAACCAAGACCCATCTGGTTCCAACTTAGAGATCGTTCCAATCTCTTGTATTGGCATATCAAGAAAAAAGTATGCGCTATAGAAAATGATATCATCCATATTATGCCTGTGTAAGAAGTGCGCGAACGGTTACTCCACTATATCCAAAACTAGTTGCTGTGTAGCGAATATAATTGCCTACTGTATCCTGTGCCGCATTCCAAGAACTCCAATTAGTTCCATCTGTCGAATACTGCCATGTACCGTAGGAGGACAGAGTGACAGTATCATTCAATAGTTCATTGTTGTTGCTTGCATCATACAAACGAATTCTCATATTTGGGATATTTGATCCCCATGCAGCAACCTGTTTCCATGCGAATATCTTGCTTGCCGTAGAAGATTTTGACAGAGACGGCTGATAATGTGAATCCTGATTGGAGTCCTCATACAAACAAGCAATAGAGTATATGCGAGTGGGAACGCAGAGTTCGCCCATAATGTCAAACGCAATCTTGAACTGAATGTAATCAGATACAGCAGCGGCTTCCAAATCCGCTCCTATAGCAATTTCTGTCCATGCACCACTATTATCGTCTATGCCACTTGTGCGATACCACATCTTGTAGGACTCAACGGGGAATCCGAGTCCGTATTCTCCTGCATATTCCATATGGTCAACATAGGCATGATAAAGTTTAGTGGCATTTGTAGTTGCAAGTTTAGGAGTGATGACTGCCTGACGGGTCGTTGACTCGTAGTACGCATCCGCAATGAAGGGGAAGACATACAGCCAATTCGATCCCGATGTCACGGTTGAGGGTACGACGAACATCCAACCGTCTTCTGTCCACAGGGTAATTGTTGCTTGCGGAAACAGACCATCACTTGCTCCCGAGGGCGTTGTGGTCAACTTCAATCTGTTCAAGTTGGCTCCGACCAACTTTTCAAACTGCGATCCATCCGTGACATACGGGGTCACATAGACTCCGAATCGTCCACTTGTAGTTGCCACGAACAATCGGTCGAGTGATGTCGAATAGTCAACCTGTGACATGGTTTGCAAAGCGGTATATGTGACGCTTCCGCCTGGTGGGACTTCGAGCATCGCATCGGCTAGCCAACTCGTGTTTCCCGCCGTCAGGGTCGCCACGGGACATCGGTAGACCCTAGAGGTTGTCGTGAAGTAGAGGCTCTTTGATCCCAAAGCCGCACCGTGGTTCACGCTGAAGACTCTTCCGCTGTTGATCTGTGAAATGGTTCCCGTGGTCGCAACGCTTCCCGTCTTGAGGACGAATGCACTCACGCTTGTTCCGCTTGCAGGACCGCCCGTGAGCGCACCGACAGTCAATGCCGCCCGAATGTTGTACTTCACGATGATTGCATTTGCCGTAGTCGTTGTCGCATTCACGGAATACAGATCATGGTTCGTTGCGCTTCGCCCGTCATCGTCCACCGCAATTGTGGCAAGGACATTTCGGGCGGCGGAATGCACGGTATGGGTTCCCGTGCCCGCACCGCTGATGCTTTGTATCGAACCGTTCAGCGTGGTCGAGAGGGAGAATTGGTTCGTGCCGAGGTTCGTGCCGATGACATAGTAGACCGTGGCGGTAGACAAGCCCGTTGGGAGCGTGGTGGTGGTGGTGAACTGCACGGGGTCACCGACATTCAGTCCGTGGCTGCTCAACGACAGGATGTTCGTGGTGCTGTAGGTCACCGTCGCCGTCGCCGTGCCGAGCGTTCCCACCGCATCGGTGAGGAGATACGAGGCACGGACATTGTCCGTCGTGGTCGCTTCGGTGATCGTGGTTCCGCCGCTTGCGAATGTGCTGTGATTGAGTCCCTTGATGAGGTGAATACCGCCGTTGAGCAAGGTGGCATTCGTCACCGCAAGGGCTATGCGAATTTCTTCAATCACATACGATGTACCTCCACTCAGATTTACGGGTGCGCTAATTGTCAGAGAGGTATCACTTGCAATCGCAGTAATCTCATACCATGTGGTGACTGCGGTTGGGTCTGTGGTTCCAAATCCAATTCTTGCTCCAACTGCAATACGGTCGGTGGTGAACTGTGTGCTTGACCCTGTGATGGTGGTGGAAGAGCCACTTGTGGAAACTGTTCCCGATGTATGCTCATACACGATTCCACGAATCGAACGGACATTCTTGTTTCCTGATACCGTGGTTCCTGATAGCGTTATGAATCCCTTGAATGTCAGGGTCGATGTGCTTGAGTTGAACTCCGTGAGGGCGACTGTCCTCGTGGCGGCGGCGGTTGCGTTGGAAGCGGTGAACACCCAATAGATGTTGTCCGACCACTTGTACACATAGGGCATGAACTGCGATCCCGAGGTGAAGACTTCGGCGATGTTCACAATGGCTGATGGCTTTGAAGAAATATATTTGTCTTCTGGGTTTGCTCCCGTGGCTTGGCGAATAAGCGAGGAAAGCATGGTCTTGGTGGAATCATAACCACCCGCAGTTATACCAACGGCAGGAATTCCTCCTGTAAATCCTATAGTGTTCCCCGTAAAATGATGATCTACTGCTGCTTTCATGTGATTCTCCTAATCTTTATGAACAATCCTACGCTTTGTATATCTGTATTACTATTTATTACGAAATCAATCATGTCACCCGCACTCATTCCCGACCATGCGGTGATGCCTGTGTTTGAAGCCTTGAATTGACCGCTAAGGCTTGGGTAGTCTGATCCAACAATTGTTGTAGTTGATGGATAATTGGCAAATGATGATTTCTTCACATCAAACTGTATCGAACCTGTTTGACCCGCAACGACATACCATTCCAATGCTTGGCAATCATAGGGAATTAAACGATATCCTTTTTTTCCTATTGATATATTATCAGGAGTAGAATCTATGAATACAGAAAGAACATCCTCGCTTGGCCCTGTTGCACCCTGTGATCCTGTTGCACCTGTGACACCTTGAGAACCTGTAATACCCTGAGAACCTGTTACACCTTGAATGCCTTGAGATCCTGTAGCACCCGTAGCACCTGTGACACCTTGAATGCCTTGAGATCCTGTAGCACCCGTAGCACCTGTGACACCTTGAATGCCTTGAGATCCTGTAGCACCCGTAGCACCTTGTGCACCAACGGAACCTGCACTAATGGTTGTCTTTACATAAGAAACATCTTCTCCCTCATAGGAAGTAATAACATTAAAACTAGCAGAACCGCTTACTCTAGCAGCATAAACTTTAAAAACTAATCTATCTGTTGTTAAAAACGAGAAAGCAGAAGCATATGCAACAGTCCATCTAATTTCTGCTTTGGTTTGATTAGAAAACTGTTCAGAATACCCATTTCTGAGTAGAGTTTCTGTTCCTGATAGATCTCTTTTCCACAATTGAAAATTTAATCTTGCAATACAGTTTACATTATCGTCTTGATATGCATGAATGATTCTCTCTGCAATGCCTGTAGGAAGAGATCCTACTCCTGGTTCGCCTACATCAGTTATAAATGATGCAATGAAAACATCACTAGTACCACTAACAGCGGTGGTAATACTTGTAATTGCATTAGGTGATGGAGATGTAACTGCTTTTTTGTATCCTACAACATCAGCAGTTACTCCTGCCCAAAGATAATAGATTCTACCAGCATTTCCACCTGCGATTCCTTGAGGACCTGTAGCACCTGTTGCACCCTGAGATCCTGTAGCACCAGTAGCACCAGTGGAACCTGTGATACCATTAGAACCTGTTGCACCTTGAGAACCTGTTGCTCCTGTGACACCTTGAATGCCTTGAGAACCTGTTGCACCTGTAACACCTTGAGAACCTGTAGCACCTGTGACACCTTGAATACCCTGTTCACCTGTGACACCTTGAATACCCTGTTCACCTGTAGCACCCGTGACACCTTGAATGCCTTGAGAACCTGTTGCACCTGTAACACCTTGAGAACCTGTAGCACCTGTGACACCTTGAATACCTTGAGAACCTGTTGCACCTGTTGCACCTGTGACACCTTGAATACCTTGAGAACCTGTTGCACCTGTTGCACCTGTGACACCTTGAATGCCCTGTTCACCTGTAGAACCTGTGACACCTTGAATGCCCTGAGAACCTGTTGCACCTGTGACACCTTGAATACCTTGAGAACCTGTTGCACCTGTTGCACCTGTGACACCTTGAATGCCCTGAGATCCTGTTGCACCTGTGACACCTTGAATACCTTGAGAACCTGTTTCACCCTGTGATCCCGTGACACCTTGAATGCCCTGAGAACCTGTGGCTCCTGTGACACCTTGAATTCCTTGAGAACCTGTAGCACCCTGTGATCCTGTTACACCTTGAGATCCCGTTGTACCTGTGATGCCTTGAATGCCTTGAGATCCCGTTGCACCTGTGACACCTTGAATGCCTTGAGATCCTGTTGCACCTGTTGCACCTGTGACACCTTGAGAACCTGTAGCACCTGTGACACCTTGAATGCCTTGAGATCCTGTTGCACCTGTGACACCTTGAGGACCTGTTGCACCTGTTGCACCTTGAATGCCTTGAGATCCTGTTGCACCCTGTGATCCTGTTGCACCCTGAATGCCTTGAGATCCTGTTGCACCCTGAGAACCTGTGGCTCCCACGGATCCTGTAACACCTTGAGATCCTGTTGCACCTGTAATACCCTGAATGCCTTGAGAACCTGGCGCACCCGTGGCACCATATGTACTTGAAGTATAGACATCCCATGCAATACCGTTCCATTGCCAAGAACGAACACCATTTGTGTACATTTCATTCAGTGCTGGTGATGGAGGAAAATCTAATGGCATGTGTTAATTACTTAACAATCAAACATCAGTCGATCCAACAAACTCACCATTCGGAATGGACTTTGTAAAGGTATATGCAGATTTTACCTCATTCATTCCCTCAGCATCAATGACAGCAGGTGCAAACCACACATCAAAATCAAACACAGTGATGGTTCTTTCATCAAGAGGAATCTTATTGTCTATTCTCGCTTGTTCGGAAACATATCCATCCAAAATAACTGTACCTGTCTTGGCGGTATGATTCAGATTCAGAGTACGAATCTTCCAATATTGCGAATAGGTTCCTGTAGGATGTTGAATAATTTGTTGTAGTGCCATTATGTTGACTCCAATACTGATACGATGATATCAAGTCCCGCAGTTAATCCTGCTGTAACTTTGAGTGTATCTCCTGTTACGAGTGGAATTGGTGCATCAAGTGCTTGGTATGTTGCTTGAATTGGAACTGCTGCTGCACGAACAATGTAGTACCCTGTTGCTCCCTTGAACAACTGAACAGATACACTATTGGCTAGTGTGGTGTTACTGTTGGCAACATGAATAGCATTCACTATTGCAGTTCCTGTGATTCCTGCATAGATTACGGTGGCTGCTGTGACACCGACTGAAGTTGCGTAATTTGTGTATATGTCTGGCATTAGTATTTCCTTTGATATTTATGCTTATGGTGCGGAGGATTTGTACGGGTGATCATTAGGAAGACTTGCTTGTAATCCCCATTTATGTGCAAGGTAACCTTCAACTTGTTGTCTTTCGACAGTATCCCAAGAATAATTCGATATAATAATTTCTGCCATCTTGCCATTGTAGAATAGACCAGGATATTGACCCAAAATAAATGCTGCGCCTAATGAAGGAGTATCACCCAGACCACCATTATTTGTAAAAGTACTGTTGAGGGTTCCTGCCACATGGGCAGTTCCAGCACCCAATCCTGTCTTGATTAGTGTAAAGAAAGTTCCAGTATTAATTACGAAGAATGATCCTCCAGAATATGTTCTGTAGTTGGATGTAGTATCTCCCCAATACAATCCTCCATCACTTTTGATTTCAACCAAGAATTCCCAACTACCTTCTGGCACATAAAGCAAAACTTCTTGACCGCTGATTGTATCTGGCTTTACTGCCCATGCCATGCTATAAGTATTGTCTCCCGATAATTCTGAATGTAATGGTGTTGTTCCTCCACTTATCGTCATTGAATCGTCTGAACCATCCCAATCAATGAGTCCTAATGAGTTCATTCCACTAGAAATATATGTTGGTTGATTTGCTCCATTCGCTTGTGTTGCGTGTCTTTCGTTTCCACTCTTGTCGTTCCATTGAGAAACAGTAGTGTCATTAAGGATGATTGTACTAGAGTCTGCTGCGTCTAACCAACAAGCAGTAGAAGTAAGATTGGCAGGTGTCCACCCAACACTAACAGTATTAATAAACGCTCCCAAATCTCTCTCTATGAAATGCTTCAACATCGGAATGGTTCCTGCCTTTGTACGGCGTTGATCGGTTGTTCCGTTGTAACCAGAGTTTAATCCAAATCCCCGTTTAGGAATTAGAAGATTCTGCTTTGCCCAGATATTACTTTTTTGTATTCCTGTTTCTTGACGCACACCAACCCATGAAGAACCATCCCATGCCCACACCTTTCCTTCGTAGGTGTATTCTTGGTTTACTGACGGAGATGTTGGAAATTGTATTGGCATGGGGGTTATGGTGCTAAGTTTTTGTATGGGTGATCCGAGGGAAGACTTGAAGTAAGTCCCCATTTCCATGCAAGGTAGCCTTCAATAAGTTGTCTTGTGGTGGTATCTGTAGTTTGTACCATTATCACTTCACCAAACACAAGATTTGACTGTCTCGCAGTACCAAATTGTTTTGCTAATGCATAACCAATATTAGTATTGTTTGGTGTGGAAATAGTATTAGTTGTGCCTTCTATTGTACCATTTCTCCATACACCCCATCCTGTAGTATTACTTTGAAATGACATTATATTACCAACATTATTAGAGTATACAGTTCCGCTACTCAAATCATAATTACCAGTTCCAGGTGCTTGGTAATATGGATACGAAGCACCAAAATTATTAGTGTTTTTAATAAAATGTATGGATCCTATTTCTGTTTTTCCTGCATTAAGACAACCAATTGTTGGTCTATAAGTATCAGTACCAGTCCCTGCACCACTTCTTGAAAACACCCAATACACTCCATGTGTTTGATTTTGTTGTGCCGTAGTTGCAATCTCTAATGTATCATCAACACCATCAAATAATACTCCTGGTAACGAACCAGGAAAAGCAGTGGCAGAATACGATGGTTGTAATGATCCAGTGGCTTGTATAGCATTAACTCCACCACCTTTTCTATCAGCCCATGAGGAAACTCCTGTTGAAATTATAATAGTTGAAGATACAGAAGCATCCAACCAAAAAACAGTAGAAATTTGTGCAGGTGTCCAGAAAACACTACCAAACAATCCCAAATTTCTCTCCATGTTGTGCTTCAACATAGGAATAGTTCCTGCCTTTGTACGGCGTTGATCTGTGTTGCCACAGTATCCTGAATTGAGTCGCCATCTTCTCATGATAAGAACCACCCTCTCTTGAAGTCTACGATGTATTGAACTGCACCTGTGAGTCCATTGACGGAGATTACATAATCACCAACTGGTCCTGTAGCACCTGTGACACCTTGAGGACCTGTTGCACCTGTAGCACCATTTGTTCCATTAGCACCAGTAGCACCTGTGACACCTTGAATTCCTTGAGATCCTGTTGCACCTGTGACACCTTGAATGCCTTGAATGCCCTGTTCACCTGTGACACCTTGAATTCCTTGAGATCCTGTGGCTCCTGTGACACCTGTGACACCTTGAATGCCTTGAGAACCTGTTGCACCTGTAGCACCTGTGACACCTTGAATGCCTTGAGAACCTGTTGCACCTGTAACACCTTGAATGCCTTGAATACCTTGAGATCCTGTAGCACCTGTAACACCTTGAATGCCTTGAATACCTTGAGATCCTGTAGCACCTGTAACACCTTGAATGCCCTGTTCACCTGTAGCACCTGTGACACCTTGAATGCCCTGTGATCCCGTTGCACCTGTTGCACCATTCGTACCACTTGTTCCATTAGCACCTGTTGCTCCTTGAGGGCCAAAAGGTTCAACCCAATAGGAAGATGTTCCGTCTGTAATATAAACAAATATATTTCCGCTTGTGGTGTTGAACCACATATCACCGTATGTGGCTCCTGCTGGTGCTGTGGTTGATGAGGTGAAACTTATTGCACCTGTTGCACCTGTGACACCTTGAATGCCCTGAGATCCTGTTGCACCTGTGACACCTGTGACACCTTGAATGCCCTGTTCACCTGTAGCACCTGTGACACCTTGAATGCCCTGAGATCCTGTTGCACCTGTGACACCTGTGACACCTTGAATGCCCTGTTCACCTGTAGCACCTGTGACACCTTGAATGCCCTGAGATCCTGTTGCACCTGTTGCACCTGTGACACCTTGAATGCCCTGAGATCCTGTTGCACCTGTGACACCTGTGACACCTTGAATGCCCTGTTCACCTGTAGCACCTGTGACACCTTGAATGCCCTGTTCACCTGTAGAACCTGTGACACCTTGAATGCCTTGGGAACCTGTGACACCTTGAATGCCCTGTTCACCTGTAGCACCTGTGACACCTTGAATACCTTGAGAACCTGTTGCACCTGTGACACCTTGAATACCTTGAGAACCTGTTGCACCTGTTACACCCTGTGATCCCGTAACACCTTGAGATCCCGTTGTACCTGTGATGCCTTGAATTCCTTGAGATCCTGTTGCACCCGCGACACCTTGAGAACCTGTTGCACCCTGTGATCCTGTAACACCTTGAGAACCTGTTGCACCAATTAATCCCGTATAGGTTGGCTGAATCCATTGATCGCTATTGCCATCATTAATATAAACATATTCAATACCACTATTGGAAGAAACCCAACGATCACCTTGTGTAGCCCCATTGGGTGCAGTCAAACCATATGTGAAGGTATTAGCAGCAGTATATTGTTCGGTATTGTTTTTGAATTTGATATAGGATGAAATATTCCCATTACCATTTAAATTTAATGCACCAGGAACATTTAAATTGCTGCCATCAAATGTAAAATATTGAGTTGCTGCAAGATCAGTTACATCATCATTTGCAAATTGAATTGATCCTGCTTGTGCTTTCAGTGAGAGATGGTTTGTGATCGTTACTTCGCCCGTACCGCCCGTAGGACTAATATCGATTCCGACTCCCGCAATAATTCTACTTATTGCTCCAACGCCAACGCCACCACCTGTTCCACCGCCACCCGTATTAGTAATGGTTAATGTGTTACTAGATGGATCTGTGGTTAGGTTAATACCCGACCCTGCAACAAATGTCAGGGTTTCTTTGTCATATTGAACAGCCGTTAATCCCGATTGCCCCGAGACAGATATGAATTTAAATGCTTCGCCAAGACCACCACCACCGTCATATAGTATTGGTGTGGTTGGAGTAATCTTTGAAAGATCAATCGATAGATGCTGCCGCTGTTTGTCAAGTTTCAGTGGATACTGAACCGAAAGCAGTCCTGCATCTCCCTTGTCGCCTTTATCTCCCTTGTCTCCCTTGTCTCCCTGATGTCCCTGTCCCCCGTCCTTTCCATCAATGCCATTGGCACCTACAAGCCCGCTCTCTCCTGCCACTCCTTGAATTCCCTGAGTGCCTCGTTCGCCTTGGTCTCCCTTATCTCCCTTGTCTCCTCTATCGCCCTTCTCGCCTCTTTCTCCGTCTTTTCCATCCGATCCTCGTTCGCCTTGGTCTCCCTTATCTCCTTTGGCACCCTGAAGTCCTTGTGAACCGATATCTCCCCGTTCACCCTTCTCTCCTTTTTCCCCTTGAAGACCTGGAACTCCTCGTTCGCCTTGGGAGCCTTGTGATCCCGCTGCTCCCTCTTCGCCCTTCTCACCCTGATCGCCTTTTTCGCCTTTTTCGCCATCGGTGCCCCTTTCGCCTTGAGTGCCAGGTGATCCGTGTTCGCCTTGTTCGCCTTGTTCGCCCTGATCGCCTTTTTCGCCTTGATCACCCTTTTCGCCCTGTTCGCCTTGATCACCCTGATCGCCTTTATTTCCCTTGTTGCCACGAATACCAGGAATTCCATCTTCACCTCGAAGACCTTGAATTCCTTGATTTCCCTGTTCACCACGAACAACTTCGGTAATGATTTTTTTGATTGGCTTTTCTGTAGGCTGTACGAAAACATCTTCAGTTAAAGATTCAACAAGAACGAATGAGTTGTCGAGCACATCCCGACCACCCTTAAGAATGATTGGGTTACCATCGGCATCAAAGAAAAATGCTTCTCCGATTCCCTTATATGTGTATGTTTTCCCACCAACACAGGCTGTTGCAGGGGCATATGTAAATATAGATCCCGCATCATAATCCATGAGGGGAGTAACGAGTTTTACCTGTGTTCCTACGGGAATGCCTGATGTCAGTCGAATAAATTCAACGGGTTCATCATCACTGGAATTGAGATAGTCGTTAAATCTATTTGTCATCGTAAACCCATAGAAGGGCAGTTTACGAGGTATTTAGGGTCAACCTAAACGGCTGTAAGTGCCTTCCATGAGACAGGAAAGAGACCTTTAAGTATTCTTCCAATAGCATTTGAATACTCTCGAACTTCCCACTGTGCATGAGGATCGGATCGAAGTTTGCAGACCCTAGAATATGCAGCAAGACTTCCCGTCCACCACCACTCAGTATATGTTCCTTGTGGTAATACAAATCGTGCTTGCTCGGGAGCGATTCCCTGATCGATCAAAAGGTTGTAACAATTAATCGCCTTATGAATGCTTTCATAGTATGCATTATCTAAAGTTTCCCATTTCGATACATCTTCAACAAAGCCTTCACTTCCTTGCTTTGCATTTTGAGTTGGCTTTGTGCGCCACAATGGTTTGTAAACTTCAGGTGCATCCGTAACATAACGGCGAGAGACTTCGTTTTCTACGAATCCCTGTTTGTGCTTGAAGAGTTGTGTGCGTATGGAGATTGGTGCTTTGATTCGCAGAGTGATCTGTGGATGTGCAAAGGGAGTCCAATGATTGTGTTTTGCAAGATATGAGATCAGTTTCTCATCCTTATCAACAAACTCCATACTCTCTTTATGAAATGAAACACGAGCAGCATTAACTACCGTGAGATCACTACCCATGTGCGAAACATATTGAACAAAGCCAATTCCGTCAAGAACGGAAGTGGATACTTCATTTTCTACCATACTTTTTTACTCCTCAGTGGAATCTTCAGATGCTTTTTCTGCATTGACCGCTGCACGAACTTCAGGGCGAAGTGAATCAATTCGATCACTTACTTTGTGATAAAGAGATGCAAAGATTGCATCCTTTGCTTCACTTGCCTTGCCATCCATTACAAGATCAATGATGGTGGGAAAATCTCCAACCACACCATTATCTGTATCGTCTTCCATATCAACATCGTCCATGCTCAGATCAGGTTCTTCTTCATTATTCATATTCAATCCTCCGTTGTTATTTAGCCCACTTGTTGAGTGCAATATGTCCTGCCAATCCCGAATGTGAATTTCTCATGATGTCATGCAGTATTGTGGTCTTTCCGTGTCCTGCCAACACCATATCATTGATATCTTTTAGCCCACGAAAACGATCAGACCATACACAAACTCTATGCCCATTTTCCAATAAGCGTCCCATGGTTTCTACAACCTGCTTATTTCGAGGTTCATTGTCAAGTGCATATATCAGTTCTGAATTCTTTAGTTCTGTGGGAATGTTTGTAGCATCCGAAAGCCCAATCATCGCAACAGCATTATCAAGAAACATACTGTCGATAGGCCCTTCGACCACAATGATTGGTTTTTTGATATTGCATTTATCAAGACCGAACCACATCTTGGCAGCATCCCTGTCTGCTTTTACGGTGATGTATCGAAGAGTATTTCGATTTGGATTTTTACTTCCAATGATTCTGCCTTGTGCACCAACTACTCTTCCATCAATATCCAAGATGGGGATGACAATTCGTTCGTCTTCTCCTGCCTCGACAAGAGGATCAATGTTCTTTGCCCACTCACCATAGTTGTCTGAGTAGTATAGGCGACTCATATTCTCCGTTGACAACTGTCTATTGATAGCCCATGCAACAGCAGGGTGTTTTTTGGGCAAGGTATCAAGTCGCGGTATAAGGCTGAGAACTTTGTCTTCGGCTTTATGTGGAACAGGAACTACTTCTATTTGCTTTGGTGTGCGTCCATAGATAATTCCCGTTTCCTTCAACACCTCAAACACATACTGCTTGTACAGATTTACATCAAGCGTTTTGAGAAGCCAACTGATTGTTGCACTGTAGTCACAGTTGTGGCATTTGCATGAGAATGCCCCCTTCTTCTCATAGATGTAGAAGCGAGTCTTGCTCTTGCTCTTGGTGCTGTCGCCACAGATGGGACAACGACAGACTGCAAGGCTTGACTTCTTCCACTGAAAGCGATCTAGTCGAGGAGACAGCAGATTAATATATTTGGTGTCGATGTGAATCGGCATGGATTGTTGCTATTGTACGAGAATACTACGATTTCGTCAATGCCCAAAGTTATATAATTATATAACTATCGGACTAAAAATATGAAGCAGTAAATTATTTTATCAATCTTGAATATTCGCGAGCAAAAAACGAATCGGTCGCATAGATAGCGATTACAGTTTTCGCTTAAGGTCTTTGGTCTTTTTTATGTTGCGGCGAATGTACATCATTCCACGCCGACCTGGAGGTTCTTGTCCTGGAGATGCTCCCGCAATATTTCCACCACCAACAGAGTTTACAGGGGCATCTTCTTTTTGTAGATGTTCAAGGGTGAATACAACATTTTCAAATTTGTATATTGGATGTCCGAGAAATTCGTCACATGGCAACAGTTCGTTTTCTAAATGAACTCTTTTACCATGAATGATATATGTACCTGCTTTGATTGCTTTGGCATCAACACCCTCTTTGAGAGTTGCATATGTAAGACCTCGAATGTCTAACTCATGAAGGATAAGGGATTCAACCAATCCTTGAGTTGCATCATCACAATACTTTCGCAATTTATATCCACAGAGAGCAGCATCATATGGCACATACGATTTCTGTGAGTATGTGAATGGTTCTATGCCCTCAATGATTTTTCGAAAGTTGGATACCAAAGTCTGAAATCTGTTTGGTTTCTTTGACTCTTCTGTGTTCAAAGTACAGGTCATCAGGTCTTTAAATTGATTTGTAATGAGAGTATCGATATTCATCAGATTTTCCGAAGACGAGTTATGATTTCAGTGTCCATTACAATCTTGACTATGTCAACTTCAAGTGAAAATTTTGGTTGAGTGTCCGAAAGATACCCTAGAAATACTAGGAATGTTTTAAGTATGTAGTGAAGATCCATGTCGATCTTGAAGAATAGGAGTCGCGTCCCTGCTTCAATGCCGAAGACATTACAGAAGGTGATGAGATGATTGAGAATTAAGCGTTCTCGAAGGACAGTGTCCTTCTTGTATCTGCGAAAAAGTCTCTTTAGATATACGATACGCGCAAGGTCTTCTTCAAACTCTTTAATCCCCATGCAGTGCGGATTGTCATAATTTCGCATTGCATATCGGACATAATTCTCATTGGTCAGGCTGTCGCCTTTCATCATAAAGAGCCATGGCGATTAGCCGTTAGGAACAATCATTGCATGTACTTGGGTAAGACCACTTGGAAGTTTATGTGTTTCGACACGAAGAGCAAGACCATGACCAAGGAGATGAGTAATTCCATCATCCTTTGTATATCCATATACAGATCCATCAGCACGAAGAGTTCCACCAAAACGAACGAGTGGAATAATTTCTTCGGTCTGTGTTGACAATCTCATAGCACAGTCTTTGGTCATTGTGAAATCAAGACCGATCATTTGAAGTCTACCCTGTGCCTGTTTCAAGGCAGACACAGGGTCGATGTATGGCTTTGCAGAAAGTGCACCCAAGTAGGTATTGATGCGAGTGATTGCAACAGGACTCAATGAAGACAGATTATAATTGCCATCGAGAGAATTGTCACCATCCTGTGGGCCAACACGCCCAACACTTCCAGATGCATCATATGCACTTTGGTGGGGTGCATTTTCATTAATTGTTTTTCTCAGTTGCTTATAAGACTTCATGTTGAGTTCCTATTAGTTACTCTTGTTATAGTTGAGATAGTAATAACTGCTCATCGCATTTACTGCACTCGTGGTAAGACCAGGATTTTGGTCGAAGTAAACTCTAAAGGAGGTGAATGCACTTGCACCAACTGCACCTCCGAGAGAATCCTGTGCCTTGAGATTGATGGTCTTAATGCCCGATGCAGTAGATCCTGCAACCACAAGAACTGCAATATTGTCATATCGATAAGGAACAAGATCATCATCGGTGCTTGTTGCTCCGAAGAATGTTGTTACAACGGCGGTTGGGACTTTGGTGGTATCGTTAATATCTGTTGCACCTGTATACAACTGACATCCTGCGTTTGTGCCCGACAACCCAATTGTAAGGGTATTTGTGAAGTTTGCATCATTGACAGCAACCTTGATATATGCAGTGACTCCTGTCAGACCACCAAGCGAAGATACACCATACTTGTTAACACCATATTGGAATCCAATTCCACCCGCACGACCTGGAGTCAGTCCTGCACCACCAAATGCTCCACCTGCCATGGTAGCAATATAGTTGAAGAATGAATGGGAAACTCCTGCATCACCTAGATTGGCTCCACCTGTTGCACTATCACCGTTGAATGGGCATGAAAAGTAAGGTGCATAGTTTGGAAGATCGCTTCCCGATGTCGCGCCTTGACCCCATGAAAACCCTGTTGGGCCTGTTCTTGGAGTAAAAATTGCCGATGTTTTATCATCAACAGGCATTGCTACCAAAAGTTCAGTAATTACAGTACCGTTGGTATATGCAGTGATTGTTGACGAGGAAGAAGATACTCCTGTCGCACCATATGCAAAAAACGAACCCATAAGAGGCATTTCCCATCCACGGACGGTACGGGTGCAAAGTCTCTTCTGAATCTTATTCAGCCATGTTGGCTTTGATTCTTCTCTGTCGTTATTTTTCCAAGTTGCCATTTCGGTATATCTCCTCTGTGTTTCTATTTAGTTCTTTGCGGGATCGATAGTTTTTTTGCCATTTGTGTCAATATGAGTCTGTACAGCCTTGGCAAAATTGTTGGCTTCCTCAGTCGTTCCACGGCAGTTGCACTCGCGAATTGCTTCATTGAAGTGCTTAACAAGAACATTTCGTTGTTCTTCAAGAACCGTTTGTTCGACAACTTTAATTGCTGCCTCTTTTGCCTTGTCATTGAGACAAGGATTGATTTCAACATCGTTACGATGCTCTTCTAAGAATTTTGTAATATCGGCAACGATTTTGGAATTGAATGGATTGTTAAACATGGTCTCTCCTGTGGATACTTGTTATTTATAGATCACGATCATCCGCTTCATATGCTTTCTTTGATATGTTGCATTATGATCCCTTTTCGGGGTTGTGTCCCCATACCTTAAGTGCTAACAATTTACGAGTAGGTTTTTTGTCTTCGTCTCTCAAAGGCCCTTTTGCGCCTTTCATTCGATTGATGAAATTGACTTGCTTCCCTGCCCATTTCCAATCATTATCAGACCATTTTTCCATGGGGGTATCTAGCATTCGAATGATTGCACGGGCAGAATCTCGACCTGTACTAATTTTACCACCGTCTGCACCTGCCTTACCTGCCTCCTTGCGGGACAGTCCTGCCTCAGTTCCGTCATCAGAATCAAGGAATGTATCAATCTCCTTGCCCGACATATTTACAAGTTTTTGCCATTCCTTATAGAGATCCGACATCTCCTCTTCAGAAGTATCTTCCTTTACGGACACACAATTAGGAACTTTTTTCCCATTCTTCATCTTCATTCCCAATTGTTTAAACCCTACCCAACAAGGCTTATCTTCTTCAATTTCTTTCCGCTCGCCAGGGGTGTCATGCTTGTAGGTTTTTACAATCTTATCGGTGCCGATGAGTAACGGGCCTCTCTTACTCATAGAAGTCCATTTCAACACATTGTTGATTTTCTTAGCCTCATCAAGCCATGTCTCAGACGGCTCTACATCTTCTCCATGCATCTTCCATGCAGTCGCATAGAACACTTCCTTCCACCGCTTACCATATTGTTTTCGGAATGATGCTTTGGTTTTTTCATCCTTTGAGAAACTTCGTGCAGCACCTTTGGGTGGGCTAACTTCAAGTAAAAAGAATTCGAAGTCTTCGTTGATATCAGTCTTAGGCTGATTCGAACCCAACTCAGAATTGCGAATCTCTTTGAGGAATTCAATATAGGTTCGTGCTAGATATGCCCCATCCTGCATATTGCGGGTCAGGCAGCGTTCTTCATATGCAATAGAAAGGCGAATCTTATTGTTGTTTGTTGTATCGCTCTGATCGATCTTCGCAAGGCGTTCGAATGCATCGTCCTGTTCGTATCGATTGTTTAACTCTTTTAACTGTCCGTTTTTTGTGAGTTTTTCATAAAGTGTATTGCTATTAAGATTGACATGTTCTTCTTTTTTCGTTTGATTCTGTGGGTATATTGCCTCCGCAGGATCAACCAACATTCCTGTCTTGCTCAGGAATTGCAGACCGAGAAGGACTTTGGTGGACATATGGTTGCGATCACCAATTGAGAATTTGATGTTTGGGTATTTCTTTCCATGGAATTCAATGTCCATGAAGATAACAAGTCGCTTCTTCTCCCCAATACCACTCTTGACAATAATTCGACTGACGATTTTCTTGGTAATCTTTTTACCATTCGACAGTTTGAAGGTAACCGTGTGGTTTCCATTGTCTTTGATGTCTTCGCCATGAATCATATTGTAGCCACTGTTGCCTGTATCGACCTTGGCTTCATATTCGACTCCATCAATCTTAACTGTTTCACGAACAGTGAGGTTGGAGAACAGTTTCCAATTGGATTTGTTGAGAATATATTCAACAAAATCTTCGACCAACTCTTTGCCCTCGACATTGTTCTTGCCCTTGCCGTCTTCATAATAGCGGTAGTAGATATTACCACTGCCTGGGCTTGCATTCATTTCAATGATGTATGGCTTACCATCATTGATTACATGATCAACTCCGACATAGTAGCACTTGCTAACCCGAGCGGCTTCCTCCACCAACTTGATTTCTTCATCAGAGAGTTGGAATGCACCACCCTTTGAACCTCGGGCAATGTTTGTGCGGAAATCCTTAGGAGCCTTATCCCGCTTTGCACAGGCAAAAATTTTACCATTCAGGCAGATGCTGCGAACATCATTCTTGAAATCAGGCAGGAATTCCTGCATAATGATTTCGGCATTGTATTTCCATAGAGTTTGTAGAACAGACTTCAGGCTTTCCATGCTTTCAATCTTGGACACGCCGATGCCTTCAGCCCCCGTAAGAGTCTTTACGATGACGGGGAACTTACCACCAATTTCCTTAACGGCAGTTTCAATATTGCTTTCGTCTGCAACAAATGTTGTGCGTGGGTGTGGGAGATTGTGTTTCTTGAGAGCAATTGCAGTTTCTAGTTTGTTTGCACAGAGTTCCATTCCTCCACGCTCATTGATCATGAACACTCCATTGTTCTGCAAGATGGTCATGATAGCAACACCGATATCACTATTCATCACACCACCACGAACAACTGCTACTGTGTCGCTTGGGATAACAGTGATATCTTTACCTTCACCGTCATAATTCTTGATAGTGATTTTCTTCGAAGTAACATTTGAAATTTCTACTTGTGCTTTAGAAGTCTTCACTGCATAGAATTCAATTTTGCGCTTCTTGCAGATTTCCTGCATCTTTTCGATTGTATCGGATAGATCTTTTTCCGAAGAAGTTAGTGCAAGGATTGTTACCTTGTCACTTGGGTTTACAGCCTCTGAGATATATGACTCCCCAAGACTCAATCCCTTACGAACATCGCTGTACATCTTCTTCTTGGTGGCATTATCCTTACCTGGAACGCCCGTGGCAAACTTTTTAAAGTCTCCATCGAAAGCAGCAGATCTCATCTTGGAAGCAGACATTCCCTCAACACCTTGAGAGTCATCATCCCGTGCCTCACCCGCCTGAACTACTTCGAATTTTTCAAATGAATATACACGCTTCTTAGGATCACGATCTGCAACCTTGCCCTTATACTTGGCAATGTTTTTAAAGTTTTCGACTTGGTCACTTCCCGCAACCATGATGATGTTCTTATATCCCAATGAGCACACATATAGAACGGCAGTATACGGATCCTTTGCCATTCCTACAGGAAAGTTGCCCTTAGGAAAAAACTTCTTAAGGTATGCAACCTTTTGCTTATGTGATAGGGGGTTCTTCTTTGAGTCTTGTGTTTCAGATGCAAATATGAAATGATCTGCATTGTGCTTCTGCGCTTCGGAAACAATCTTGTCTACCAAGACACCGTGACCGATGGTCGGGGGGTTCATTCTGCCGAAAGCAATAACTGCTGTGTCTTTTTTTGCTTCGTCAATTCGATGTAAGAAACGCTCTATCACGAGTTTACCTTCCTGTTTTGTCTACTAAATCGTAGTCGATTTACCAATTTAGTGACTCTTCCTGAACGAGAAACCACAATACCCTCAGGATCTGTTGGAGAAATCCCGTTGTCATCCACGAAGAAATGCCCGAAACTAGACAGCATATAGAACTTACCGAGCAAAATTTCTTTTGCTTTGGCGATAAGATTATGTAGTTCAAACATAGAATTGAACTGTGATTCGTATGCATCAACAAAGGCAAGCAACTTGTTCAGTATATCTCTTTTGCCCTGCTTGCCTTTTTCTGTCTTTAGTTTTTCAATGTCCTTGTTTAACTTGGTTTCCAAATTCAACTTAAGACCACGGGCAGAAAATTGTGAAAGACCGCCATTAATGGTGGCATTTATATATGGAAGGATGTATTCAACTAACTGTGCATTGGAAAGAAGAACCTTCAGGAACGGCGATACCTTTTTTGATTTTCCTTCACAGTCTTTGATCATGCCCATAAGTTTGCCATATTCATCAGGCTTGAGAAGTGCAGCCGTGATGTCATATATGTTGGGGTCAGTGAACCACACATTTGCATTCTTTTTCAGGGTACTAGCATCAAAGTTGAAGGAGACAGCAGATAACTCCTGCATCGTTTTTCCACTATAGACGGTATGAAAAGCAATTCCAAGTTTTGCAGAGGAAACCGATTTCCCAATGGCACTGTCCTTTTCAATTGCATACATGATCGTATTGGGAGCAAAAGTAATATATTCTTTTCCATCAATCGTCTGTGATTTTTTGGAATCCATCGTAAACATCAAGTCGCCCTGCAATACTCCCTTGATGCCAAGTCCTGGCAGATACTTTAAGCACTCGATCAATTTTGCGGCAAGATCGGAAATCGACACACCTTTCCGTATTTCTGCTTCGGTGTGATATGCAGAGACAGTTTTGCTAAATGCTCCCTTGGTAGCAACAAAAAACTTATTGTTTTCGGGATTAATCCCACACACAATAGCAGGTTTCCCATCCCATTTGGTGGAGAGTCCTAAAGAAGTCGAGCCTGTTTTCAGGCTTTCTGTAATATCTTTGAGGAATGCAATAGCCAACTTTAAGCCTTTTTCACCCTCAAGAAGCATCAGATCTTCTATATGGTCTAGATGCTTATTTCGAACTACTTCTTCGGAAAGAACTCTGTTTGCTTGTTTGAATGACAGCATATTTGCTCCGTGCGAAGTTATTTAGGCATATTTGTAATGGGCGGGATGGGAGTCGAACCCACATGAGCGCACTTATAAGGTGCGACCTTTTACCACTATCAGGCACCCGCCCGTGAATTAAGACCAATCACCCATAGAGGGCTTCTTTCCCTTCTTGTAGCCATACCCCCCGCCACCCTTGTTTGGAGAGTCAAAGCCATTGTCTGTGTTCTCATCCTCTGCATCAGCAGAATGATTCCCCTGAATCAACTGTTGCTGTGATTCATCAACATCAAACAACTTCATCTTCGAACGATCTATCCCAATCACAAACTTACGATTGGCAGCAACATCATTGTAACGGTTCTTCAATTGCTTGACCATGACCTGACCGACTGCATCCAATTGTTCGGTTGCAATCAGAGCAAACATAAAGTCCGCAGTGGCAGGTAGCCCGAATGATTCCGAGGTATCGGTCAATTCGACATCCGTATTGCCAAAGCCTGAACGGTTCGTCTGTGTTGCAGTAAAGATTGGCACCTTCATCTCAACTGCAAGACCACGAAGTTCCTCTGCAATTGCCTTGATATAGGTATACGAATTGACATTTGCTCCTGGCTTAAACCGAGTCGAAGCACAGATATTGAGATAGTCAATGAAGATGATGTCGGGCTTAAAGTTCTTCTTCAGGCGCAGTTCATCAAGCAGATGCCGAAAATGGTTGGCATTCGCTGCGGCAGTGGGATATTCCTTGATCAGGAGTTTCCCCGTGATTCCCATAGTCACCTTGGACAGACGCTTGGCATAGATATCGATGGGCAACTTCTTTAGTTCATCCATTGAAATATCCATAAGATTGGCATCGATTCGCTCTGCGATTCTTTCCTCTGCCATCTCGCAGGTGATGTATAGGACATTCTTGCTCTGTGTTAGGCAGTTGGCAGCATGATGACACATGAACAGGCTCTTGCCCACTCCTGTGCCCGCGAGGATCACATTGAGAGTCTTGTCGGGAACACCTCCTGCCGTGATTCGATTGAAGAAGTCGAGATCGAAAGGAGTCTTCTGTTCTACTCGATGATAGAACTCATAACGCTGCTCGGCATCATCAATGAAATCGTGTCCGATATGTTCATCAAAAGAAACGCTCAGTGCCGATGTTAGGATTTCGGGAATGGCATTCTTTGATCTTCCATTGGCTTTCTTCTCATCAAGAAGTTCAATAGACTCCATGAGTGCATTGTAGACTGCCTTGTCCTTACAGAACTTCTCGGTCTGATCGATGAGCCATGCCTCATCAGGTTCATCGATAGTCTTTTCGAGAGAATCCACGAGTTTAACACACTCGTCAAATTCTCCCTGTGACAGCCCATCCTGCTGATTGAGGATGATATTCAGTGCTTCGCGGGTAGGGGCAATGTTATACTTGCCGATAAACTCAGAGACTGTCTTGAACAATCTCTTCTCACAGGTGTCATGAAAGTACTCTTCTCGCAGGAAGGGTTGCACTCTACGGGTGAAATCTGCACGGTGCAACAGGCTTCGCAGGATAATGAGTTCGATCTTATCTGTCATAGGTTCTCATAGTATAGCACAAATGCCGAGGTTTTGCAAGGCATTATAGAGATGAAAACAAATAAATCATTTGCTTTGTTTCTTGTGAACAACCAACAGGTCATCATATCGATTCTTGACCTTGCGAAGATCAACTATCTCTGACGAGGGAATCAACTTATTCAGATATTGTGCCTCAGATTCTGTTTGGACATCTTCAATGACATACAGCCCATCTTTGTTCAGAAAGTCCTCTAAGATCAAGAAACTTGCTATCTGATGGGCAAATTGATGAGACCCATCATCAATAATGATATCGTACTTTCCCAAAAGATGATCAGTTACCCTTGGTAAGGTAGCATCCAATTGTAGTATTCGAATTTGATTATCAGCCGAAGCCGCCTGTTTGACTTTCACCTGCAAGGTACTTAGGTCAATGTCGATGCCCGTAATCTCCGCATTTGGAAAGTACTCTCGCCACATAAGAAGGGAGATACCGCCCTGCACCCCAATCTCCAATAAACGAATTGGTTTATCTCTGATAGAAGAAAACAGGGATTCGTAGTAGTCTATGTACGAGTGAAGGGTTCCCTTGTCTGAGTTCTGAAGATCGTGATGGTTTGGATGGCAAATACTTTGATAGTAAAGAGTTCTATAGATCTGATCGAGTGTGCTTTGCATTTTTGTTCCTTGATTAATAGGTGTCATGTGATTCATTTGTTATGGTCTTTCTATAAAATTTTTGTCAATAGTCTGCGTCTGTTAATGGTTTGCCTTGCATGTCTTTGACAGACAACAAGGGATCGATGCCTTCAAGTTTCCAATCAATACCAATAAGAGGATCGTTCCATGCGATGCAACGCTCAAATTGTGGTGCAAAGAAATTTGTGGTCTTGTAAAGGAATTCTGCGGTTTCACTGAGAACTAAAAATCCATGTGCAAATCCTGGTGGGATCCACAGTTGCTTTTTGTTCTGCGCGGAAAGAATTTCGCCTACCCACTTGCCAAATGTGGGAGATGACTTACGGATATCCACCGCAACATCAAACACCTCTCCTTGCGACACACGCACTAACTTTCCTTGTGGTTGTTGCTTAGTTTGGTAGTGCAGTCCGCGCAACACGCCCTTTGCAGAGCGTGAATGATTGTCCTGTACAAATTGAGGTGCGGATTGACCAAGTGCTTGTTCAAATACACGCTCGTTGAAACTTTCGTAGAAGAATCCCCGAGAATCTTCAAATACCTTGGGCGTGAAGCAAATCACATCTGGAATTGTCAATTTTTGTACTTGCATTATATTAATTCCACCATTTGAATAGTCCTTTTGTTTGCTTTGCAGTCCACCCAAACTTATTAATCTTGTCTGTGCTGAGAGAATATCTAAGATCCTGTCCCCATCTATTGTCAACAAACTGTATTCCTTCTTTCCCCTTTCCGAAAGACTCTAGTAGGTCAAGGGCAACTTCTAAATTGGTCATGTGGTTGTTTGCGCCAATGTTGAAGACATCGTTCTTTGCGCCACCCTGAATGAGTGTGTAAATTGCAGACACATTGTCCTTTACATAGATCCAATCTCGCACATAAGAGCCATCTCCATGAAGCGGAATCTTCTTGTTGGTATGAATGCATTCGAGGCTCTTGGGAATCAGTTTTTCAGAATACTGTCGTTCTCCATAATTATTTGAACTACGAGTGATTAAATAATTCATACCATATGTTCGATGATAGCCCAAGACAAACATCTCAGCAGCAGCCTTCGATGCAGAGTAAGGATTACTTGGAGTCAGTTTATCAGACTCTTGGAATGCGCCCTCAGATCGGTCTCCGTAAACCTCATCGGTGCTGATCTGAACAAACAGCGGTCTCTCATGGCTCGGCTTGCCACGAAGAATCTCAAGTAGATTGTGAACACCAACAACATTACTTTTCAAGAATGGTGTTGTGTCATTGATGGAGTTGTCTACATGAGTCTCAGCAGCAAAATTGATCAACACATCACATGATGGGAGATGTGTGATATCGCAGATGTTTTCCGATACATGCTTGTAGTTTGGATTGTCATCAAATGGCAAAACTTCATTTGCACAATATGTCATGCAGTCATAGTCGATAATAGAGTCACCATTTTTAAGTGCCAACTCGACAAAATGACTGCCAATAAATCCTCTTCCACCCGTCACAATGAGTTTCATAATATACCTTTCAAAGGGAATTCAAAATACGATCAACTGCTTGCAGTGTATTTATGGATGGAGTATATCCATATGAAAGCAATTTGTCATTATTCAAACATACAGCAACATACTGCACTACTTTGTGGGAAGCAGGGGTTTCAACCGACTGAATTTCAGAAGTAGATCCCATCTTTTCTTTACTGTATTTGACAAGTTCCCCTATAGTTACAGGTTGTCTATTGCTGATGTTGACTATTGTGTTTGTTGGTGAGTTGTTGATGCATAAGTGAATAGCCCTACAGGCATCATCCACATGCATATAGTCTCTGATGTTTGATCCTTCATCATATAACCTGACAGGCTCATTCTTCTTGAGCAATCCCATCATGTGTTGCAGTGCGTTTTTCTTTGTGGATACGCCCCTATCGCCTTCTCCAATGATGTTTGTCATTCGAAGGATTCTGTATTTGAGGTTATATGTATCACAGTAACACATGAGCATTTGTTCTGCTGCTCGTTTGGTGATTGAATAAAATCCTCTTGGATCGGGATAATCAGATTCCTTGGTGTCCATTGTGGAGTTCATACCATATACAAACCAAGAACTGATAAAATTAAAAACTCCATTGGGATTGTTTAATCGAAACGCTTCTAATACATCGATCAATTTGTTGAGGTTTGTATCGATGTCTAGATGTGGTTTTTCAAAAATATAGTAGTTGTGTGCTGTGCTGATGAAGTACAAAACATCAGCACTCATGGGATTGTTCTGTTCCCGATCAATTGCAATTGATTCTGTTGGATACATATCCACGAATCTACTTCCGATAAAGCCCGATGATCCATATACTGAAAACATGATTGCCTTCCTCTTATAACTTATCGATGTTGTTTCTGAACCAAGTTTCGCCTGGATACATGTCGGGAGTATCCATTCCTTCTCTCATTTTTTGAGGAGAATTTCCATATACTCCGCATGCATTATTGGTTCCATTAGGATCAATATCCATCTTTTGACCAAATTGAAACTCTTTATTGTATGCACTATATTTGGTTCCACTATGAGTTCTTGTATTCTTTCCAGGTTGACAATCGTTGTCGGTGTTACTCAATAACTTCGGAGTACCAAAGTTTCTCATATGGCGATTGAATTTTCTCTGAAATCTCCACATCCAATCCCCATCCTCTTCTCCAAATCCAATAAGTCTCTCGTCAAAATATCCAACACGATTCTTGTCTGTCACATCCTTACGATAGATGCAGAAGTGACCCCAATGCGTATTAATTCGAAATGATTCATCCCCCAAATTATGATTGTGTTCTAATATCTTTTCAAAGTCATCAAAGAACCCATCCGTAAACGATATATCATCACTCAATACCAAGGTATAGTCGTTACTTGTATAATTGATTGATGTGTTCCACATGAACGAACATCCACGCATGAAAGGGGACATCACTAAAAAAGTGTTGGGGAAATTTGAGACATACTGCGTCATTCCCTTTCGATAATTTTCATCAAATTGCTGATTGTGCTGCCCATTGACAAAGATAACTTTTTCAATATTTGGTCTTTGGCGATGAGCATTTGCAAGAAGAGCCTTGAAGTATGAATCAAAACGATATTGATATGTTTGAATTGTGATACTGTATGATGGAATCATTGTTTATACCTTAAATTTTTGTTTGACTGAGAATTTCAATAGCCTGATCTAAATTGATGTGTCGTTTTCCGTGAAAGCCAAATACTTTTGTTATATCGTTTGGCCCGTCTTCAAGGACAGTTTCCAGTGAAAATTGTTTTGCAAGATTATATGGTGCAAAGGTACATCCATGTTGCTTTAAAAAGTGGCGAATCTCATAACAAATATACCCATCTTCATGGAATGAAGCATTTTTTGAAATTCTATCACGAATTTTAGCAGGATGTTCAATTTTGTCCATGATAAATTGTGCCAATTTCATTAGTTTTGCAGATCTAATACAGAACCCTCCATTTCCCCCCTCTACTTGATTGTTGTAGTATTGGTGTGGATATGTGTTTGCTTCTAATCCCCATGGTGCACCAATATAATCAAAATTTAGAAATTCAGGTTTCCAAAGATGCAAGTTGATAGGAAATCCATCGTCATGAATAATCATTGCAAAATCTGTAGTCACATGATTTGGCATAATATCAATTACAACTCCACTATATTCTGCTAAATTCAGAATTGGGTCTGTGTGGATGTAATCGGCAAACCCTTCACATTTAGGATCTATATGAGAAAAATACTTAATCCCTCCACCAAATTCAATTTTATCTTTGAAGGTTTCAAAAATTTTGATATGGTTATCTCTACGATTACCCTCAAGAGTTCCATCAAAGCAGACAGCAGTTACGGTAGGTAGTTTAAGCATTATTGATACTCCAAAGTTGTATATGAAACATTTTGTTCTTCAGACAATTTATTTTTCCAAGCAGCAAGATCGTGTTTGGGTAGATTTGGATCATCAAATACTTTATAAGGAACATCGGGATTCATGCATCGAATGACCGCAGAAACTCCACTTCTTCCAAGCACTTGACCATTACACATTGAAAGGATATTCATTTCCCTAACAATATCATATAGAAGTTTTAATCCAATTGGAAGATTTCTGTGATGATGTAGCGACAAATTGCTTTCACTTCTTTTAACATCCCGAAGGAAAACCAATTTATCTCCAAAAACTTGGATTGCTTTGGTTAAGTAACTTGATTCATCAGTCATTAGAAAAATTCGGTCATAATTTTTATCAATCATATAGGTTTTGATTTGTTCTATACGATCTTCCAGTGATACTGCTTTTCCATGATTCGTTGAATCTGTTCCTCTCAGATGAACGCCAAGAACATTTCCAACCATAACATATTCTTTGTCCTTTTGTATTTGCTCTTTCATTTCAGCAGACAAAGGCAAAAAGTCTTTGATAATTGGATTGAATTTTCTTGCCCATTTGTCTGAAATAAACAGAGTCTTGTCATCACACACTTGCATATATGTAAAAAAAGGAAAAGAATGGGGCAAACTAACAAAAACTGAGTGCTTGCGAGAATGATTAAATTTAACATCTTTGAAAGAATCATCACCAAAAACTCTTTGCCATGGATCTTCAGATCCATCTAGATACAATGACAATATTCCACGCCGATCAAATTGAAAATCAATTTCATGTCGAACACAATACTCTACCAATCCGATAAGGTGGATTAATGTAGATCCAAAGCCAATTGGAGAGTTCTGAAAAACGATTGACTGTATTGAATGGGGGGTGATATAGGAAGTTTTAAAGGTAGAATTTGTCATGGTTTTGGGTTCTATGATGTCGGGCTGAGATTAAATCTTTATGGGGTTAAGTTTGTGATATGATATCATAGATGTGTCAATTCCCCTAAAGGAAATTCAACAAGTTCAATACCCGACAATGCAATCCATGTGCCGTAGTATCGTTCCATGAGACCTCCTGCAAGACGATGCTTTCGTTCAGGATCAAATTGATCTAAGTTGTTTTTGTCAGCAGCCCATATTACAAATTCCATCATCTTCATGAAATTTACGGTACTGATAACAAAAGCCGAACACAGTGCAATAGATTTGTTCCTAGTGAAGTCTATATATTTATGGTTCGTTCCATAGAACTTATTATAGTCTGCAATCATTGGGAAATAACAGAGGGGATCTCCTCGAAGTTTTTGTGGATTTGAAAAATCCATTGCAATGTGATTTGAATTAATTTCAGTAGCCAAATCAATTGGGGCAAAACATACAACCTTTTCGTCTCCTATTTGTTCTAGATTTTCTTGTAGGTGGGCAAGGAGATTCTCTCCCTTTCTAGAAGTGCATGTATGGTCATATTGTAAAAATCCAACCCAACGACTACCGTTTAGATAGTTTGGATTTTTCTTAAGGGTATGGTATAGAGAGATCAAAAATTCAGACTCTGCCCAATGCTTCCCCTTATTCACAAACCCAGACATATTACAACACTCAATAACTCCTTCACGAATCTTTGGTGATGTTATTTGTGTGGGCATATCGCCAACTTTGACAAAGGTATATGCTACCTCGTTCCCTAGATATTGCTCTTCGTGTAGGCGAGAATGAAATACGACAAAGAGGGAGCAGTTTTTATTATTTTCAGAGTTCAATGTTTTTAATTCCTTTATTTCGTATTACAACAATTGCTTCAGCAGTATCAGTCATATCAGGCTTGCTATCATTTATCACAATAGATGGTTTCATACGATCCCCATGGCTTTTCTACTTTATTAATCAATGGTTACTCCAAGGAGCAGTTACTGATGTGGTAGTACTTGACCATCTGTATATGTGCAGAGGCTTTGGGATTGTAAACTGTGTTTTTACTTTTGGCATAACAGAAGCAATAAAGTTTGCATCCTCACCAAACGATGAATCTCCAAAATCAATAGATCTTAATAGATTAACATTCCAAGCGCACCATATCCACGGTGGACGGCGGCATGGGATAAAATTCCCACTTTTGTCTCTTGGTGTTGTTGGTAATTGGTCAAAAGGATTAATCGGTGCATCAATATCTGTGGTAACAAGATACTCCACATTCTCAATAAATGCTTGTTGATTGTAGCAAATAACATCAACATTACTGTTTGCTACAATCGCAGATGTCACATCGTCAATATAACTTGGGGCAAAATCATCATCGTCATCCAGGAAAGTACAAAACTTTCCTCTCGATATATCTAAGAGTTTCTTTCTTTTGCTTGCAATACTCATGCTCCTATTATCAAGAAGTGAAATTACCTCTACATCTTTACGAGAACCAATCTGCGTCATTAGGCGAGAAAATAATGGCTCTAGATTCATACGAATACGAGAAGGGATAGATGGGATTGCAATTGTCAGTATAATGTCACTCATTTATTTAATCCATTTCTTTTTGTTATTGCTTGTGATTTGTTGTGATAGAGTTTATGATAGAACATGTTAAATGAATATCTTCCTTGGTAATATCTGCGTTATTTGGAAGGTATATCCCGTGATCATGGATTCTGTCTGCAAATGGATATTCAAAAAGAGGATTTCCAAATTTTTCATAAAAGAATGGTTGACGGTATATATTTCCTGCAATAAGAGGTCTACATTCCACAAGATTACTTGTCAATAGATTGACAATCTCGGATGAATGAGAATGGATGATTGGATATGCAAAATTGGAAACAAATTCAAATTTGCTAATATCTATTTTCCACTCATCATTCACAATTAGACTATCATATAACTTTAGATTCTCCCAACGAGTATTGCAAAATCTGTCAAGTTTTTTAAGTTGCAATCTTCCGATATATGCTTGTAGATCTGTGGATCGCAGATTGAATCCAGGATAATAGAATGTGTATAAGTTTCTAAAGTCATCTATGCCATATTTTAGTTGTAGATTTTTTCGGGATACCTCATCTAAATCTCTAGACCAACCATGAGAGCGAATGCTCTTAAAGATGCTGTACAACTCATAGTCATCCGTGCAGATGAAGCCACCCTCAATCGTGGAGAAGTGGTGACCATAATAGGTGCTGAACGATGAAGCCAAACCGATGGCACCAGTCTTCTTCCCACACACGGTCGTACCCACGCTCTCGCACGAGTCCTCCAACAGGATGACACCGTACTTGGTGCAGATCTCCTGTAGCCGCTTCATGTCGTTGGGAAAGCCTAATGCATGCACAACCATCAGGGCGGCAGGGTTGTCTCGCTTGCAGATCTCCTCGAACTTCTCGGTGTCGATTCCTAGATTGCTATCCGAATCGCAGAGGATTGGCTCAAGACCTAATTGAATGGCTGGTGCAACGGTAGTGACCCAAGACAGGCATGGGAACACAACCTTCTTGTTCTTCAGCCTGTTCGAAAGAATGAGACCGTAGAAGATCGCTAGGTTAGCCGAAGAGCCTGAGTTGACGAAGACGGAATACTTGCAGCCAAGCCAATGACTCCATTCCTGTTCAAACTCGACTGTGTTGATCCCTTTAGTCAGGCGGGGATTGGTGTGTAGCCATGCAATCAGAGACGAGATATCGTCCTGACCAATCGTGTCCCCAACCAAGGTGATTGGCTGCTTCATCGATTCAGTTCCCCCTGTAGATCTTGACGGAATCCTCAACGAGGCTCTTGCCCTTCACGATTGACTCATCGATCATGCGGTTGATTGCCTGAATGTACTGAGGACGCTTCTGCTTGAAACAGATGTCGATCTTGCGCTTGAGGGCGGCAACCTCTTCATCGGTCTTGGCGACACCAACCATGTCCTCTAGCAGCCATGTGCGGATATGGAGGATGCACAGTTTCTCGATCACCTCACCCATGTTGTCTGTGGCGACCAAGTTGTCGGGGAGATCGGGGAGAGTTCTTTTGGAAAGGGTCTCACGAACCTTCTCGATGATTTTGTTTTCGATTTCGTTTGCGATTGATTGGGTGTTCATAGTGTTCATCCTTTGATTTCGGCAAGTTCCCTTGTGATGATGTTGAAAAGTTTCCTCTCATCGTACTCGGGAACATGAGTAGAGGAGTAGAAGATGTTAGAGCGATAGATCGATAGCGAATTGTACTCTTGTTTCACCATGCTGTCAAACCTCATCCCAAAGAATTCGTACAGTCTTCTGATGAAGTCACCAATGTGAACCAAGCGTCCCGAACCAATGATCAGATCCTTACCCTGCTCCGTGTAGTACATACTTGCATGCACGACCATCTCAGGGTGCAGGAGTTCCCTGTAGTAGTCGATGTCCCCAACGGTGATCTTCTCGCCAGTGAGGATCGACTTGAACACTTTGCCGAAGAGATACTGATCACCTCTGTGGATGCTGTTGAAGTTGAATGGGTATGCAATCGAAACCTTTGGATACTTCTCTTTGTTCTGCAACTCTCGGGTGATTACACACTTTGAATTGGTGTAGTGGTTGCTGTGGAAATCGAAAGGCAAATCTAAACATATTTCCCCGTTACATTTATTCCACAATTCCGCAGTTGAATAATATATGATTTTATCACTAACATTAGTGAGGCATTGAATAACTTCTTCAACCAAATTCTTGTTAATATTCCAAAATAAATTTTCAACAGAATCTTCTTTTGAATTGGCAAGATATGTTCGCTGTTCTGCAAAACATAGAAACACAGTTCCCCATCTTTGTTTTGATAGTTCATCTAGGTTTAAGTTTCTAGATGAAATTTTTACAAATTCATTGGGAAAATACTGTGATAATTGAGAGGTTTTACCAATGACTAATGAAGGTAAACTCATATCAATATTCCACAGGTTTAGAGAACTGATGATTCTGAATGGCAGATGTAATAATATCCAGCATGTGGGAATGATCATTACTGTGTAATATGTTTGTACTGTTTTCAAACCACCAAGCATCATTAACATTGTTACAAAAGCAAATAAATTGTTTAGAGTGTGCCGTATTTTTTGTGATTGAAAAAACATAAGGCCCTGAAGACCTACCAACGATTACATCGCATTTGGTTCCAATATACGATATCTCATTCATATCAAAGTCTATGGTTGGATCTTTAATGATATCTTGAGCATAAACGATGTTGTCTTTTTTTAGTATTTCTTCGAGATTGTTTTTGTTTGAAATTATGAAAGTGATATCGGCAAAACGACATGCCAATTGCTCAATCATAGAATTCATAGGATCATTTGGTGCTTGTGAAGAAGCAACTTTATTGTTGCATAGTAGGACATGTCTCTGTGTGTTGTTTGAGAAATATTTTTGAATATTTTCTATTGAATATTTGCTGTAGTTTATCGTGGGAATATAGTGTGTTATTGGTTTGATTTTATCTGCAATACCAAGACCACGATATACCTTTTTCATTACCTCATAGTAAGATGGAAAATTACATCCATAAAATGGGGAGCAATGGTTTCCTTTGTCATCCCATGAAAATTGTCCTATCCATGCGTTGATTTTTAGATCTGGAGATGTTGGAAGTACATTTAAATCGGAAATGGTTTTTAAGTTCTCAATATCTGATAGAATTTTTGGATTGTTTCTATGATAATAGTAATAATCATTGTCCCCAAGAATCTGCATCATATCCATAACATATGGTCTTGACATGTGAATGTCGCCATTGTGCAATTCATTATAAAACAGTATTGTCTTCTTCATTGTCGATTATCTCACTACTTGGTTGTTGTGGGTTTCTTCAAAAGTCTTGCGGCAAACATAGTTGTATATCACTCCCTCAATCCATTCTTCTGTTTTCAGAAATGGACGAATGCCCATGGAGAAGACTCTATCCTCTCCACTGTTTAAAGCAGGGAACTTCACCTGCATGGCAATGCTTCTTCGGACGGCATTCAGGTGGTTGGGAGGGCGGTAATAGACCTTCCCTTCATGATCATCTATCCAACGGTCATAGCGCAAGGAATGGATGAACGGGCGACTGTAGCCGTCTGAGAAGACAATCCTGCCCGTGAGTGAGGCACAGTCGGGATTGCGCGATACTGCTTTGATAATCTTTTCCACATAGTCAGGACTCACAGTATCATCATCATCCACAAAGGAAACATACTCGCCCATGCTCTGTAGCAGTAGCATATTTCGCTTCTGTCCAATGCTCATCTGCCGATCATCGCAAAGAGATAGAATCTCTACTTGACGATTACCGACCTGTTTTGCAATGTCTGCTTTCAGAACATCCAATGAGTTCTTTCGTTCATTCAGACTTGGAATAAGAATGGATAGTTTATGGGTTGGTCGCCAAGGCATGGTTAACAATCTCCTCGTGTTTCAGGTCAAAGTTACGGGCTTTTCGCTCGTTATAGATGGGCTGATCATATGCATACATCTCGGGGGATTCATTCCGAGCATGGACTGCATCGGGAGCGGTTGCTCCTACCCATTGGTGCTGAATGATTACTTGATCGATGTAGGTGACTCTGCCTAGGAGTCTTGCTACATCGGTGAATTCGTTATCACAGAACACAGACTTGTATCCTGGATAGTACAAGTATCCAAATCGTTCAAAGTATCTTCGTCCCAAGATAGACAGGGTAATGAGTCTGTCTTGTCCCGAAAACCCGTCATTGAAGTGAAGAACTCCGTCTGTGTCGGGAAAATGCTTTGCCATATTGTTGGCAATGATCTCATCATAGCCACCCAACACGGGGATCATATCGTCAGATGCAAGCAGAATGACATCAGGGTTCAATGCACGAACCTTGTCCATATTGGCATTGATTGCTGAAATCTTTCCTGTGGACTTACCACAGATGGGATGAATTCGACCATCTAGTTGCGAGTTCAATCGATTGAAGAGAGAAAACATATTCTCATTGTTCATTGTCGGATCATCATAGTCATATGAGATGACGAATTGAACATCATGCATTCCCGATAGAAAATTAATGTACTTGTCAAGAACTCCCACAAACTTTTGTGGTCTACCTCTTGTTGGGAATTTAATAACCATTCTCATTCTTCGGTCTCCTTCTTGGAATCGCCTTCATCGAGATCCACAAATTCAACAACTGCATTCCCCGAGTAGTCGGAGGCATATTGTTTGGCACGATTATACAGGGAAGTGTCTACTTCTTTAACATATCTCATGAAGTTGAGTGCAAAATTTTGAATTGCTTCGTCAACGAGTTCCTGCTCTTCCTCTGTCATATCGTCATCATTGTCGATATTGGGATCCTCGTCTCCATAGTCTCGTTCATTACTCTCCGAAAGTGGCAAATCACATTCCTCTGCCAATTCAGACAGACCACATCGAAAGAGCATGGCAGGAGTTCCATCGCCAACCCATGCACCAATAGAATTGTGTTCGATCCACTCGACTGCTTCGTCCTCTTCCATGCCGTCTCTCTCCATGAGAATGTCCATGCAACGACCATAGTCATAGATTGCAATAGGAATCGATTGACCGCATCTACGGAGGATGCCGAGGAAAGCCTTTTCAAATCCATCAAAAAGCATTGTCTTGTCTTCTTCGCTCATGTTATACCTTCGCAGTTGGAGTTACTTCTGAAGCCTCTTCTTCAATATCGTTTCCATAACAGAATTCCTTCTTCACAGCCTCCTCAAGTTTTACCATAACATCGGCGGTAAAGAACTTTTCAGGATTCTTAAGAATCTGATTCTCAAACACAGTCTTCCCACTTCCAACATCAATCTTTGTACTGACCTTGGTAAAGATACCGTGCTTGATAGCAATGTCGAGCAGCCCATAATACTCATTCAATCCCGTGTCATAGTTCAACTGTACATCCACGGTCTTGTCCTGCTTGGTTTTACGGCTCTTGTATGTCTTGCAGTGAATAATACTTCCTACAACTTCATTGTCTACCTTATCCTTCTTCTTGCTCAGGTAGATGATTGTGGAAGCGGCATACTTCAAGCCACCACCACCGCCCATTTCCTTTGTTGGGAAATACGAACCCACAACATCATAAGTGTGGTTGGTCATTACGAGAGGAACACAGGCATGTCCCAACTTGATGGTAAGCACACGGAAGGTAGCCTTGACTGCCTGTGCCCGTGTCATGTCTCGCGTGTCTTTCCCTGCCGCCGTATCGGTCATCTCTTTGGTTGTGCTTAACATTCCCAATGAGTCCAATACAACAAGCATAGGAGGACGATCATCCTTATTAGTTTCGAGATACTTATCTACGGATGAGATGCACTGTTGGCGAAACTCTTCTACCGTAGCAACGGGCAGTACTGCCACTCGCGTACCATCCACGCCACGACTTTCGAGCAAATCACTCGTAACTGCTTGCTCTGAATCGAAATACAGCACCATTGCTTTAGGATTGCTTGCAAGAAACTCTCGCACAATGTTCATGGCAAAGTATGTCTTGCCTGTGGCTTGTTCTCCTGCAAGTGCCACGATCTTGTTGTTTGGGATGCCGCCATAAAGCGATCCACTCAACAGAGCATTGAATGCATATGCTCCCGTGGAGATATAAGACTCGGTGTCGCTCCCTTCAATTCCATCGGATGCGATGCCACCATAGATGTTACCAGACGCTTTAAGAATATCTTTCAGATTCATTATGTATACCTCACTTGGTTGATTTGGCTTATCTTACACTAATCCATCAGGCTTGTCAAATATATCTGCTCCATATTTGCAGAGTGTTTCAAAGGTTTCGTATGTGTATCCTGCTTCGTTTAGAGTCTTTAGTACCTGTTCAAGTTCTTCATGCGTGATGTGCCCATGAGCATGTGTGCCTGTATGTGCAGCAGTATCTATTGGTCGAATATCGTGAAATATAATACTGATGCCCTTAAGTGCTTTAGCAGTTTCTCGCAATCCTTGTAGGACTCTATTGAGTTGTCCTGCACGAATTAGGTGTTCTCGTGGATTCTCATCCTTATCCAATCTGCTCGGACTAAAGTACATTCGATTGCCTAGGTAGAAATGGCTTTCATTCCCAGGTCGCACATAGCAAAACATCGGGATTATTGCAGAGTAAAGAGTGTCATCAAAGTGCGAATATGGAAATGCAAAATGAGTTGGTTTAAACCCTGCTCCTGCCATGTCTTCCATTGCAGGAAGAACCTCGTCATCGATATATTTTTCAATGTTATATCTTCTAGAATATACAATCGCATCTCTGTGATTTTTGCCGTGACATCCGATTACATGCCCGTCTGAACGAAGATCTCGCAGCATCTGCAACTCATCATTTGATAGTAAATGAAATGAGTCAACATAGAATACAACTTTTGCACCATACTTTTTAAAGAGATCGCGAAGAGAATACCATGCAGAAATTGAGTGATCATCGAAGCAAAGATGTGCATGTGGATACTTCACTGTTTCTTTGGGTTCGAAAGATTTGAATGCTTGTGTCATACTGCGATATTTAGGTTATGAAAACAAACTCTCCAACGAACTTTGCTCTTTTACTTTCCATCCGATAGAATTCAGAATGGTGGTGAGTGGCTCGATGAATGCCTTATCGAATTGTGTCTCTCTGTCGATGAAGGAATCCAACCCGAATTCTTCAGGCAAGACAAGAACAAACGAGACAACTCTGTCGCGAATTGGATTTGGTTCCTTAAGATATACATACTTTACCTTTTCACCATCGCGAATCTTTGGGTACTTCTTTGTCAGTGACTTCTGTTTGATTGCATGGTTATAGATCAGTGCACCCTTAACTGCAATTGGGGTTGCCTTCTTATAGATCCTTGCGGCATCGGTATAGTTGTCCATCCCATTGCAGCCACGGGGGAATGCGATCTGTGCCACAGGCAATGTCATAAACTCCTCATAGAATTTCTCTACGAAAGATCGCATTGCACCTTCGTCTTCGGTCATGATCAGTCGAATAGATTCCTTCAGGCGAATCCGAACAATCTGTGGGGTTGAGGATCGAGCAGTTTCGATTCCCATGATCTTAAGATCGGGATCGGTCATGTAGACATTCTCTTCCCCAAGATGAACCGAAAGCATATACCGCTTCTTCGCAGTCCATATTCCCTTTGCCGCAATTCCTTCTCGCTTCATCGACATCTTGTCTGCATATGCATTCATTCGCAATGCAAGTTGAGAATACCACTTGTTGATCTTTGGCAGCAATACTTCATTACATGCTTTGTCTAGGAATTCAATCGTCTCCTTAGTTCCCTTCTTGCCGAGGGTCTTTGTGACTAGACCACTGAGTCGAAGATATACGGAATCGGTATCCGAAGCAATCACACAGTCTTCACCGACAGTTCCACATGCCTTGTTCAAGAAGAGATTCAGATTGTTTTCTGCCCACCGAATGGACAACTGTCCTGATACCGTAATTGCTTCTGCCATGCTCAGGTTGTAGTAACGACAGTACTCATTGCCCAATGCACCGAAGGCAGAATTCAATTGCACCTTACGAACCAATTGGAAGTTGTGGTACTTTGATACTTCCTTCTTCTTCAATTCGACCATATCAGCATCTGCATTTATATTTACCTTCAACCACCCCTTGGCATCAAGCATTCGCTTCTTGTACTCTTTCCGCTGTGCATACATGGTATCCATCAGTTCGGGAAGAAACCCTCGAATGTCTTTTCGATACATCGTGCCATTGGCAGCAACGGCAAGGTTTTTACTCTTGACCATCGACAGGAATCCTTCCAATGCAGGATCGCTTCCCACCTGAAGTAGGCTATCGACAGAGATATTCGGAATTCTTTCAGACACAAGCGTTTCGGGACTGATGTTGTACTGCATGATCAGATGGGGATATAGACTATCCAAGTCCAAAGAAACTACCCATTCATGCACACCAACCTGTGGATCTTTTACATATGCCCCTTCGAACTTATCCGACTTACTAGAATTGATTTTTGAGGGAATTGCAATTTGCTTGGTTCGAAGATAGTTGTATATGATGCTGTCCCACATTCGTACCTGTGAAAACACATCAGCAAAATTACCCCGTGCGCTATAGGCAAGAGCCTGAGAGAGTTCGATCAGTCGCAACTTGTCTTCCAACTGCGACACCAACAGCGTATCTTTGATATTGTATTCGATGAACCTCTGAAAGTCTTTGTGGTACAAGTCGTTTAGTGTTCCGACATCGGCATAATTTGCCTTGCCCTCGCCCAACTCTACCATGGCAATATGCTGCAAGCCATAGGACTCACGAGTGACAAAGGTGAATTTCTTGTACATATCGATGTAGTCAAGAACAGTAATTCCACTGAAGTCATAGACCCAATTCTCGCGATTCATAACAACTACCTTGCGCTCTCGCACTTCTGCCCATGGAGATAGTCGCTTTGCTGCTTTGCTTCCAATCAGTCTTTCCATTCGGCGATACAGGTATGGCATATCAAACATATTGATGTTCCACCCCGTAATGATATCGGGATCGAGAATCTCCCATACATCAAGGAATTCTCTGAGCATGGATTTCTCATCAGTATGGCAATAGCAATGCACACCTTCAATACTAAACTGACCAAGACCAAAGGTGTGTGTCTTGCCGTTCTGATAAAGTGTAATGGCATTGACCCGCTCACATGGATCATCAGGAGTGGAAAACCCATTCTCGGTCTCTACTTCAATGTCGATATACAAGACTCGAATAGTCGAGGAGTCGTATTCAAGTTCGCCTTCACTTCCATAAGTGTCTGCAATGAACTGATACTGTGCATCGATATCGCCATATACAGTAAACCCTTCGACATCGGAATACTTCTTGACGAATTCCCTCGCCTCAAACATATTCTCAAAGTCAATAGGCTCAACTCTCTTCCCATCAATCGTAGACCAAGAGGTTGTCTTTTCCTTTTTCGTTGGAACAAAAAGAGTAGGGCGAAAGGTAAGAGACTCATGCACTCGTTTGCCATGTTTGTCATAGCCTCTGTGCATGAGTCTCCCGCCCTTAGTGACCACATTGGTATAGAACTGCGTCATGTGCCTCTTTGCTTTGGATATTCGGGCGTTTTGTTTCTCTCTACAAACTTCTTCCGAAGTTTTTTGGTTTCTGCTTTGGTAGCACCAAGTACATAAGCATACTTGTGTTTTGATGGAAAGTCAACTGGAACTGATTGAGATTGTTTTTTCTTGCTAAAGTCTCGAAGCATCTGTTCGATGACAGGAGACATATTTTCCCATAGCATTTTTTGATCATTACTCCAACTCTTGTCCCATGCAATTCCAAGTTCCTTGGCATACTTCTTATATGCACTGCGAACTCTAAAGAAGCGGTCAGACACAATTCTGCCCGTGTATGGATTGATATATCGAGTAGTTGTTCCCGACTTCTTGCCCAAGTAATAGAAGTTGCAAGCCTGATAGATGGTACCGATTTCCTTCGCAGTTGGATCGGAGTAGGCAGTAAACAATCTATATGGGGTGTTCTTTACCATCCATTGGATTGTCCACATGAGAAAAGAACTCGCAAGATTCTTTGGACTCCATGAAATACAAGCACCGCGACTGATAAGTCGCTCAATGGTTTGGGTATCATCTCCTAGCAATTTTGAAAATGCATTAGGCATATTCATAAGGATAACTCCCACCATGATTTCTCTGCCCATCAGCCCCTGATTGGGATCATGATAGAATGCACCAAACCAATGTGTTGTGTACTGAGACAGATTTCCTAGCCATTCATGTCGCTGAATGAATTCCGTAGCGTCTTGCCGCTCTAGGTATCCTGTCAAAGGCTTAAAATAGATATCAGTTACTTTAATAGAGTTGATCTGCTCAGGGTCGATCCCACTCTCGACAATATCCTCTTGGAGGTTGTTGACCCGAATGTCATACTGCCAACAATGATCTTTGTCATAGTTCTTAGCGCGTTCAATGATATCGATGGCAGATCGCTTACTCATTTCATAATATCCGTCAGGCTTGATTGTGCATGTTCAGCAACCGATTCTTCAATGTGTTTCTGTGAGATTCTTTGAGTTGCTAGTTTAGGATCACCCTTGCAAAACACAAGAACATTCTGATGAGTTTTTGCAAACTTTCTTGATGCTTCAAACTGTTGTGTTACTCGCATCGCAGCAGAGGCAACAGGAGTAGCAAGGATAGCCTCATTGTAGAAGCGTACTCCTGCATCCTCGAATGCACTTACTGTTTGTCCAACAAAGTTTCGATAAAATCCCTTGGGGCAACGGTAATCTCCTACCACGAAACAGGCAAACCGATTCATTCGTAAACGATCACATGCAAGACGAATGATATTCTTATATGCAGTCAGGAATGAATCATTGTTCATTGCAGACAAATCGCGTGGATCTTCTGAATACTGTTCGAGATCTCCATAGGGAGGACAACTAAAAATGAAATCAGAATCGGGGCTTAATTTCAATTCCCTCTCGGAATCTCCGTTCACCCAAACAATCGGAGCACTGAGTTCTTCTAGTAGCGAAGCCTGTTCCTGATTAGATTTAATTTGTGGTTGACTTAAGTCACAACCCCAATATCTTCGATTGAGATAAGAGGCAACAACACCACGAACCATTCCACCCGCAAAGGGATCGACAACCTGATCGCCTTCTTTGGTGAACCACCGATACGCCAACTCACACAACACGGGATCAAATACCGATGTGTTGCTTTCGATGGAGTCAACCACCTCCCCTTCCTTCTGACGATAGTAGTCAATAGAGTCTACTTTGTCACCATAGAGAAGTTTATCGCCCCTGCCAAGTTCCCCTTTGATTCCTCGCTTGAGCCATGCCTTCTTCCTCTTCTGCCAAGAACCATCCCGTGCAGACAGGATGGTGAATGGGGGCACAATAAACTTACGAGCAACCTTTGATTGAGTTTCCTCTTCAATGTTCTCACCAAACATATTACGCCCAAAGGGAGAAAAGTCACTCATGTAATATCCCCGTATCCCACTCCACGAATAAAGAAATTCTCTTCATGTTGCTCGAACCCAAAGCATTCTCGTGCGTAGTCGAGAATGATGTTCTTATCAAACTTGTTGCATGAGTATACATCAAGCGTAATGAATCGCTTAGGTTCCATTGAGTGAATCTGAATGCCACTCTCAATGAGTGGAACCCAACCACTTACCCCTGCCTTGTCGGGATAAATCTCCGATCCATTTTTAGTTGGGCCGTGCATGACAACGGGTTGCGACATACGAGTCATGCCGATCTTGTCTACTACTCGCTCAAGAAAGCGGTAGTGAAGTTCTAAGTCATCGGCTGCACCGATGCGACAGTTGTACATATCAAGGTAATACGAATATCCGAATGGCTTGCTCATGTTTCATCTCTTTCTATGGCTAGAATGTTGTCTTGGTGCACTATATCACATGCAGCATATCCCCGTCCACCATTTTTTGTAAGATCCCACAGAACTCTATCACCGACTTTGATGTCTTCGGTTACTTTGTCTCCGACACAAATAACAACACTCCAAATGTTTGGGTTGTTAAGTTTTTCAGTATAGATGATTCCTGCCGAAGTTTTCTTTTGCTGTCCAAGACCTTTAGTCTGAACAGATACCCATTTACCAATAGTCCGCAATTGTTTCATCACAATTCCTTTTTGATTTTGTTCCAATACTTTGTAGTATTATTCCATGCCTTGATTTCAGATTTCAATTTGCTATTCTGTTTCTTCAAGATGTTACACCCGCCGTTGTGAATTCGTGCAAGTTGCTCAATATCTGAATTATTACTTCCGTATCGGTGGAGGTAGGCACAGACAACTCTTCGGGCATAGTCAGGATCGAAGCAGTCTTTGTATGTCCCGCCGAGGGTTTTGTCATAGTTAACGGCATCTGTCCAATACGAGCGGTGAATCTGATATAGTCCAATTGCATCGCCCCTGTCCCCAATAGCCTTTGGGTCACCCCTCGACTCCACCCTAGCCATGGCAGGGAGCAGTTGCTTGATGTTTGCGTCAAGGACTCCATTGGACTTACTATTGGGCAGGGGGAACAGGAGGGTCATAGAGAGGATGACCGTTGAGATTGCTGCTTGGCAGAGCATTGTGCTTTTCCTTCTTGGATTGAAGATATGAATAGAAAAGAACGGAATAGTTAATCAGATCAAGACAGGTGTCTTCTACAGACTCGTCTTTCACTTCGAGCGTTCCCGACTCCACAAAGGAGGATAGTCTCGACATCTTATCTGTCATTCGAACAAGCATTCCCGATTCTGTTTGACAAATGCCCATCGATTCACAACGGGTGAAGTTTGCAAATGGTTCATCTCCTCCCTTCCCCGCATAGTCGTTGTTTTTTCGTTGCATCAAACTATATGATTTCTCGCATAGTGATTTGTGAGAAGCAAGCAATTCATTACGATCCATAATTAATCCTTTCCTGTTGAGCCAAAACCACCAATGCGATCTGTCTTCCTATTAACTTCATCGGCTAATTGGACGATATGTGTTGATTTTTTTTCCACAATTTCTCCTTGGCAAATGCGATCACCATGAGTTATGCGGACATTTGTTTTACTTGTGTTGGTTACGGGAACCATGAGTTGTAGGGTATAGTCTGAGTCGATAACCCCTTCGCAATTAGAAAGCATAAGACCGCCCTTGAGGGCTAGTCCTGAACGCATATGCAATCGAACAGAGAATCCCTTAGGAATGTCAAGTACAAGTTGGGTTGGAAGTAATGCACGATCACCTGGATATAGAAGGATTGAAGCATTTCCAACGCCATCTAGATCCTCAGTAAATGCCATGCTCTTGCATGAAACATTGTATTCCGACCAAGTATCAACTTCTCGTTTGCCTGGTGGAAGACAGACCTGAACATCAAAGCATGCAGAATCCTCCGTTGCATATGCAGGGAGGAATGCCTGTGGATGAAGTTTGTAACAGCCTAGAGTGACAGTGCTGGAGTTACTCATAATATAAACCTCGATTGTATCCGTCTATCTTACTCTAGATCAGGGTCGCTGTCAAGGGGCTTCTTTCGAATCCCTATGCGGTACTTGGGAATCAGTTCCCATTCTTTTTTCTGACCAAATGGAAGTATCTTGAAATGTGAAATGGAACACACAGGATCCTTGGTGACCTCGGGATTTACGATCTTTACTAATCCCCATTGCTCCAATAAGTTTGCAATCGTATTACGGCGGCTTTTGTCGGAGTCACTGAAGTCTGCCTCCAATCCATCAAGCAGGAACAATTCCTTGAAATGAATGACATAGTACTTGCCTCTCTTGTGGAGAATATGACAAGACTGATATAATTTCTTTTCTGTCTTTGAAGAGATTCCAATGCGAGTCAGCGTCTCCTTAACCTTTAAGAAGTTATCGGCAGAGGGGAGGGTGATCTCAACAAGGGTGCTTACGATGGTTTCTATGTCCACGATTCAATGCTTTCCATAAAACAAGACTGCTGTTATTTAGCATTTGAACCGCCCTTGCTTTTCATGATACTTTCCAACTTTTCCTTTGGCAGCAGTCGAAGATATTCCATGGCTCGTTTTCGACCAACCATATAGACCAACATGATTGCCTCAATAGCAGTCTCGTCAGATTCTTCAGGCTTGATCCACTTATCAAATCTTTTTCGCTTGCGTATGGAATGATACAGGTAGTCATACTGCATGCGCTTGTCTGACATTGGCATACAGTTCATTTCATTGGCATACAGGATTGTATCGGGGGAAAAAGAAAGACCTCGATTGATCATGAATGGAATATAGTCCTTCTCTGCATCAGGACTCATCGCCATCATATTTCCCGACTTCTCGTTGATGCTCTTGATATAGTCAAACGGATTCAGTTTGCTCATGATAGATCCAATTCATCGATGTTAATATCGTCAGACTTTATGCTTATGATGAGGCGCATTGGGAGGTAGATCCACATTCTTTTTTTCATGTCATATACGGAGTGCAATAGAAACTGATCATATGCATTCGTGCCATGATACCGATCAATCAGAGGTGCTTCAATATATTCCTGCCCGATTACACAGATTCTGTGGTTGATCTTTGTTTTAATTCTTTTGCCATTCATATCCTCATACTCAATGTCAAGATGACTAGGATATATCTTTTCCAATACCAAATCGAGCCATTCAGCAAGCACGGAATCTGTCATCCCTGTGATGTCGAAGTAAGTACCAAGACCACCATTGCCCGTATCTTCGCTGTGCTTTTTTGCAACTTTCATTGCAAAATAGGAATTTCGTTCGCGAAGAAATGTCTGTCTTGCACTTTCACATTCCTTTATGAAATCGCGATATCCATATTTTTGCTCAAGTCGCTTATTGATTTTGGAAACCTTGTCCAATTCAGAATCCGAAATAACACTGGACATCATTACAATTTTTTCCAATGGGTTTATGAGTTCACCCAAAGAAGCAGATCTAAGAGCATTGAATTCATCCCAAAACTTTGGATTGACTTCAGTTGTCATTGAAGTCTTGAATTCTGCAATATAGTTTTCGATGTTATATCTCTTTCCGATTTCATGAATCGTAATAGAGAGATCATTGAGGCTACTAACTACCATAAGACCGCCTCCTTTCGACATCTCTATTTAGGTTTTAAATGTACACTCCGATGCCAACATAATGCAACAGGCGGCAAGATTGATCTCCTGATCGGCGGCAAATGCTGCTTTGTGCTGATAGTCCGAAAGAACGAGAACTGCCTGTGGGATTGCCGTTGGCTGCAAGGAATCGAGGAGTGTTTCATATATCTTACGAAATATATGAGCAGTATCCCGATCACTATTGTCAACAACCCACCTACGAATATCAGGAAAGTTCTTTGCCTTTAATGCTTTGATCAGTGTCTCTGCACCAATATCAGCAGTAACAAGAATTCCTGTATCGATAGAACCTGATACAGAGTATCTCTGAATCTCATTGAGGACTCTGCGGAAATCGGGGAAATAGCGAATGATGAGTTCTGCAAGAACCCGTTCATCATATTGCACAGACTCCTTGTCGAGGATATCTTTTGTCCTCGACAAAAACTGTTTCGCCATCTTTGGTTTTTCTTTTGCAGGAATCTTGAAATCAATAGTCGTACATCTTGAATGAAGTGGCTCAATGATGCGATGCTTGAAATTACAAGTCAGTATGAAACGACAATTTGAAGAAAACTCTTCAATGAATCCTCGCAGTGCTGGTTGTGTAGATTGAGGATTGAGATAATCTGCTTCATCGAGAATAACAACTTTAGCACTACCACTCAATGAAACTGCTGATGCAAATTGACGAATTCTAGTACGAAGTGTATCAATACCTCCATCTTCAGATGCATTGATAAACATCATATCGCGACCCAATTCATCACAGAGGGCACGGGCTACGGTTGTCTTTCCGCATCCCGCACCCCCTGAAAGAATCATGTTCGGAATATCACCCGACTTTACAATGTCTTGAAATGTATCGGACAGAGACTCAGGAAGTACACAGTCCGACACCTTGCGGGGTCTGTATTTCTCTACGAGAAGATCATTCATAATTAAGCCTTGGAAGAAGTGGTACTGTCGGATTCCATTGCAACCCAATATACTACTGAACTAGAAGAACTACTAAACTTAGCAACTCGCTTTTCGGCAAGTTGAACCTTGTAGTCTCCATGAATCATCTTGAGATTCTCGACCTTAAACCAAAACTTGAAATCAACGCCCTGTGAATTTTCTCCCACTACAAGACTCCAACTGTGTGCAGTCGGATCCTTCTTGTCACAGATGCGAACACAGATACCATCATCACATGACTGAACACACATATCAGGTGCTTGAAGTACTGATGCTGCCTTAAGAATTGCTCCAAGATCGTTTGCATTCAGATTGAAAGATACAAACTCCTTTGGCATATTGATCTTCTTGTCTGCCTTTGTCAGTAGACTTGGATCGCTGTAATAGTACTTGACCGATGCCTTCGAACCCGCAGAACTAATAGTCACATAGTTAGTATCAAACTCGAAGGTCGGATCCTTGAAGAGACTGATCGTTGACAAAAACTTTGCCATGTCCCAAATACCAAACTCAACATCAAACTCTTCTGCAATGGTTGCCTCTGCAAGAATTGTCATTGATGGAGATACAGTAGAAAGCGCATTGCCTTGCTTCACATGAAGATTGCTATTGATTGATGCAAAATTCTTGAGGATGTTGATTGTATCTGCGGAAAGACTGATGGTATTCACGGTTGTACTCATATTGTATAAGCCTCCTTGGCTTTGGTTGTTTGGTTAATCATACAGTGCAGATGCTGAATGTCAAGTGGGGAAAAGAGATAACTGTCCAATTTTCTCTAGATCATCTAGTATTGTTTTGATCTTGACGATATATAAAAGTTTTGCATATGGATTCATTCGAACAACGATGCCAATACAATTTCCTGTCTTGGTATCAAAGATTCCACCACCACTTGATCCATGTGTGCCCGCACATGTGACCGCAAAATGTTTATCTTTATTCCAACTTACTGTGCGGTTTGGGTTTGCAACTATGCCTTCCGATATCGTGTTCTCCTCTCCGAGAGGAGAACCGACTGCATAGACTTCGTCTCCGACCTGTGGGGATGAGTGCACGAAGGTTGTTCCACCAAAAATGCATCTCGTATCCCCCACAAGCCGAAGTATTGCCCAATCTGAATCGGTCTCATATGCGACCACATCTGCTGTCCATGTTTGTGTCTGTGTTTCATCATCTATATCAATTTGTTCAACAATATACAATCCTTTTCCTTCACCTATAACATGCGCGGCGGTCAGTACAAAAACATTCCCATCCTTCTCATACAAGACACCCGATCCGATTGATTGTGATCCATCAACAAAAGCAGTGATCTCGACAGAGCGTTTAACGACTGACTCTGCGATGGTTTTTATATTTGCCTGTGTCGAGGGGATATCCTCTCGATGAACAGCACCTAGTATGATTGCTGCGGCAAGTGCGAAACTAAAAATCTTGTTTCCCATGGTCACCTCCATGAGGGGTATTGCCCAAAGATTATTTATCGTTTGCTACATTTTGATAAGTAAGTGACCCCAAGGGGATTTGAACCCCTGTTACCTCCGTGAAAGGGAGGTGTCCTAGACCAGGCTAGACGATGGGGCCAAAAGAAATGGGGGGAGAAAACTCCCCCCAAAGTAGTTGCATCATGTGGGTGGCGGTTACCGACTCTTCTTGGTTTCTAGTTCGGACATTCGATCTTCCATGTCTCCGATGTGTCTCCAAATTTCCTGCTGCCGTTCGCGTTCGTTGTATTCAACAATGGCGTTTGTCATGCGTTCTTTGGCAGAGACAACAGCATTTCCTGCGAGGTTAACAATTGCTCCCACACCAAACAGATAGAGTGCCATAGGCATCTTACCATCAAACACACACCATACTGCACTTGCAGTTGCGGCAAGCCCAACGACAATCAGAATGTTGCCAAGATCAATGTTCTCAAGCAGTCCTTTTTCTTTTCTAATCATATCAAAGTTCCTTTCATGGAATGGAGTATACGGCACCAGAACGGTGCTTAACGGAATTAGTCTACCCGAACTCCTACTTAAGTCAATCAAATTTTTCATATTATTGTCAACGAGCAATACACTCTATTGGGAGTTCCCTTGTAGTATCCAAATATGAGGAGATGACGGCGACCCGATTTTCCACCACGAATGATTGTGCCGTATTTAATAATACGATTTCCATTCGTTCGTTGCCATCCATTACTTGTGGCGAATGAAGTAATTCCACTCTTCATAGAAGTATCAACAGACCCCTTGAAGAGATATCCCTTAATTGACCCACCCCATACATTGGACTCTTTCATCTTGCCAACCAATGTAATAATATCAGAATACCCTCTGCTATCAGACTTTCCGTCCTTGCCTAACTTAGCAGCAAGGAGAGCCTTTACATCACTAGCAGGAGCGCATGTTCGAGTGCGACATGCAACTACACGGGCATTGTTGCGAGGTGTAGCCATTAGTTAATCTTGCTTGCCTTCGCCTTTTTTGCCTTACTAATCTTGGTTTTTGTTGCGGGCATTTCCATAAGTTGTTCTGCTTCTGCAAATCCCTTTATGTAATATGCGCTCAGTTTTCCCGAGCGATTTTTACCATCTACATCGGTGAGAATTTTAAGCATATTGGATGCAGACATTACATGATCTGCCAATCGCTGCAATTCGGTTTTCATGAACTTGAAGCGATGTGAATATGGAAGAGTTCCTGCACCCCGAAATACTATAATCGGCTCATCGGGATCCGTAATATCGATACTGTTCAAAGAAACCATTCCCGAAATTGCAGGGATGATTGTTATATCTTTGGGCTGCTCTGTTAGCATCTTTTTGATATCATTAACAAGTGGATTGTTGAATGTGTCTTTCATAGTAATCGTATTTATACTTCGTCATCTAACAGAACAATATCGTATTCCATCGTAATGGCACAATCCTCACAGAGAGTCTTATACCACCCCCCTGCGCCCTTCCCACTTCGACAGAGCGTTCCTAGCGAACCACAGACCTCACAGACAGTTCCTGAGAGTTGCTCTGTCATATCAACCAATCCCCGAATTCGATCATTCCCGCCCTCATAGTAAAATCGCAGGGTTCCAAACTTTTCCTTCATTTGCAATACCCGAAAAGAATTTGAACCCCCTTCTAAAAGGGATGGATCTCGCGCAATCTCATTATCAATCATTCGAGCAAGATTGGCAACTAGAGTGTCCCATCCGTATCCAAACTCCCAGTGAACAGTCCCGACAGATCGCTCAGGATTGTCGGTCTTGGTGCCGCTTCCGAACACTCGGGGGTAGGACGCTTCAATTTCTTCTCTTCGCTTTTCTTGGGCGGCGGCGATTTCTCTGCATAGTTTTTTGACAGAGGCATCGACTCCTCCGTCTGTAGAGCCGTCTCGAAGTCCTGCTCCTCCCTGAAGCGAACTGTTTGATAGATTGTTTTCGATCCCGTCTTCTTGTGTAATTCGTTCAGCCATTTTGCATCCTTTTCTGCATTGTTTTCAGTATCATACACGGCAACAACTCTGCCATGATCATTTAGATATCCACAGTCCTCAGAACCGTGAAGAAGTTTTATTGCCCAGAGTTTTGGTTTCGCCACTTCTTAGTCTCCTTAAGCCCACGCTTACTATAGTTTACAGAAACAAGAACACTTGCAGTTGGGCGTTCACTCTCATTGATAGGAGTTGGGGTTGGGAATGGTTCGACAGAAACAATTTCTCCAATATCGAAAAACTGTTCACCTACCATATAGAACGGGCCGCCTTCGAAGTCGAACATATCTTCTCCTCCACGAGAAAATAAAGACTCACCCGTTATCTTGAAAACTCCCCTATCGGGATCGATCAAAACTACCGAACGAGGAACTCCGTATCTACTATTGATTTTGAATGAATATTCTTCCATTTGATACAGTATACTCCATGTTAGAGATTGTGTCAAGTCAATTTTGTGATGTCAAATGTGCCGTTATGCTGCATCAAAATTTGAGTTGATGTGTAGTGTCGAATAATACCACCTTCACATAGAACAACACACCACAAGTCATTGTCAAAAGTTCCACCACTAGTGACATAAAGTGCATATCCTTTTTTCTTGTCCGCTATTACAAGAACGGGAATTGGGTTTCTAAACTCTAGCATCATAAAGCCATCTATCGGATTTGAACCGATGACCTGTTCATTACAAGTGAACTGCACTACCTCTGTGCTAAGATGGCGGGAATGGGAGAAGAGGGATTCGAACCCCCGAAGGCAATGCCATTTGATTTACAGTCAAACCTCGTTGACCGCTTGAGTATTCTCCCAAAACTGGTTCGGAAGGACTCGAACCTTCAGCCGTCCCGTTAACAGCGGGATGCACTGCCATTGTGCTACGAACCAAAATGTGATGCAGATTTCTAATTACCATAATACGACCACATCAAAACGCTACGAACGGCAAGTCTCTCATGACCCCGTGCCGATTCGGGGGATTTGCTTTACTCCACAAAAACCGTTCTTCGGAATTATAGTGCAGAGACAAGAGACAAAGCGAACGATGGGATTCGAACCCACGACCATCGGTTTGGAAAACCGAGACTCTACCACTGAGTTACATTCGCATACCTAATGGAGTCGGGGGGAATCGAACCCCCGTGATGTCATGCTTACTGTGCTGCCTACTACGCTAATATCCATCACTTTATTCAGACCCGCCGCTGATGGCGACTTAGCGGATCAGATTTGGAGCCTTTATTCTCGGTCTTTATTGGCACTCCCATTCCTAAAGACCCATCCTTTGTTTTACCCAATCATCCTAAAGGAGTCGGATGATCGAGTGCGTCAGGCTGCGAGAGCCAAACGGCGTGACTGCTTCTTATTAAATCTGGCAGTTGTTATTTCCATACGAGTTTAAGAGCCTAGCATGGTTCCTCTTAGCGCATCACACATCAGTCTTCATGCATTCGATACCTGTTCGACCCCGAAGTAATTTACTACATTGATGATTGTATCATGTTCTCCCGATTTGTCAAGATCATTTTAGACGAAGTAGATACTTTGTTCTGTTTAGTGAACCGACCATCTCGTCTCGAATATTCAAAAGATCAGTATCCTCAGGCTTAACGATTGTTGGGAGATCCTTCATCATATATGCAATTGCACTATCAATGATTGCAACACATCCATTGTTATCTTTATAATTTGCCACAGTCAGTTTGTAATCACCCTTGGCGGTTGGAACTCCATTGCGACCTGAGAAGGTCTCGACAAAGGTGTCAATGCTACCATCAAGACTTTCATATAACTTGCCCAAAGCCTTATGCTCGGCATATGACTTGGTCTGCCAATGGAGAACTTTGAGTTGTGCCTGAAGGGTGAGTAGGGTAGTGATAATGTTCATGTCCTTATTTAGTCTTCCGAAGCATCTTCTGTCAGGTACTGCTCAACATCCTGCTTCATCTTCTGAATATCTTGCTTTGCTTCTTCGAGAATCTTTACAGATGCTTCCCGATATCCAACACCGTATTCGCTCCAATAGACGGAGTCATCGGTAGTAGCACAGCCCCATGCCTCAGGACATGCCTTGGGCTTCCCCCCATACCGATCAGCCCATCCATCGCGATATCCCTTGCCTGGAATATAGTTACTCATGTGGTCTTTCCTTTCTTTTTATTTCGAATTTGGCGGGTAACCTGAATACACCCGTTCCTTACTCGAATGTCAAGAGGAGTGCCTACTCGAAGTTTTAACTTGCGACATACCTCAGGAGGAATGCGAATGTAACACTTCTTCTCACTTATTTCTTTTCCCGTAGTTTCATCCAAGTCAAAGAACATAGATTCTTCAATCGGAACTATCCATGAAGTGGGAGGCTTTTCATTTCTTTTTTGCTTGGGTTGTACATCAGGAGGCGCAATATTTTTGATAGGCTGCTTCCCAAAGATATCGTCAAAGTTCTTATCAAACTGAGTCTTATCGATTGGGCGATATACATCTCCCTTACCAGCACCGTTATTACCTTGCATAATAATTCCTTTCATTCAGTGACGAAGGTGGGAGTCGAACCCACACTTTGTTGATTTTAAGTCAACTGTCTCTGCCTTTGGACTACTTCGCCATTATATTAATAACCAAGTTTTTTCAGAGTAGCAATTGTGTCGGCGGTATTCTTATGTAAGATTCCAATACCACCTGCTTTCGTCCATTCAGCAATATTAAGTTTCCAATCATCAATCAGTATATTGGGCACACCATTTGCAACAGCAAATTTTTCCTTGTCTCTTCGTATAACAATATGATTCATTGCGGGTTTGGGATCGAGGTGCTTGTCGATCCAACGAATCTTATCTTGCTTCGAGTCAGGTTGCCATGTATTCGTATGTGCAGATAAGATGTTTGGATTGTGCTTGGAGATATATCTCCACAACACTTTCCCATCTGCTGTCCATGGAAGTTCTGCAAATAGGTGTGGATGTTCTTTATCAATTTTAGACTTAAGTGGATCTACGATACTGTCAAAATTTCTATTCGACAATCCCGAAATCTTATACAACTTTGAGATGCCACCAATGATGTCTACAAGAACACCATCCATGTCACAGTAAATCTGTCCAAGGGATGCTTCTTTGATATGATGCGTGAATGATTTCATGTCATCCATATTTAGTCTCCTACAGTATCGAATGCTCTCGGTGGGACTCGAACCCACGACCAATTGATTAAAAGTCAACTGCGCTACCAACTGCGCTACAAGAGCGAAAGCGTCCTTGGGTGGACTCGAACCACCGACCTACAGATTAGAAATCTGTTACTCTATCCAACTGAGTTACAAGGACAAGAAAGCACGGTGAGGGACTTGAACCCATCGAAACAGCAAGGTTGAGATTACGACTCTCGGCTTACCCCATTACTGGGAACCCCACTAACTTCTTCTTCAGATATCGCTGATCAGTCGATGTACCTAGTACGCCTTACGATACCGTGCAGATGACCTTATCGTTTTTGTTCTGTTGGTTGGTCTTCCTGTTCCCATCTAATAATATTAGAAAGGTTGAAAGAACGAAATGCATTCTTTTCGAGATCCCATACAGAAACATTCAGAGGGGTACGGGGACGAGCGGCTGTTGAGTTAGTCCTAGGAATTGCTACTAGGTCAGGTTCGGGGAAAGTAGGCAGGTACTGTGCCTGTAGGGTGCATCGCATGGTTCGTTCTGTGCTATCACTCTTGGTGAATACCACAGAACAAATGCCCTCTCGCAAGGCTGTAAGGATTTGGTTGCGAAGGAGTTGAAGTTCCGAAGAAAGGACAGTAGGGGCTGCGTTGCTCATAGTGTATATTCTACCAATTAAAAATTAAAAGTCAAGTCGGATTTGAAAGTCTCGAAAGAATATATTGCGAATACGATTCGATCCATGTCTTCTGTACGGCATACGACTCAAAGACAAATGGCTTGCCTTTCATTCGCGAATAGAATTGATTGATTTTCATTGGCTTGAATTCGCCAACTGAAATTTCTTTTCCAAGACCAGGAAATTCTACATCATTCCCTTCCTCGTCCTTTGCCTGTGTTCCAATAAGGGACGCATTTTTATTATCGAATGGTTTATATAGAACGGAGTCCTGATTAAATTTGGCACCCATCTTCTTCAAGAATCCCTTGAGGTTACCACCATCAGAACCTTTGTTACCGATAACAAGGTATGATCGCTCCTTGACATCCTTTGATTTTTCAGAACCAAAGCCCTCAATGTAATGTCCTTCGAGACGATAGAATCCAAAGCCGCCTGTGCGAATTTGTGATTCTAACTGACCACTGCGGGACATGTTTTCACTCTTAGAGTATCGACCACGAAACGCGGAAATGATTCCGACATTGCGCTCTTCGGTATGCTGATACAATCGAGAAAGCGATGCTTCAGTCAGATCATATGTGGTGTGATTATCCATCAGTCTCCTGTTTCACGAAAGGGATCCCCATCAGGAGGAGGTGGAAAATCTTGCCACTCTCCCTCTAGATCGCCACCAAAATTAACGGGGTCGATATGAGATTCAGATTCATCTTCCTCAACATCTCTTGCATGAGTGTCTTCCCCAAAATCCACAAAGCCATCCTTTGAGTGATGATAGTTACTGATATCGTTCATCAACTGATTGAGTAGATTTTGAAGATCTTCGTTGATCTCCACAAACTTGTGCTGTGAATTTTTGGTAGGATCAGCCAACATCCCAAGTTCTTTCTTGGTCGGTGGTCGAATAGCACCTGTGGTATTGAAAATCATATTGCGATGAGCAATGAGAATTTTCCGCATGTCCTTACGAATGTTTGCAAGTTCTTGTAGTTGAACAACACCCGAATCTTTTCCTGTCTTTTCAATCACATGAAGAGAGATCTCCAAGATGCGGAAATATTCCATCAGTCCTTGCTGTTCACGAAGAAGGGCTGCGTTTTGTGCGATAAGAGATTTGAGTAGGCGTGGCTTTAGCATTTCTTAATACTACCTCAAACAGGGGTGCTTGTCAAGTGGAAATTCCTATAGCCTTCAAAGTTGTTGGATGAACCTGTTTTCCTCCACTTTTGGCTATGTTCCTGAGAACATCATGTAATGTTCTTTCAGCCGTGTCAGTAGGGGTTGGTGCATAACTCTTGATGTAGTCAACAATTGAAACAAGAGCCTCGCGATTGATCTCTCTGCTTCCTGCATTCTTCACACGGAAATATTTAAAATCCATGATAGCAACGCCATCAATCGTTCGGTCAAGCCTGATAGTTTTTCCTCTATTCGGGCCTGACTTGTATGTGTATTCTCCACCCTTTTGAAGTTCAATCGTATTGTTCTTTCCACCCATTATAACAGCAACATCACCATTGATTCCGAGTTGAGGATAAGACGAGAATAGAATATCTTTCATCGTACCTGCTGCGCCTCGATGTGTCTGAAACAGAATCTCAGATGCAACAACTCTTTCGCGAGTCAGGTTTTGCTGTAGTGCAATCTTATAATCAGTGAGAATCCATACGATGTGAATATTTTCTGGTTTATATCCCGCCAATTTTAGCCAATGCAACATTCCCTCATCACCCTTCAAGGTACTCGTAAGTGCTCCCATGTCTTTGAGAGTAGCATCAAACATAACATTTGGAAGTACACTTCGAGTTTTATCGGTGAAGAAGTAAGCAAGTTTTTTGTGTTCTGCTTTCATTCCCTTCACTAACATATGAAGTCTCCCTGTATCGTCAGGATTTAAAAGATCGAGATCCTGTAGAACAGGAACCATATCTTTGAGGCTTTGTGATTTTGGCAATCCTGTTTTACTGTTGATGAGATTGTCTCTCATCTTTAGAAGCATGTCTTTGATATCATCGGGATTGAAAATTTTAAATTTCTCTCCCTGCATGAGATTCGTTGCGGCAAATGATTTGCCTGAGCCAGCACCACCTGCAAGAATAACAGCCTGACCATAGTTGGCACCCTTACCCACAATAAGCAACTTCTCTTCGAGGTACTTATTAAGTTCCTCATAGAATGTTATATTCTGCTCATGATCGTATTCGTTTCGTAATTGGAAAAAGGTTTTCATATGTCTCCTATTTATAGTCTTGTCATTATGATGTTTGATTTTTGCGCCGAGTGTGGGGCTATAACAGTATCATTGGGAATCGCCTTGGTCTTACTCTTGCTATACTTTTTCTTGGAGTTTGCAGCAAGAAGATAGTCTGCCATTCCCTTTTGGAATTGAAACCAATCTTTACCTTTTTGAATGATATCTTCTTTCATACGGGCAACTTAGGATCGGGACTCATAAAGTTTTGCTTCTTCATCGCGGTGAGCATTACCATCTTTTTCATCTTACCGTCCCACTCAAGAGTGAATGGCATATTAAGACTTTTGCCGACATCCAATATGATTGCCTTCCAATCGGCAGGATGTGAGTAAATCTTTTGTGCATACTTCGCATAAGTTTTTCGAAAGGCATCTTGAATTTCTGCGATGCTGACATTGCTGCCATATCCACGACTTCCATTCATTCGTTCAAAAAAATGTTTGGTGAACTTGATATCGAGTTTAGCAGCAACAAACATATTATCAAGAACACTCTCTAGTCGCTTGAGATCATTCCACGAAACCATAGGAACATTTGTTGCGACACTTTGTCGCGATAACTGTCGGTTGCCTTGATAGTGTCCCGTTGTCGGACGATCAGTTACGATTCCCTCTTCTACATTTTCTTTGAGTGCAGATAAAAGACTTGAACTGATTTGTCTATTTCGCTTACCAATTTGTCTTTTGCTTGAGATGGTAGTTTCTTCAAGGCGTTCATCAAGATCCCATGGGCCATAATGACGAGTCGAAGTTAACTTCTTCTTCATCTCTTGATATGTGTAGACTTTATATGTACCTGTTTCCTTTGGCTTAACCTGCCCCATCGCATAATATACTCTTTTGTCCATACGGATATCTCGTCCGTTTGATTTGTCAATAACCGTATCTCCGTTCTCAACCCACGCATGAGGGAATCGCATTCCCATACAAGTACCCTGACCCCAAACAAGTGCATGGACGAGAACCGCACCTTTCATATTCTTTTCCTGTTCCCCAAAGAAAGCAGAATGGCATCGCATCATATAGTTTGCTGCGGCATCCATACAATCGCCATCGCCATCGTATCTTTCATTGAGATATATGTTAAAGGTCTTCATCGTTTTCTTGACTGCCAATCTGGAGTTAGTGGTACGCTGCTGTCATTGACTGCTCGTGCTTGGAATTTGCTTGAGGCTTTCATCCATCGTAAAAGATGAGTTCTTCGGGTGGTAGCATCTTCTGCATTTCGAACTTCCCATGGTTTCATGTTGTCATGTTTTTCTCCCCACTGATCAACATCGAAGTTAGACGATACAGTGTCAACGGCAAACCCTGCACCGTTTGTTCCAAAGTAGACCATGTTTGCCGTTGTATTTTCCATGACATGTTGGAGAAAACTCTTCATCCCTTTATTTAGTCGGAATGGAAAAGGGGGGGATCCGAAGACCCCCCCCCTCTATTAGATGTAAGTTTAGACTTACTTGGTTAGCGAAGTAACGGCTGTATGAACTGCTTCCCACAGAACATTCACTCCCTTGAGGGTGAATGGGAGGATAGCGAGGGCAAGAACCAAATGCTTCGGGTTCTTCCAGCAGAAACCACAGTCAGTAACGGGGCACTTATTGCTCATTTTTTATTTCTCCTTTATTGAAAATTAAATGAATTGGGTAACCGAACTCAAAACTTAATACCGATACCTGCCGTGACGATTGCATTCGCCTCGGGGGTATCGACATTCTGACTCACAGGAATTAAGACTCCCATGTTTAGATCAACACTCGAAGCAACTTTCCAATTGGCAACAGGGCCAAGGAAGAGTTGCGACTCTCCACTGTTAACATAATAAACTTGATCAAACTGAACACCGAAGTCAAATGCATTCCACTCGTATGAAAGATTACTTTCAAGAGTCAGTACATCGGAGTTGGTCATCGCGCCGAGCCAAGTAATATATGCCTCGCCGCCATCAAACCGATACTCTGCGGTTTGTGTAAAGTCGAAGACCCACGCCTTGCAGTCAAACTTTCCATTGATAAACGGATTGACATTTGCCGAACGGAAATACTCCGAACCAACAGGAATGTAGATACCGCCGCCAAAAGCCAAATCCCATGTGCCAATAGTATCATTCTTTCCCTCCTTTAAAGTCCACGATCCACCGAGAGAGATATCACCGATGGTGGTGTTATCGTCTTGGGTATACACAGGGACATTGAGATTCATACTAATGTCCTTAGTGATATCGACTCCGAGATTCTGATTCAAACCAAGAAGAGTACTTCCACCTGACTTGAAGGTATGCATCTCCGCAGTTTCATCGAACGACCAATTCAGATTCCATGCAGAAGCACTTGCTGTTGTATTAGCAGGTGTGACGGCAACAGGAACAACATCGGCAGTTTGTGCAAAAGCAATTGTTGAAACTGCGATTGCCAAACCTGATGCGAGTGTATTCGTATTTCTCATTTCTATCATTTCTCCTTTTACACCTACCGATTATTCGGGAGGTGCGTGTATCTATATCAGTGGACTGCCTGTCTGAACACATTCTTACCATACTCCAATCAAATTAAAAGACAAACCCCCGCCATTCGTTGGCAGGGGCTTATCATTTTTTTGAACTTCAACAGAATCTTTGTTACTCAGTTTGCCTTCACATACTTAAAGTGCTTCTTGATGTTCCACTTGTCGATGTCGGGCTTGCCATCTTCCAACTCATCAACGGCAATATAGCAGACGGTGGCTTTGACATTCGCTGCTCTCCAATTGACTTTTGCTCCGCTTACAAAGTTCCTTGGGCCGACACAGACTTCGTGTGGAAGACCGTGGCTCTTGCCCCATGGATCGGTTGACATGCGATACTCAAATACATTATTCTGTGTCTTCTCATAGAAAATACCAATGACCTTTTCGTCAGGTTGAGCAAGTGATTCCTCAACGCTCTCGACTTCTTCCTTTGTCAAAAAGGTTTTCAAGCGTGCAATTTCTGCTTTGATATAATCTTGCTCTTCCTTTTTGGCAGCAGCATTTTGCGCTTGAAAGACTGGATCATTTTTAAGTTTTTTCTGATAGTCTCTTCGTTTTCTTTCAACGGTTAAATCGTCTAACCGATCTTTAGGAGTTGGCTTGCCGTGTCGAAGTGCCCCAATAGTTTGTCCTAATCGTCTTGCAACACTTTGCTCGTCAATCTTTTCCTCATTTTCCTCAACGCTCTCATTGTTGGCTAATGCACCTCCACCTGCAAGTTTTACATTGACCATGTGTTTCTTGCTTGCGGGAGCCTTGAACATCTCAATAGCCTTGAGTTGAGCCTTGTATGAAGTTTCTGCCTGAACGGTGATCTTCTTGCCGTTGTAGAAGGCAAGATAATTATTCATTGATTCATTGATTCCGTCAGATTCGAGTTCAACGCTCTCACCGTGGAAGGTGTCGAAGTAATCATTCACTACTGATGTGGGAAATGCACCCATAAACTTCTGTGTGATTCCGTGCTTCTTGAGTACAGCGGTGATCTTTGCCATGCGTCCAACACCCTGCTTCATCTTCATCACAGGTCGAAGTTCCTCAATAGCAGCCTTGGGTAGGGCATACATGAAGTCTTCGAGTGCAGCCTTTGAAGCACTCTCTTCAATATCTTCTTTCACCTTATCGGCGGGTGCACCAGCAGGTTTACCTTTGCCAAGACGAACTCGATACGGATTCGCGGCACGAGCCTTGGCAAATTCTTTTTCAGAAGCACCTGCGGGAACACTTGTAACATGAGTATTTTTTGTCTTGGCTTCCTCGATGCTGTTTTCATATAGAGCCTCAAGCATGACAAACACATCCGATCCGTTCTCCAAGTCCTCGGTCTTCATCATACTGAAGTCAACCGTAACGACTGCGTTCGTTCCCGCAGGAGACTTAATCTTGTCAAACGAGGTACTGAGCGTTGCGGGTGATCCCTTGCTGCTTCTCTTAACAAGACCATTAAAGGTAATGACAAAATCATTTGCCTTTGCACTATTGGCAAAGTAAAGAACCATCTTGTTGCCATTGATATCCATCTTGTTGATGCCCTTTTCAAAGCCCATTTTCATGAGCAATTGACGCATCTTTCCTTCGAACTGTGCTTTGCCAAATCCGAAAGTGGCTACACCCCCTGCACCACCATTCATGAATGACTGATGATTTGTTTCATTCAGTTCATTGGCAATTATCTGTGCACTTGAAATATTAGAGCCACCAAACTTGGCGGCTTCTGCTAAAATTCTTCTTTGGATATCATTAATCATGGACTTATACTCTCCTGTATTGGAAAGTATTTAGTCTGTTTAATTTTTAAGAAAGAGTGGGAACCTGTTGAACCACCCCGCAACTCCCGTTAGGAGAGAGTCTTTCACCTGTCTTATTACCCCAACTACGGAGGCGCAGGTCGGCTTTACATGGGATGTACTATATCACACCCACAGCAGGTGTCAAGGAGAATCATTGAATTTATAAGTGCTCACTACCCCATCATCGCCAACCATGAGTTCCGAAACCATTAGTGCCCGTTCGGTAGACAGCACCCGATCTCGCGGTGAACCTGTCTGTGCATCGAAGTGCTTCTGCACCTCCATACGGGTTGGCTTGATGATCTGCTCCGACACATGAGCCGACTCGTCCACCACATCAGCATTCTGCTTGATATGATCTCTTACGGTAGTAATATAATCGTCTGCTAAAGATATCTTACTTTGCACCCATGCCTCTAACTGTGACTCTGCCTTAAGGGTAGGAAGTATATCATTTGCCTTTTCGATAATGCTTCGAAGTTGTGTTATTGCCATAGCCCCCTCAGGATCCTTCATAGGAGTATCTTCCTTTGGAGTTGGGTCTTTTTGGTACTTTGCGGCTTCAGCAATAATTTGGCGTTGATAATGATACATTCGATTCCTTACTTAATTACAACCTTTGCATTTTTAAGAGTCTCGTCAAGTCGCTGTTCGATCAGGGCAATATTGCCACCCCGTTCCATCTCATATTTCATCTCCAAAATAGAAGAATGGAGAGCCGCATATCGTGCAAGTTCCTTGACAACAATCCGCTCTGCACGGGAAACCTTGGAGGTAATCTCCTGTGTGGGCTGAACCGTATCAGTCTGTCTGTGGGTGGGAGCCGCTGTGTGTGTCTGTGGGGTCTCCTTGAGAAGCCATGGCTTCGGTAGCGACTTTCCTGTCTCGGAGGCTACCTGAGCCTTCTGCGGGGCTGTCTCCTTCTTGGAACCTCCCAAGATTCCCATTGCCTGAGAAATCATATCATTGTTATTGGTCATTTTTCATCTCCTTGATCGCAATCTTTTTAGCAGCGCATCCCTCAAGATTCCGCTTACGATTAGTTTTTTTGATAAGAGTCATTTGTTTTTTTGTTCGTTGGTTCCTATTGTTGAACCCGCCTCTACTGCTTGCCATAGTAAGACCTCCTGATCCGTTATTTATAGATATGAAAAACCCCTGTACATGACAGGGGTTAAAATAAAAAACACTTACCAATCAGGCAAAATCTTATGCCCGAGACGAACCGAAGACATTCTTTGCTACATGATCCTGCTCATATCGCTTCTTTGCCTCAGCAATAACAGTTGCGTCATCAATCTGCCCATCAAGTTCAACATTACCCGCAGCAGCCCAAAACACAGTTCCGCTCGAATCCTTAAATCCGTACCGCAAACCCCACTGACTTACTCCCGACCAAAACACAACACCCGTTGTGCCATGTGGGATTTTTCTTCCACGCACAACCTTGATCGTACTGCCCTTCTTGATCGGATCGTTAGTCTTCAACTCTTCGCGAACACGAGCAACCAAACTGTTGATGAAGACTGTACGCATCTCTTCTCGCTCATTTGAATCTACCACCAAAATTTGTTTGGGAACATTGTCCCAATAATCTTTCCGCTCCAATGGGACATTTTCAAAATAACTCTTCACTAGATTCAATGAGTGCGCGAGGTATTGATGCAAGTCTGATTGCTTTGCATGTTCCAAATAACCATATCGCCCACCCTTGGTTCGTACAAGATTCTGAGAGACAACCGACAAAGTCTGAGAAATACTATTCCAAACTGTTGCTTCGACTCGCACAACAGCCGAAACATCAATAATCGTATTGTGCCGATCCGTAACATAAGTTGCGAATGGAACCACCTTCACATCTAATACCCGATGGACTGGAGAGTTGTAAATGGTTTTGACATATACATCGATTATGGCTGGGCCTGTAATGACCATCTCTGCCGCATCATCATGAATGTCGGCGTAACGATCCACAGGAGGAGGCGTAAATGTTGAATTGAGCGTAGTCATGTGGTTCTCCTTTAATCGAGTCTCGGAAGGGTTCTCCCCTCCAACACCCAAAGAATAGTCTATCCTTAGCCGCCTGTCAATAGGTATGGCCGATACATTGCGTCCGATAATAAAAAAACATCCCCCACCTTTCGGCAGGGGATGCTCTAAGTTAAGATGTTCAGACTGAGTAAGTTATCAGACTCCGAACTGCTCTTCGAGAACATCGAAGTAGTTCTGATAACCATTGCGGCGCAAGGAGTTACGGCGATACGCATTCCGACTTGCGGTCTCAATGATGAGCGCACGATCATTCCACACATACTTACGCTTCATGTCATTGCAGAAGGTAACGGTGACGGAATTCTTCGCCTCATTACGAACGATCTTCTCAACGAAGACATTCGACTCGCCGCGCATCACAAACTCATCACCTTCCATAAGGTTCTGTGCGGAGATGTATGAACGGCGGGTTCCGTTGCTCTTCGTGTTCTTAACAGCCTTGCGATTCATTGTACTCGTAGCCATAGTTTCTCAATCTCTTTCTGAGCGATAAGTCGCTCTCACTTGGGTAAAACTGCTCCACTAGCAGTTGGTTTAGATATCCCGTTCCTTCGGAGTTACATCTCCGATAGGTCAGGGGTGTGGCTTGCTTCCTCGCTGCCCGTGGCAGAAGTATGTGTCGAATGTTGAGTCGCAGAATTGCTCTGGCTCTTCCATTCGTTATACTCTACCCATGCCTTTGTCATCAAGAACTGCCCCCTTCGGAGAGACTTGTATGGACGGTCATCGGGTTGGTTGTAGGTCAACCACGCAGGCCATCTCAGCATATAGCCGAACTGACCTTTGTTTCCCTTATGCTTCTCAACAAACTCAAGGAGTGTTGGTCGAGAAACATAGTCGGGCTGACCATGCTCTGCCTCAAAGGCAGCGAGGAAATTAAATTGGCGGGGTCGCAGAGACATAATGTAATACTCCTTGAATCAAGCAACCGCCGCCAATGAGGGTGAACAATTCGTTTGTGACTGTGTGGTGTTCAGATTGCGAACACCACCGTTACGACCTGGAACAAAATCAATCTTGTCTCCGTAAAACTCAATCAGACATCGCTTGATTACGGGAGGACATGTTCCATACTCCGCAGCAAGAACCTTCAACTTGATGGTGTCTCCGCTGTTCAGTGCGGTTGAGATTGCGTCAAAGTTTAGGACGATATTCTTTCGTGGACGAGGCATTCGATCTGACTCCTGTGTGTTAAGGTTATCTCTAAAGTATACACTAAGTTTTGGGTTTGTCAAGACCCAATCGCAATTGTTTGTAAGATTTTTTACAGCCCAAGCATCTTTCCAACGAAACCAACAATAATAAGAATCGGGGAAAGCACAACAGCAAGAACCAACCATACAAGGGCACTCAAAAAGATCCATCCAAAGAATCCACTGCAAAGGTTCGCTGACCCCGAGTTGAGCATTACCACTCCGCTCATAAGGAGTGAGAGAAGAAGAAGACCCTTGAGGATGGTTGTGACGGGTGTCATGTGTTCTGTTCGGTTTCTCACTTTGATAAAACAGAGTATAGCACAAATGCAATACCCTGTCAAGCCCACTGTTCAATTTTTCTATAGTCCGATAATAACAGGCATATCACTCAAGTCTGAAGTTGAGGAATCCATACGAGCCTGATGTGTCCCCAAGTGAACCCTTACCTGGGTCAATCGTAATTTTACTGATGTGTGATCGCAGACCCTTGAGGAAGAACTTCACGGATCCTGTTCGCATGAATGCCGTCTTGTCCATGTGGAGTTGGAAATACTCATACATTCTAAGAATCATCAACATTGGTTTTTGACTTTTGGCATCGCTATTGAGTGCATCGGCAATGATATATCGAACGACAATCGAGAGAGCACAAACATCTCCATCTCGCAATGCTTTAAAGTATGACTTCGACATTAGATTTTTAGTTGCAGCATATGAAGAAACTTTTTGAATCAGTTCCTCTCGCTCTTTCTGAGAAATACCTGTAATATTACATTTAGCACTTGCGGTACTCTTTACCCATGAATCCACATTGCCCATTCCAATTAGGGAAAAGGCATACTCATATGCAGCCTGTTTCAATTTGTTTTCTCGTGATCTAAGAATGTCGGTGAACTTACCAATTTCTGTTCCCTTCAACAATCGATTCGCTGCTCTGTGAATGGGGGAATTTGGAGCCGAAGTAACAGCAGCCCATATGAGTCGCGGGCCGAATGCTGCGGCAGCACCCTCCTTGACCTTCGAAGAGAACTTAACAATATTCCCATCGCGCAACTTCAGCACAAAGTCAATGGTCGAAAGAAAATCCTTTACAGGAAGATAGAACGATTCAACCGAACTTGTGAATGGAATTTTACTTGATAGGACGAAGGCGGTATTCTTCAGAAGACACACACCAACAATGAGTTCGGATAGAACCTGTGTTATTGCTACCTTGAGAGATTCGGGAGTGTCCGAGGGCCAATTCATATGATCGCATCCGCGACTAAGAAACGACTCGACTGCCGATACAAGATTTGTATTTGATTGAAGATGTGTCTCAAGATTTTTAACAACCAAATCAATCAACACATTCGCATCACTGAATGCATAAAACTTTTCTACTTGGGGTGCGCCGACTCTACCGATGTCCATGTCCATTGTTGGTGCACCCGCAAGCAGTTGCTTGGTGCTAATCTTGAAGGACTCTCGTGTTCGCTTCAACCCGACTTTAATTTTGAATTCGGTATTTGAGATACCACCCTCATCGGATGACAGATACTTGGACACAACAATCCGATTGCCCGAATCTGTTTGAAGAGTCAGGTTCATGAGAAACACCTTGCTCTTATTTTTCGAATTCAGGATCGTAGCATTTGGTGGTGGTGCTACATCTGCCGACACAACTTCAGGAGGGCCAACGGGTGTCCATATATTGGATGATCCATCGACAAAGGATTTGTTCCATCCCGATGCAGTAAGAGTATGTCTCTGCTTGCCTGTGCCGTCACTCTTTTCCATCAATGGAATACCCCATACTTCCATCTCTTCAGTATATGATTTGATATATGAGGTTAGAGATTTCATCTGATGATTCTTATGGGGCTACAAGCATAGTAGGAACACCGTCAACAATTGGTGCATCGGGAGCAGCACTCGTTGGTTGTGGACATTCGACTACCACACATACAGTATCCTTCATTCGGTTTACTTTACGAATAGCAGTAAAGGAAAATACAAGAGACAATCCCGCAAGGACAAGAGTCGCCCACTTGAAGGTGTTGTCGGTATTATTCTTACTTGACACAGTTTTCTTTTGATTCATGATAATTCCTAATTATAGTTCGAGTTGAGTTCGTGTCACTGAAGTGATTTTAGCAATCTGCTTGTTGATTGCTTCGGTACGATTTCCCCATTTGATATATTCTTTGTCGGGGTTCTTCAGAAGATTATTTAGGAGTGGCAAGATCATGCCCTCCACCTCTTTCATCTTTTCACCATATACCCGTATGGCAACTTCCTTCTGAGTTTCCATCTTGCCGACAGCAGCACGAACATTCTCCTCGGGTGAGTCTACCACCTCGAACGAGAAATTGTCTTCAAATGGATTATTAGGATCGAACGATTTGCCCATATGGTAATACTCCTACCATGTATTTAGGGAATACGCTCGTAAGTCTTTTCAAACTCTGCCTTGGCGATTCGGTAGTACCCGTTGCCATCTGCCTCACGAACGACATAGTCTCCTGCCTTGCAGACCATCTGTTCACCCCATGGGGCTTCGAATGTAATTGTTTGGGGTTTGGTATAACGAGCCACCATGCGAGGGGTCTGTTCAGGAATCACAGTTCTGCCGATTGGGCCCATATACAACTTCGAAAACTTCGCCGCCTTGATCACATACTTCTCTCGGGACACACCACAGACGATAATATCGCCATACTCGGCGGTATTGGATGTCTCCTTGCCATCGGGAAGAACGGTGACTACTGCCATTCCATTTTCCACATTCACTCCATAGGAAATGGGAGGCATCTTCTTGATGTCTGTCGTTTTTAGATCGACATACTTGTAGGACAACTTTTTCTTGTATACGGGATGATAAGAAAGAGCGGCAAGGATGGCATGGGTCGAGAAGTTTTGCATGTGGGATACTATATCACACCTTTGCTTGATTTGCAAGCGGATTGAATTGCTTTATTTTGTCGAACCAAATCATGTTTCCTTGCTTCATTCCATCGCGTGGAGGGTATGGAATTTGAATGACTTGTCCTGCATTTCGAGTTGCCATGCCCGAATATATCCGACCCCGTACATCTTTTGCCGTACTTTTGGTTCCGATAAGAATGCCCTTGGGATTGTGTTTCGCCGCGAATGCCTTGGTGATATCAAGAACTGTACCAAACACCTTTGCTGCTTCTCCTCCGCTCATGATGTTCAGATCTTCATCGCCACCACCTACGGTATTGTCATAAGACCAATACCATCGTGAACCCGAACGATGTGGAAGCGCATTCGTACTCCATTTTACAAATGAATCCATTCGTTGAAAGTACAGTTCCCACACCTTCGACATATCGGGTTTCTCAAGGTTTGATTTTTCCATCATGTCGGTATAGAGGGTAGGGTTGTGTGCAAGACTATGAAGTCCGACTTCGTATACCACTCCATGAAGAGGTGTTGGCTTTCCGTTCACAAGCGGTATGTTGTTGGAATCTCTTCCTGTGATCTCTAATCCGTTTTCCCTATAAAACTTTTCGATGTCAAGACCACCAGAACCAATGGGACATGGAATCATCTTTCCACCTCGCATCTTTGCGAAAGCAAATCGATAGATCTCATGATCACCGCCCGTCTGCATTGCGCTCCACGGGTGTGAGGTATCAAAGAGTTCGGTGATATGTGAACTGAAAGATTTCATATTTACTGTGCCTTTTGCTGTTCTATGAGAACAGACAAATCCTTGGTCTTTGTACCGCCATCATATTTCCATGCATAACCTGCAACCACCATCTTCTCGTTCAGGCATTCAGAATTGTCGCCATATACCTCTGCAAGAATCCGACCATACTTGTCATCCTTGGTAGTCTTTGCTCGAAGAGTCTTTTGATTGATGAGCCATGCTTCGGCATATGCCTTTGCTGCCATTCCCATCTTCTTCTCTTCGAGGTTGGTGGTATGAGTTTCGGGGGTGTCAATTCCCAACAACCGAATTCGTTCTTTTCGAAACATACTAAAGCCGACATCAAAGAGAACATCGAGTGTATCTCCATCAACAACCTTCTCAACTTTAGTTATGGTGTACTCGTACATGGGGATTCCTTGGTCTTCGTATTTATGCCAAGTACATCTGTGAGGTTTTGATGTTTACTTCTTAAAGGTAGTAAAAGAAAGGACGGCACCTTTCGATGCCGTCCTTTGTGTGAATGTGTAACTGTAATACTGAAACTTACTTCTTACCACTAATCGCATCTGATGCGAACACAGCAAACTTAGAAGTTGTAGGAACATCAGTCGCAGCACGGAAGTCATATCCTGCAATAACCTTGGTGTTATACAGACGAACTCCCGCAGAACCAAGAACAATACTTGTGTCATCAAGGAAATTAATTCCCCCGATAATAGAGTTACCTGTAGAAGTACCAAAATACCAACCATTGAAGTTGGGTGCTTGTGTGAGATCCAATAGAGCATTGTTTCTCATCTGCAATTCTCCAACTGTCACTGTAGCATCGTTCCTGATATCTTCATATGCCGATACAATTCCACCATCATTGGCAACAGTAGTAACGGTAGCATTGCCATTAAACAATACATTCCATCTACGAAGAGTATCAAGATTCGAAGGGGCACCCGATGCTCCTGCTGCAAGAATCTGAATGTTTTCGATTGTTACAGGTGTAGAAGTAGCCGTAGCCCCATCAGGAGATCCAACAACAAGAGTTGGAATATAATCAAAATTACCAGTATTGAGACCTGCATATTGCTTATTCAAATAGATTCCCGATACAAATGAACCCGTAGCAGATGAGGATGCAGTATTAATAAAACCTAATGAGGAATTGGCAAGATTTGTATTGGCTTTTCCCAAGAAAGTAATCTCACGATTGTCAACTGCTAGGTCTTTCTTGCTTTTTGCATAGTACGGTAGATACCCTTCAACTACAGTAAGAGTTCCAACTGTACTATTCGCAGCAACATTAAAATCACAATTAGGAGTAACAATAGATTTAACCACAGTATTATTCAATGTAACTGAAGAGGCTTTTCCTGTAGAAGTACCAGAAGGGTTACCTGTTCTAGCGTTCATCATTGAATTAAAACTTCCATCATTAATAATTACATTTCCAAGACCATCATTATTGGCTCCTGTTGCAGCCTCAGCCATGTATAAATGAGTATAGCAAACACCAGCCGTAACTCCTGTTTGCTGCACTCTTGATTGAACAAAGTTAATATTAACAACTGAATAGTTAGGATATCCATCGGAGGCTGTTCCTCCCGAAGCAATTGTAGGATCAATTCGTCCTGTATGAATAATGTTTACAGTTGATGAAACTTTAAGTTTAAGACCTGCTTGTGATCGGGCAATATCAAGAGCACTGCCCATTGCAGCCTCATTTGTTAGTCCTGCACCATTTTTTACCTTCTCAGAGAAAAGGTAATTGTAAATGTCTCCTGTTACTCCACCACCAAGATATGGGAATGGATAGACTGCGGGCTTAAGTTGTATATTTGCAAAACCTAGCGAAGATGTGAAAGTCGTTCCTGTAGTACCAGGAATGCCGTTTGAATCCCATCTACCCGATGCCATAGTTCCTGTATATCCTCCGAAAAGAAGAGGAGTTCTTGCAATAACAGATTCACCAATACTGATAAAATCATTTGCTCCTGGTGCTGTTAGGGATGTAGACCAAGTACTTACAGGCTGACCATATCTCTGCACTTTCCAGTTTGATGCAATATTAAAATCGTATGCTGCGACTGATGTATGACCCGTTCCTGATATTGCGCCTTGCCAATGTAGTATTGCCATGTGAGGATTCTCCTTGTTGAGGTTGTTTGAAAATTCCCATTATATTATTTGTTACATCTATGTATTAAATAGTATAAATCCAAAAATCCACAACCAATCACATGGCGATTGCAATCACTTACGCCACTTATTGTTGTTTCGAGAGCGGTTCTCTGCTCGACTAATGACTCGAATATTACTTGGATGATTGTTCAAGGCATTACCATCTTTGTGGTCTATCTCCTTGCCATCATTGCTTTTGCCTTCGCGCCCAAGTTCACGAAGAATACGCTTGCGCGATGTCTTCTTCTTTCTTGCGAGTTTCTGTTTGGCTGTAGGATTACTGCCGCCATACATCTTTAAGTATTCTGCTTTGCAGTCACGCTTTTCTTCGAGATATTCTTTGAATGATTTCATTGCTTTACCAGTACATATAGTTGGACGAATTGATCCTCCGACTGATCCTTTAATCTATATCCGTGCTGTCCTGCAAATCGCTTTACCATAGAATTATACAGGCGAACACGGGAATCATTTTTCTTTCTTTCTTTTGCTGCCGTAAAACGAATCATCTTTGGACTATATTCTTTGACAAGTTGCCGAAGAGCCTCAAGGGCTGTTGCGAATATTCGTCCTGTTTCAGATTTCATCGCTGCTTCCTGATTAGGTGGTGCAGAAGCCTCGTCATCAACAGTAAATCCAAACACCCAACCCGTAACCTCATCATCGGATCTGATAGGGCGACCATATGCTTCAAACAAATGAGGCTTTCCATTCACCGACCAGTTTCCGTACCACACTACACCACCGCTGTTCATGTGTAGCGGTGTCTTCACCATTGTTAATGGGATAGGAGTGGAGTTGAATATTTCGTGAAGATGTTGACGGAATGATTTCATCTTTACCATTCCTTTACTACTGCTGTAGGATCAAACGGCTTCTTGCCAATCATCAGTCCACTATAGAGATGTGAATATATGTCATGCGTTTTTGTTGGATCCCCTTTGCGGCTAAACTGTGCCTTAGAGCGATTGAACTCTTGAACAGTAGGAATCTTTCCCTGACTCATGCGAACTCTGTATTCCTCAATGATGTTGCGAATGTCTTGAGTGAATGACATGATGCGAAGCAAGAACTTCTTCCTCTTCGCAGGATCTTCAAGGAAGTATTTGCTTGTGCTATATGCTTTCCATGATACGAATGCCATGCAGAAGGTAGGGATGTTGCCTTGCCCAAGTTTGTCGATACCCATATTCTTTAGGTGTTCCCATATCCATGGCTCTGTAAGGTTGTCATCAAACTTGCGCCAAAGATCTTGAATTACGATGTCGCCCACTTCCTTGCACTTCGCTCCATTAGTCATCGTGTTAAAGTTCTTGTTGAATCTATATGCCTTTATCGCAGCCTGTTCATTCGTTGCTGCAATCAGGAAAGAAGCAATGGCATTCTCAACTGAGGATGCAGCACCTTGGAAGAATGCATTCCACTCTGCATCACTAATGTAATAGTCCTTCTTGTAAAGGTCTGTCTTATCATGAGAAGATTTAATTCCGCGCATGATGTTTCCAGGATGACTAGTCTTTGACTTATATCGAAAGTCATCGAACAGATGGATGAACTCATGCACATAGGTATCACGAAGATGAGATAGTTCTGTCTCAAATTTATCAAGCCACTTGTTTAGTGGACGGACGAGTGCCTGTGCTGATTTTCCTGCCTTCTTGCCATCGATGAATTCGATGAGTGCTTCCTCAAAGGGATGTCCTCCATCATGTCGAAGTGAACTCATACCCGCGAGTTGAACAAGTGGGTTTCCCTGAGATGTCTTTCCTGAAAAATACGATCCCTTAAAATCACCAAAGGAACCAAGCAACTCAATCTTAAGCAATAATGGCATATTACTCTTGTGCACATTTTGTTTATAGGCACTCATCGAAATATTCGAAGGAAGAACAATCTGCGATTCGTCCACTACAGAGTAAGTAAGGATTGCATACTTATCCGCAAAGTACAGGCGTAGTTTATAAGATGATGGTTGATTGTTCTGTATGCTACTGACCAGATACGATGTGGCTGATGCTCGTCCTATTCCACCCCATGGTCTAAAATCAACTGTATTGTGAAAATTTTTCGCACAGTCATTCACCGATTTACGAAGAACACTCATGATGTTCTTTTTGAACTTATCAAAAGAACGACCCGCCGCCTCACGCATTGGGCGGTCGAGTTCTCGTTCGAGTAGGATCTCTCCCATAAGTTCTGTGAAGGTTTTCATAGTGACTGCACCTTCCCATCAGTATCCCAATAGTGCAGAGCATAGTTGGGATACAACTGTTTCATTTTGCGAATGATATTGGGGATACCCTTCTCCAATGCCCGCATACGCAGAATGCTGTTGTAATCATATGCCCCGCCAAATACCACAGTTACTGCCTTGCGCTCATGATCGATGCGTCCCTTGTAGCGAGACTGATCTCCACCAACGGTCTTGAGAAAACCATTCAGTCCTGTCTTTCCTGCAACACCGTGCATTAGGAACTCATCACCACCTCCTGCCGACTTTTTTCTGTTGATGGTCGAGCCATCGTCCGTCCACCACAGTTCAAATGGAACAGGAAGTTTCTTCTTGATTCCATAGATGGAGTAGTGCTTCTTCTCAACTGGGATGTGACCAATGTCGGCATAGGTTGGTTTTCTTCCGCTACCAAGTAACTGTTGCAACTCCTGTCTCAACTGCTCCCAACTACGCTTGCCAACTGATACCTCTACAGGTGCAGCGGTGGCTTCTTTAATACTAAGGAGGAGTTGGAAGTAGGTCTTCATTAGGGTTTGACATCAAATTTAACTAGTTTTTTGATCTGTGCAAATACGGTTGGATTGGCTAGTAACTTCTTGGCATTCGCAGATCCCATCAGTCCTTCGAAAAGTTTAATCATATATGGGAGATGGGTATCCTCGTTGCCCTGTATATTCTTTGGAGTCTTGGTTTGTAGATGGAACAATATATCCTTTAGCCTGATATAAATCACAACAGGAACAGCATTGTTCTTTACTCGCAATACCTCGTCTTCTCCAGGATACTCTGAAAGTTTACGAATAACCTGTGGAGATAGAAATGTATCTGATCGATCTATATCGAGTTCTATCATTGCGGACATACTGTTTTTCTTGTTGATGTTGTCTTCGGCAGATGTTGCGAATCGAGCACCAATTTTAATATTCGGAGTCCAAGACTGAATATCATATTTACTCTTATAGGTGGTGGATCCGATGAGCCAATCTTCCCCAACTGCTTTCAGGTGTTCCCCCGTATAGGAATAGTTCTTGAGATCGGCAGGGGTTTTTCCAAGTCCACGATATACTTTTCCACCTGTCCAGTATGTCCATTCGGCGCGATTTTTACACGCAGCCATTTCTAATATCTTGGAAACATAAGACATCTTCTGCGATCCCTGTAGATCGAAAAAATTACCCATTGCCCAGCCGTATTTTTCTAACTGTCTCACCCATGCAGGATAATTGGTTAGAAGTTTATTGACATCAAACATCTTCAGGTCGGAGTCATAGAATACCTCAGCCCCTTCTTTGCAGATCGTAATGAGACCTTTGGGGGTAGGGCTTGCCAACACATCACAGATCGTCCACGGCTTGGCAGGGAGCAGACGAAATGTAAATGGCTTGCTAGGCTTGGGCTTAATTGCCTCAATGAGTTGGAAGTAGGTCTTCACGGCAAGTATTTATCTCTTTGTTTTTTGCAGGATAAAGGTGCTAGAGTCATAGTTACCGCCAAAGGCATCACGATCCGTAACATCTTTTTCTTGCTTTAACTTATATCCAAACTGTGGGGCAAGTCGCTTGATCATCGCACCATAAACACGCGGTCTTGATGTGGATCGGCGTGTCTGATTCTTCAAATCATAGTCTGCCTTGTTTGCGCTGAATACCAAATACTTGGGTTGCCTTTTCGCAAGGAATCTTTTGAATGCATCCATCACCGAAGCAAACACTCGCGGTGCATCTCCTTCACCGCGAATAGCAATACTATCATTAACAGTAAAATTAACAATCGCCGTATCAGGTTGTAGTCCAAAGGTCACTTCAAGTAATCCACCCTTTGCTCCTTTGTACTCATACCCGATTGAATATCCATCAGACCATTCTTTCGCAAAGGTGAATGGCTCGTTGAAGAGTTCGAGCAAGTCTATTAGTTCGGCATAGGTCTTCATCGCTTCTTCTTTCCTTGACAATGCGCTCGTTGAGAGAAACCCTTTGGATTGTTACAGTTAATGGAACCCTTGTATTCCTTTGTCCAATCCTCGCCGATCTTATACTTCTTGAATATCACATCCCGCTTGGCTTGGAGTTCCTTCTGCCTCGGTGAACTCGGCATCACCTTCAAGATCAGTATGGTCAGGCGGTTCGCTTCCTTGCGATCCTCGGGAGACATGATAGCCCATGGATCCTTGAAGTCCTTGAAACTATGTGAGCCTTCGGAGAGATAGTCAGCGAATGATTTCACTTGATCACTTCTCCTGCAAAGGGTTCGAATCGACTTTGCATTCGGTCAATGGCATCCTGAGGAACACCATGAATGGATTGGTATTTGCCCGTTGTGCGAACAACATGCACCGTCCATCCAAGAGACTTTGCAAGGTCGATGTATGGTTGCATCTCCCACTTCATCGTGAAGGTATTGGATACGGCAACAATCTTATGATTGCCACTATTCATTGCCTTGCGTGTACGAGCAAGGCACTCGGCATGGGCATCCTTTAACTTTGTGGGATCGAAGTTATACTTCTGACCCTTCATGAAATACTGATCGGCTTCAAAGTGCGCCCCTGTTGGTACAAGTGTCTTTGCATAGGTAGACTTCCCTGAACCTGGAAGACCACGAACAAGGTAGAGAGTGTTACCGATGGCTTCTGCCATGCTATAGCAAGAAAAGGATTTCACTTGTTTCCTTAAAGGTTAAATTACATGAAACCGCGCTTCGATGCCAATACCTGAGTAATAGCCTTCAAGCGTTCGCGTTGGGTCACAACATTCTTACCCATGAGGGCATCGGAAATATCCTTCAAGACAGCAACCATTGCCTTGATGTTCATGTTCTTGTCGATGGCAACTGCTTCCTCAACAGTCTCGACTTCTTCGACTTGAACCTCTTCATGAACATCAGCAAATGAACGCTTGATGATTTCGATTGCACTTCGGTCAAGGTTCTTGCCATATGCCGTACCATCACGATGCATCAAATAGTTGGAGATAAGATACTGTTCTAGTCCCTTTGTGTCCTTGCTCTTGAGCAGTTTACCAATGGCAGCAACATCCTTAGCCTTCATGTCCGAAAGCCATTCATGCTCTTTGGGACTTGTTCGTGCTTCCGTGATAGGGTTGGTGATGCTGTTAGCGGCTTCTGTCAAAGAACGAATACGAGATGCATTTGAGTCTGTCATGTTTCCTGTTTCCTTAAAGTTAATTTAAACCCTACCCGTAGCCATGGTCTTGTCCCATACTGCGGACTTCCTTAGAGTATCCCACTTTGTTCGTGCCATAGAAACACTCTGAACGGCGAACATCATATCCGTCCAATTTGCACTATCATTGCGCCGTACAAAGGTTCCTCGCCCTGCCATCGTCTTATCTGCAAGTCCACCATTAAAGTTCTTCATCTCAAAGAACACATACCAAGACTGCTCTGTCTCACCGTTCTTTGTGGGGATGGTTTCCATCTGAAGGAAATGCATCGGATGTCCTGCGGTCATCAGACGAAAGACCATACCCGTCTTGCCTGTTCGCTGACAGAGAATCTCAACAAAGGTCTTTGCATTGGCTTCCGAATTAGAAGTATCCTCCTTAGCAGGAGTTCCCATAGGACTCCCCATGCTGACTCTACCTAGATTTCCAACATTACCAATATTACTCATGGGGAAACGACTATTCGCCTCATAATGTGTCATTGCCTTATTCGCCTCATACTGTGCCATTGCCTCGGCGATGTGGTTGTGATGAACACCATCCCAATTCTTATTGAACTGTTTCATATAGTTCCTTTTACTTGACCGCGATCTTGAGTTTCTGCTTTGCCTGAGTAACTGTCTGCAAGATGCTCAGATTGGAATTCTTACTTGGACTTCGAATCATTGATTCTGCCTGTTCCAATTTCTTGATTACATCATTTACAACATCTTTGAGTTCGACATATAGTTTGTAATCAGTCTTCTCTTTGGTGTTGCTGCCGCCCGTCAATGGCACCTTCGGGGTGATGAACTGCACTTCGTCAAGGGACTGCGCCCCGTCCGCTGCGGCTGTCTCCTCTGTGACCCGTTCACCCATATACTTTCTATAACTATTCCATCCGTCATTCCAAATCTTCTCTGATCTTGGAGTGATTCTTTGAAGACCCGACTGCGACCACCATGTCGAGATGCTACGGAGAGCCTTATCTGCCTTCTTCTGTTCAGGAGAGAATCCCTTAAGGAACGATGCCTTGGTCTTGCCCGTTGATGTTTCATATGGCCATGTCAACCCGCCACCTGCATCCATTCCATACTCAATCTTGTGAATGATTGGAATATATGCCTTGAATGCTTTGAGATCTTTACGAGGATCGCCTTTTGCTGCAAGAGCCTTCATATCTTTTGCAAAATCTGCAATTGCCTTATCCAAGTACTTTGCATTTCCTGCACCGCCACCACCACGCGCACCATCGTAATACCCCGTCAGATCGTCATGTGCCTCGATGATAGGTTGTGCGGGTGTCAGCATCTCTGTCAATGCCTTGGTGCCATACTTGTCCATCCACATGGCAACAGCCTTGAGCAACTGACGGGGAACAAAACGAATCTCCTTCTCGCTGACAACTCGGTTCTCTTTGCCAGGGTATGCCGACATCTTCAGTTCCCCTGGAAAGAAATTCTTGAAGGATAAGCCTTTGGTACGAAAGATCTGATAGGGTGAGGTGCCTGATTTAATCTTAGGTTCTGCAATATATGCAACCACTCCCTTGTTCTGAATGCTGATCGTCCATCCTGCAACACCTTCACTATTCGTGTCCTCCATAAAGGGAGTAAAGCGATACTTACCGATGACTTGCTGAGATGCCTCGGAGAGAGTATTGATGCCGTTGGTGTTGTTGTTCTTGCGGGGAAGTCTGCCGTCCCAATTTTCGTTGAAGTTTTTCATGATGGTATTTAGTATACTATAGTCCTATGCAATTCACAAGGGGCACATCGGCCTCGACCTGTAAAAGGCTCTGTGGCCATCGGGAAATTTTTTTGAAAATGGGGAATACCGAAATATGAAAAGGGAAAGGGGGTGGGGGGGGCCACTTTGTTTTGATGGGAGAACCTCTCTGTATATGTTTTGGGATAAAGAAGTATTCCTGTATGTGTTTTGGGGAACCTGTAAGTGTATTGGGAGAGAAGGGGGATATGGGGCATTGGGAAATTGGAATTGGATTCGGCATACAAGGGTAGGGGGGGTCTTCGCCACACCGAGGCTCCATGGCATGTACCGCAGAATTATAAAGTGGGCCGACATATTTCAAAACTATTTCCATAATTTTTCTACAACTCTCATATAAGAAAACCCCCACCACTCATAGAGAGGCAGGGGCTTACATGAAAGAAAGATTGTTAACGAAGCATCACAACACATATCCCATACTTAGAAAGGGCAGTTCCCCTTCACAGTAGAAGTATCACTCTTCTTTGGAGTAGCAGCAGTCGGAGCAGCAGCGATATCCTCAGTCGGACTATTCGATGCATCCATCTTCTGATACAGGTCGATGAAGGCAGCACGAGTCGCAACATCGAACCGAGTAGTCACCTTCTCAATCGCCTTAGCCCGATCACCGTAGATGGCGAGTGCATTAGCCGCCTGAACAAGTCGGCGAGTAGTCACTACATCTTCAACGGCACCTTCAGCATAAGACTTACGAATTGCTTGTGCCCACTTGACGATGACAACGGCAAAGTCATCCTGATCGGTAACACCGAGGTAGTTCAGAACACCCTTTACAATCTTTGTCTCCACCACTTCGGATGGATAGTCCTGTTCAACGGTCTCAGGAACACGATCAAGAAAGGCTTCATTCATGGAATTCGTACCCACAAACTTACCCGTATCGTCTCCGCGACCCTTTGTGTTACCCGTCAGAAAGACATTGAATCCCTTTTCAGGCTTGACCCATGTATTGGTCTTCTTGAGAAAGATCGCCTTACCTTCTAGGACAGGCTGCAAGCACATGATCTTGACTGTACCGAGATCGACCTCGTCAAGGAGAAGAATGCCGCCACGCTTCATTGCAACGATGACAGGCCCGTCAACCCATACGGTCTCTCCACCCACGAGTCGGAATCCACCAAGCAGATCGTCCTCAGAGGTTTCGGGTGTAATGTTCACACGGAAGAATTCCCGATTGTTTTCCGCACAGGCTTGTTCAATCGTAGTTGTCTTACCGTTACCACTCAGACCCGTAATGTAGACGGGGTAGAACTTGCGACTCTTCACCACTGCGGTTACATCCTTATGTGCTCCGAAGGGAACATATGTTTCCATACGCTCAGGAACAAGAGTACCGCCACCCATAAATGCCAAACTCATATCGGCAGTTGGAGTAGCGGAAACAGTCTTGACCACCGATACGGGAACATCGGTCGGAGGAGCAACAGCAGCAGGTGCTGATACCTTCACAGGCTTGGCAGCAGGGGTACCGCCATCCGTATCGGGCAGAGTATATAACCCTCGACCCGCCCGATAGGCAGGATCGTTGGTGAGCCATTGTGGGAGGTTTAAACCTGCCATTGATGCAACAGACTCGACTTGCGAACGGGATAAGACGGTAGCAGTCGGATATGCCTTACGAGCGGCAGAGACGAATGCTTTTTGTTTTGAAGTGAGATGCGTCATATAAAGTTCCTTTCTTTCACATCTGAAGTATAAGGTATTCCAATAGAAATTCAACCCCTAGGGGGTCACAAAGTAAGAAAGTTGTATCAGATATTTGTTATCGGACAGGGTACGGCATTCCCCTATAGTAGAGGGGGGTCATGACCTTTCCCTAAGGAATTTCTATGAGAAGGTTATGGGTACGGAAAGTCAAATATATTTGAGAAAACGGCATCCAGATGCTCTAAACGCCTTGCAATTCTATTGGAATACCCTATACTTCAAGTGTAAGAGAAAGAGAGAACTTCCCATGACAATGACTTTACCAACCTCAACGAACCTCGAAGCCAAGAACCTCTTAGCCAAACTGATGGCTACCGAAGACATTACTGTCGAGCATAGTCCGTCTGCTCAGACCGCGATGTTCGATATGGAGAAGCGAGTCTTGACCCTGCCTGTATGGAAAGATCTCAGCAGCGATACTCTTGATCTTCTCATCGGTCATGAAGTAAGTCATGCCTTGCATACACCTGCGGGGCGCGAACCTCTTATGTCTGCCTGTGAGTACATTGACAAGAAGCATATGATGAATGCGAAAGACTACTTGAATGTGGTCGAAGACGCACGAATCGAACGAATGATCAAGACCCGCTTCCCTGGCTTGCGTAAGTCATTCGTTGCGGGTTACCGCGATCTGCTAGAGCGCGATCTGTTTGGTCTCAAGAAGATTTCCGATCTTGCTGAACTTCCGCTCGTTGATCGAATCAATCTACAATACAAAATCGGTTGGCTCAAGACCATCCCCTTCACCGCTGAAGAATTGAGTTTGGTTCAGCGAGTCGCGACTACTTCGTCATGGGACGATGTGGTCAAACTGTCCAAAGAGATTTACGATCTCGCCAAGCAACAGGCTAAGGATCAGAAGGATAAGGAAGAAGAGAAGGGGGATGAAGGTTCTCCTGACGGTGCCGAATCCGAAGATGATACCGATGCCGAGTCCGTCCCAACAGACCCTACTGATGGGGATGACGGTGAGGATAGTGATGATGCTGAGGA